GGTGCATCGAGGTCGTATGCCTGCACGCTCGCATAAATACGCACCAGATAGAGGCCGGCAACGCAAGCCTACGGGGGGCTACTCGGTGGGCGGTTGAGGGGCGGTCAGGTCACGCAGTAGCGCACCAAATCTTTCGGCGGCGTATTGGGCAGCGGCCAGCGAACCAAACTCATCAAGCGTGATGCCGTAGGCGGTGTCGTGTGAGTTTTGGATACTCAGGGCGTAGGCGGTAGGCGCTACGCGCTCTACGAGGAAATGGAAGCGTTCGTATCGGTAGTCGAAGCCTTCCCATTGGTCGGCGTATGGCGAGAACCAAGAGATGTCCGATGTCACGGCAAAGACCCTACCCCCGATGTAGGGGCAGGGTCGAGATGCCGTATCGCTACGGATTGACTTGACAGATGTGGTGTGGTGTGCTAGCGACGATCCAGTATCCGTTGGATGCGCCGTTCCTCGTATCGCTCAGTCACGACGCATACGAAGGCGATGACGAACGCAAAGACAATCTCGTAGACGGCAAAGATGCCGAGAGCGATGATTGTCACGAGAGGTGTGCCGAGATGGGCTAGCATCCCGCTCGTGAGCGTCTGCATCGTTACGAGGGTCATCGGCCACGCCGCCACAAGAGCGAGGGCGTGAAGGAGGGGCGTGACTTCGTTGCCCCGCCTCCGTCGTCGTGCGTGTTTGGGTTGGTGTCGCATCAAGCCTCCTATTCGGCTTCCAAAGTTGCGGTCAAGATGTTGTAGGAGTAGACTCCGTTGCTTCGTGCCGTGAGAACCCACTCTGCGCAATGCGTCGTGATGCGGAAGGTGTAGACTCCATCATCGCTCACGCTCTCAGGGCAGGCGTGATGAAGGATGTCGGCAAGAACCTCGTTAGCGTTCACGACTCATCCTCCCCCACGAACCCATCGCATCGTGAGGTGTACTCGCCATACCCGTGAGGGTCGCCAGAGGTCACGCAGTCAAACTCCGTGCAGGAGTGTTGCTCGTATCCATCCATCTCGCTCTCGGGGTAGAGGTAGCGAGCCGTCTGGTGGTGTGCGATGTCGTGACCACACGCAAGGCAGTCGGTTGCGACGAGGGCGAAGCGTTGCTCGCGCATCGTGCCTCGTGGCGAGCCGTAAGGATTGGCGAAGCCATCCCACTTCACGATGCCTCGCTGAACGAGGGCATAGAGGGTCACTCGGATTTCGGGCAACTCGATGTCGTGAAGCAATGCCATCAAAGTTGGTGCGGTCAGTGAGCGACTTTGCTTGGTCACATTGCCGGAGCAATCAACGGCTGGCTCACTGAGCAAGCCGATGATGCGCTCCACTACTTCGGTGCGAGGCTCAAAGGTGGTGGTCATTAGAAGCCACCTCCCACGATGTAAGCCAACTCGTGAACGAAGTCCAACGAGATTTGTGAGTATTCGGTGATGTCGCCATCGGCGTTCTCGCATTCCCAAGTCTGTCGTGTCCAACCGTAGGGGTCGGTCACGATGTTGACCGTGTGGAAGTGGTCAATGCCATCGCAGTCGGTGGCAAGTTCCAAATCCTCGTCAGTCCACTCCATCACGATGTCCGTGTCGGAGAGGAACCAATCGTAGGTGTTGGGCTTGTCAACGGCCATTGAGTCGTCGGTTGGGTCGAAGCCGAACACGAACTTCTTGCCGGTCAACTGCTCAATGCGAAAGCGCAAACGGCTCTCGTTGAATGATGCCATCTTTCCCTCAACGATTGAGAGGTCACACGGCTTGCCGGACACACGCTCAATCCAAGTGATGAGCCGTTGCTGGCGGGTGGTGGTTGCGGTCATACTGCACTTCCTTAGTCGGTATCGCCTTGTTGCGATGTAGTCATTATGCACTACCCGTGTTTAGTTGTCAAGTCATTTCGCAAGAAAGTTTTAGAGCCTGTTTTGAGGTGTCGTTTTTTCGTTGCCCGCAGGCTGACTTCGCCAAAGTTTTTTTTAGAGATTTTTGGACACACGGCGAAAGCCCTTTATTTGCAAGGGATATCGGGGACAAACTTTTTTTGACATTGACTTGACTTTTGGACTCAACCCCATTATCGTTCTTGTTGTTGGGAAATACCAACACCGACTAAGGAGGGCAAGATGCCTGCAACGAACCGACCAACGAACTACCGCCGCAGCAACCTCAGTGGCAACCGTTCCATCTCCGCAACGCACGCTCGTCAGAACGAGGCGCTTGCACTTCGTCAGCGTGGATTGGCTTACGCCGAAATCGCTAACCGACTTGGCTACGCAGCCGCTCAGGGTGCGGCTGAAGCCTGCCGAGCCGCATCCGCCCGCCTTGCCTCTGGTGCTGTGGCATCGGTGGCAACTCAGACTGCACCTGCCGTTCGGGTCACGGGGGCAATGCCTTCCAACCGCACCTTCGGCATCGAGGCTGAGTTCTTTGGCATCCGCCCGACGGTTGCTGTTGACGCTCTCCGTGCCGTTGGCATCTCGGTTTCATACGAGGGCTACACGCACCGTGTGATGTCCGGTTGGAAAATCGTGACCGATGGCTCGGTGACCGGAACCGGCACGGGTGTCGGTGGCTTGGAGTTGGTGTCGCCAATCCTTCAGGGCGAGGCTGGACTCGCTGAGGCATCGTTGGCAGTCTCAACCTTGCTTCGTGCCGGTGGTCGTGTTGACCGCACCTGCGGACTTCACGTTCACGTTGGGATGAACAACCTCACGGGTGCTGACATTATGAAGGTGCTTGACCTCTACTCTGCAAATCAGGGTCACATCAACACCATCATCGCTCGGTCACGCCAGACCAACGGCTACTGCTCGCCACTCAACTTGGGTGTCGGGACTCGCTACGGCAACTACGCCACCGTGCGCTCTGCGGTGACCCCATCGCAAATCAGTGATGCCTCTCGCAACTTTGGTCGCTACTCGGTCATCAACTTGACCGCTTACGCCAAGTACGGAACGATTGAGTTCCGTCAGCACCAAGGCACCCTGAACGGCGAGAAGGTGGCTTCGTGGGTCAAGTTCGTCTTGGCTCTCATTGAGTCTGCCGTTGCGATGCCGGTTGCCTCCGAGAACTTCGGTTCCCTCTCGGCGCTGATGGATGCAACCTCACTTGGGAATGACACCAAGTCATTCCTCAACCGTCGTGCCACTCGCCTCACGGGTAGCCGTTCCTAATCGCTCTCACCTCCCCTCTCCTGCGGGCGGGGGGAGGTGACCAACCTCTCAACAAACCGACTACAGAAAGCAGAAAGAAAATGTGTGGTATCGCTGGATTTTGTCTCCACAAAGACGAGAGCATCAACGCTCGAAAGGTGTCTATGGCACTACTCAACCAAATCGTTTCTCGTGGTGAGGATGCGACAGGAGCGGCTTGGGTGCAAAGCAACAAGCAAACCAAGAAGGCTACCATAGCCGTCAGCAAAGCGCCAATCCCCGCTTACTCGTTTGACCCCTACCTGAAGCAAATGCCATCCTCCACGAAGCGGGTCATCCTGCACACTCGTTGGGCGACGCAAGGCTCACCGGAGAACAACCTGAACAACCATCCCATCGTGAGTGGTCGCATCGTTGGTGTTCACAACGGTGTCCTCTCCAACGACAAGGCGGTGTTTGACTACTTCCGTGAGGCTCGTAAGGCTCAGGTTGACAGTGAGGCTGCGTTCGCACTTCTCAACCGAACGGTCTACGCCCCATCTGAGGTGTTGCGTTCGCTCAAAGGTCGTGCGGCTCTGGCGTGGCTTGACGCTAAGGACAAGCGTGACCTCCACCTCGCTCGTGTTGACGGCTCTCCGTTGGCGGTGGGAGCAACCAAAACTGGATCATTGTTCTTTGCCTCCACGATGCCTCTGCTCGTCGCCGCGTGTGCTGACGCACGGGTTGACCTGTCGTGGGCTGAGGACATTGAGCCTATGACTTACCTCCGTGTTCGCAACGGTGAGATTTTGGAAAGCCTCGCCATTGGCGAGAGCAGAAAGGCGATTGCGTGATGCCCGAGATGCCCAACGATGCTCTGTTCTCCCCCTCATCTGCTGTATGGCAGGTGAGGTGGGGTAAGGACATCATCATCCAACCATCAGCGTTTGACATCCTCGCCATCATTGGTGAGCGGTCTTACAACCCGATGGACCACAAATACCCGAAGCGTGGCATTGCCTATCGGGTGTTCGTGCAGTATCGCATCCTCATTGACGATGAGATGAGCGATGAAGCGTTCTTGATGAGGCTGGCTGAGTTTGGCCTGATTGAGTTGACCATCACGGCTAAGGAAGCCCCTGCTGACCTCTTGCAAGAGGCGTGGGAGTTTGCCGAGGCGTGGAACTTCCAACCGAAAGAGGTGAAGTAATGACCGACTACACAATGCAAGAGGCAACCCCTCCGCAGCGTGCAGGCTTGCTAGGTGATGATGCCGAGATGTATGAGGCGAGGCGGAAGCAACTCCGTGAGAACCCGCACAAATGGTTTCTCTGGCAAGACGATGCCCATAGCGACCAAGTTATCGGCAAGGTGATGCTGTTGCTCTCTGGCTATCCAAGTGGGGCCGCCCGTTATGTGAGTCGCAAGACACTTGACTACAAGGGTCGCACCCGTCGCAACGGCGATGGAACCTACTCGCTATTCATTTCCTATGTTCCAAAAGGAGGTGAACAATGAACAAGCACAACGCAAAGACGGTATCGCTTCTGACCGAAGCAATCGTGGCGGTGATGGCCGATGACCACGGCAAGGCAACCAAGTTGACGGCACAGGCTCTCCAAAGCCTCACGCAGTCTCCTGCCCCTGTGGTGACTGCCACCCGCAAGCCACGCAAAAAGGGAAGTGGTCGTCGCCCTGCGCTGAACCCGACTCAGGTTGCAAACCTGAACGCTCGTGTTGCAGCCGGTGACAGCATCCCGACCATCGCCAAGAACTTTGGCGTTTCCTACCCGACAGCGCACCGCTACTTCCAAAAGGCTTTGGAAGTGGCGACTGCCCCGAGCAACTGAAGTCGAGGGGGGTGGGGCTAGATGCCCTGCCCCCTACGGCTTTGCCCGTTTTCGGGTGGTGATGGCGAAAAGCCTCGCTCTGTGATGCCTTCTAAGGCTCTCAAATCATCGGGCCGGTATCTTACTACCCCCGTTTAGTGTGGTGTTAGATACGCCACATATTGCGTTGCTCGAAGTTGACCGGAGCAAACGCTTCCAACTGCTTGCGGTATTTCTTGCCCTGCAAGTTCAGTTCCGCGAGCGCCCATACAAGAGCGTCAACGCGGTCAGGTGACTTGCCTCGCCGCTTGCCGTCTGGTGATGGAACCCAAGTCGTCATCTGTTCCTCCAACTGAGCGAACTGCGCAGCGTCGCCAACGTGGTGAACTCGACCCTGCTCGTAGAGCGCCACAATGGGTTCGGCTCGTGCCTTCTTGTTCTCCTTGGCGTTCGGTCTGCTGATGGGTAGGTCAGGCCGCTTTGTCCGCAGCGCCATTTCCAAAAGTTCGTGGCCCTGATTACTTTCCACCACAACAAGGTTGGCGTTCCAATCGTCAAAGACCTCGATGACCCGTTGCACCCAAGCGTCAACGCTGTTCTTGTTGGTCTTGGCGAGCGTCGCATCCTGTAGCACATAGCCGTGGCTGTCGCAAGTCTCAATCACGCAAGTATCGGGCTGGTGTGGGCCGGCTGCAACTACAACGATGCCCGTTTCGTCTGCGCTCTCGCCTGAAGTCACGGATGGGTCAACCCCTATGACGATGCGAGTGAAATCGTCTGGCGTGACTCTAATCATCTAGCCCCGCTCGCACGCTTGCGACAAGTTCGGCTCGATTTTCGAGCATTTCCAAAGTCCACATTGCACCGTCAACATCTGTCAGGAGGGTTCCCATCAACTCCTGTTCGCCAATGCGTGTGCCTTCGTAGGCCGCAAGCACGTTCTCACGGAAGGAAGCGGCCATATTGGAAAGGTTCTCGTAGGTCGTTCCTTGTGTAATCACGGTTGTTCGACGCTCCATAACTTGTCGAACCAACTTGACTCGTTTTGGAGTGGTGGTGACGAGCGCCTTTGGATTTGTCCCCAGACGCAAGCCGAGCATCAGGTTGTTCCAAGAGGTGTCCAAAACATCGCCCTTTGGAGCGTCAGTCCAAGCGGCCAACTCATCGCACCACGCCGCATCGTGCTGAGGGCCACGCAACTGACTCGGAGCGGCGGCGGAATAGGTGAAGGCTTGCGCCCCATTCGGCCAGATGAGCCTGCGCTTGGTCGGCTCGTGTGTGGGGCGGGGATGGGGGTCGCTCACGGACATTATTCCACTATCCCCGTAAATCATCACATCTCGGACATCGGCTGGTGTTCGACCGACAAGTGCGATGCGCTTGTAGCCTTGGTTCCATACCAAATCCAAAACCCACTCGGCTCCGGCTCGTGTCTTTCCCGTTCCTCGACCGCCGCTAAAGAACCAAGTAAGCCACGGCTTGTCTGCCGTTTCCTCCGGCGGGCGCTGTGGTGTTCGAGCGTGCTTGCAGTATGGCGTGTGGTTCCCGTCAATCGGGTGGTCGCACCAGTGAAATCCTGCGTGTGGCTCGCCGTTGCAGACCTCACGGGGGCAATACCAACGCCGTGTTGGGCTGCTTTCGATGACTTCCAACTCACGGTAGACGACTGCTAACTCGTCTTTTGACAGACTCGACAAGATTTGCCGCTTCTGTTCGGGGCCGGCTTCCAAAAGCCGCTGGATGATTTGGTTCATTTCACTACCTACGGCGAAAGAAAGCGACGGTCATCGCAGTTCCAAAGCCTGCCAAGAAGGAGTAGAGGTATGGGAGGTAATGCTTCATCCCCCTATCGTAGCCCTGCTCGGACAAAAAATAGGGGGGTATGGCCCAGTTTTCCAAAACTCGCTGCTGGGCCGCTGCTACTTGCTGCCGAAGCGAGAAATGACGTGGGTAGGACAGAAGTGTGCTTCCTCGGTGGCAAGCCAGCCTTCGGCCTCTGGTGTTCCAACCTCACATCCGAGATTGCAGCCTGCCTCATCGCAGAGCCAGAGTGGGGTGATGTTTCCTGTGGTCGTGTCTAATCCGTTGTATGCGCTCATACTTCCAAAATACAAGGAGGGGTGGTGTCGAGCAAGGGGCCGCCAAATAATATTTCCAAAATGACTTGACTATGTGACACCCTCTTGATAGAGTGTGGTGTAGTAGATACAACGAGAACGAGGTGACTGATGATGACTTGGGATGAGATGGTAGCGAGCAACTTCGAGGGTATGTCCGACGAGGACTTGGAAGCACTCGCAGATGAGATGCTGTTGAGCCAGATGCGAGAGGAAGGTTGTTGAGTTTGGAAATATTCTTTCCAAATGACTTGACTTCCAAACTAGAGTGGTGTATGGTAGTTGCGTGAGGGGCGGTAGACCTCACGAAGTTCCTTGACAACGAAATCCGATGGGTGTGTTGTGTCACTTTGGGCTGCGGGCTTCTAAGGCTGAGCAGTTTGGGGGGGTCTACCTCTTAGAAAGGGAAATCCCTATGTGCGTTCTGCGCCGGAGGATGACGAGCGATAGCGGGCCGGCAGGTTGCGCTTGACCTTCCATCCAAAGGCGTGTGGGCTAGCAGGGTGACACGCCAGACTCATCGGGTCACAAATACTCAAAGCCCAATCGCGCAAGTGTGCGGGCAAGCCTAGAAGTGGCACTCGTAGGAGGTGTAGCCGCGCTGTCTAGGAAGTGGGGAGCGAGAGCGGTTAGCCTGAGGAAAAGGGAAATCCGATAAGTAGCCTTGCGAGACAGAGCCTCACCCTTCGGGGTGGGGCTTTTTTCTTTGCCCGATTTGCATTGGTCACTCAACCGTGATAGAGTAGTTGCAGGTGATGAAGCCCCCACTTCGTCGCCGCCGCTCGCTCTTAGTCGGGCGCATAAGACCCTCACCGACCTCCGGTGGGGGTCTTGCGCTGTACGGAGACAGACCCCTCCGGGAACAAGTTTACGAGGGGGGTGTCACATACCGCTTGACACGAACCTGTGTTCGCTTTATGATGTGAGTCGGCAACCCGTAGTCGTCGTTTCTCTGTTTTTCCTTAGTCGGTATTCATTCGACGACGGCTGCGGTGTTGCCCTCCCTAACTAAGACGAAGCCCCCTTGTTTTCGCTTGCGAGGGGGTTTTTGTCTGCCCGTGTTGCGTTTTGGAACGGGGGGTTTTTCGTCTACGAAAATCTGCTGAAATCTGCGGAGTTTTCCAAAACTCGGGGTTTTTTGTCGAGCGAGCGCATCGTAGTGAAATAACTAAGACCCCCGCATAGTGCGGAGGTCTTAGCCAAAAACTCCCCGCCGTCGCAAAAGGGAGGCGGGTCTGCTGTTGCCCTAGAAGCAGCGCCCTACTCGTCAGTAAAGGTTGCAGACCCTTTAGACCTATGGGTTTCTGTAGCGGCCACTTCAACCAAGAGCGTAATCGCACATTTCACTAACCGTCAATGCCCTACAACGCAACAAGCCGACCCCTCTGACTTGGACAGGTCAGTCTTGTGGCGGGGCCGGCTCTTGTTCGCTGTTTGCGGTAGAGGTGCAGGGTGTGTAGTCCCTGAACTTCTATGTTTTTGGGCCGCCTTGTTGCGGCCAAACGCAGGCTAACGCAACCCACATCCAAAGTCAAGTCTTTTATTGGATTTCACTAAACGACGGTTGAGTTTTGGGAAGGGAAGTTCCGAGGCTCGTAAGGGCAGGGCTGTCATAACGCCAATATTGGGTCATAACGCCTTATTCGGTTCACTCTCTACAACCGGCTCATTGGCCTCTATTTCACCATCTCCGGCACTCTCTGGTAGTTCCGCACTCTCTGTCGGCTGAGATGCAATCTCGGCTTCCAAAACGACCCTTTGGGTGACCGCTTCCAACTTCCGATACACACTGTCCACATCTATCGGGATAGCCCCTCCATCTGGGCCTGATACCTCTGTCCGTTGGGTTGCTCCCCAATCTCGGTTGTTGGTTCTTTCCAAATACCAAGTTGCTGCTCGCCAATCTTTCGGCATAGCCTTGCGGATGATGTCTACTGCCCTGATTTCAGCCTCAGCCTTTGCACTCTCTACGGCAATGGAGAAGTCTACGAACATTTGTTCGTATTCATCCAAATCCTCCCTCCCACTTGCCATCAGTTCGTTCCCTCTTGCCCTCCAACTGTTCAGAGTGGTTGGGTCTAGGCCGAGATACCGTGCTGTTTGACTGAGGTAGTTTCCGGCTTTGAGAAGCCTTACAACGGCATCGGTGACCTCTGGGGTGAGAAGGGTCTTTCTGCCTGTCCTCTTACCCTTTTCGGGAAGGGGCGGCAAGGTGAACTCGGGAGTATTGGAAGTGTCGGACATAGTGATGAGTCTAAACCCCTGTAGTGAAATATGGAAGGGTTAGATGTGTTTCGGGCCTATGGGGAGTTTGGCAATCGCTTGCATCTCGGAGAGTGACCAGTTTGAGGTGAAGTCTCCTGTAGGGGTTTTGTCATAAGGGTGGATGATGGGTTCAAGGGTTCTACCAATAGCCGTGTGGTAGTTGACGGCATCTGCTGTAGAGATACTTTCTAAGTTGGTGTTCCCTGCCGATGAAGCGATGTAGTGTTCCAAAGCGGTTGCGGTTCCGGGGATTTCGTTAGTGGAGCCTAACTCCGTGATTTTCCAATCTTTCCCTGCGCGTTGTTGGATTGCGCCGATTACACCAGCGATGTTTCCGTCTTTGTCTAAGGCGACATAGGCTTCACGGCCTTTTTCCCTGTCCAGCATAGAGAGGTTGCGGCGCATCATCTTGTAGCCCTCTATGAGGCGTTCTGTTTCGGGGGTCATCTGTCTAGTGGACAGTTGCTCAATCTTGGCGGTCATTTCTTGGCGGGCCTCTGTAAGGTCTTTGCCGTTGCGGAGTTTTGTTGCCCCCGATTTGATTTTGACGATTTTGCCGCCCGCTTTGTAGAACTTGTTTGCATTGGTGGTGATGAACTCCGCTACCTCTGGCGTGATGCCCCCAACGGTTTGCCATTGGTTCCCCCTGAAGGGATGTCCGGGGCTATCCCCCTTGGTCAAGGGATAGAGCAAGCCTTCAGTAGTGAAATCCAAGCGTGTCATTAGATGTGTTCCGGCCCGACGGGTAAGCCTGCGATTGCTTTGACTTCCTCTGCTGACCAACTGCTCCCAAGGGTTTGTGGGTCGCTAATGGTTCTCCCGATGAGGCGGTGATATGGCTCTGCGTCTGTAGTGGCTTCGCTATCAACCCTTAGGGAGTTTTCGTTTGCCAATGATGCCGCTTTCACCTCAATGGCTGTAGCCACGCCATCAGGTTCATTAGATGAGCCGAGGATGCCGACTTTCATTCTTTCGTCATTTGTGGTGTAACTCATTGCCCCGACCACATTGCCGTCTTTATCGGTGGCGACGATGGCGCTTCCAAAACCCATCAAGGCAAGTTTGGTGAAGGAGTAGCCCGAAATCAGGCGCTCAATCTCCTTGTATTTTTCACTATCCCCTGAGGTTTCGTATTCCTTGCGCTGCTCGTCGTAGAGTTTGTCCAGCACCTTTGAGAGGCGCTGTCTTTCATCTCCACGGCTGCGACCATTGGCAAGGTTGCGTTGGTAGAACTTGACAACCTCAACCTTTCCACCAGCCCTGTAAAACTTGTTAGCGTTTTTCGTAAGGAAGTTGGCAACATCGGGGGTTATTCCACCAACTGTTGTCCACTGGTTCCCGTGGAACGGATGCCCCGGTAAATCCCCCTTTGTTAGGGGGTAGCGAGAAAGACCTTTGAGTAGGGAGGTCGTGGTGAAATCACTCACGGTTGCCTACTTGTATGCACTAGCGGAAAGGGCTTTTGCCCATTCCAAATCTTCTTTTTTGCCAGAGTGCAGCGCCACCTTGAACGCGTCAATGGCGTATTCGTGGTTAGCGATGTCGTTTTCAAGTTGTTGCGCCCGGTATTCACCTGCGCCAACAGAGTCCCGATATTGGTTTGACCCAGAGATTTCACTACGCGCCGAACCGATGCTCCCTTGATGTTCGCTAATCAGTTCCTCAATGTCTACCCTGTCATCAGGGGTCAGTTCACCTGCGCCAGCCTCATACTGATTTCCGTGAAAGGGATGACCGGGTAGGTCGCCTTTGGTTAGGGGGTAGAGAAGTTCGTTGGTGGTGAAACCGGACATTGGACTTAGTAGTCTCCGCTACTGCTGCGGTATTCATCCATTGTGTCGTAGCCGCCGTAGTTTCCAGTCATTGACTCGTGAACAGCATCCGTGAGGTCGTCTATCTCTTTGCTGGTTGGGTTTTTGGTGTAGGCCGTAAGGAGTTGACCGACGGTTGCGATGCTCGTTTCCTGCGCGCAATGTGGGCAACCGCCCTTGACGAGGCTTGCCGGAACAACTTTTTCGGTAGGAGCAATGACTTCGGGGGTAGTGAAATCTTTGAGGGGGGAAGTCGTTTCGCAAGAGCGGCAAGTGGCTTCTCCGCCACTGATGCCATCCAAAACCCACTTCAGTTCGCTGCTCTTTAGGACATTCAACTGACCCATATCGTCGTGCCAATCGTCATAAACGTAAATGGAAATGCCAACATCGCCTTTACTGGTGAGGGTTGTACCAATGTCATCTCGACCAAAACCAACTTGGTAAGTTTGCGCCGGGTCAACTGTTTTCCATTTTTCGCTTCCGGTGTAAGTCATCTCGCTTAGTCCGAGGTTATTGCCGGGTTCCCACTGATTGCCACGGAAGGGGTGACCAACGAAGTCACCTTTGAGGATTTCAGTAGCCTGCACCCAAGTTGGTGCAAGGTTTTCAAGAGAGAAAGGGTTAGTCGCCATAGACCCTAGATTACAGCAGGGGTGTCACTTTTCTGTTCTCTAGTCGCAGCAACTATCACGCCAACCGCATCCTCGGCACTTGAAGTGGGCGTGTTCTGGCGTGAGGATTTCACCACAATGAGGACACTCACTAAAAGTCGCCAAAGGGTTGTTGGGCGGTGGTGCTTCAGGCATCGGCAATCGTTTTCCCGTTGAGGTGACGGAGTTCGTGTTGGACAATGCGAGCATCCCAATCGCTAAAGGTTTGGACAACCTTTTCACCTTTGGAGTTTTGGAACGCCACGGTGATGAAGTCGTGAGCCGTGCGGGGATAGGCTTCGCCGCTCGCCTTGACAGAGAGGCAGCCTTCTAACGCCAACAACGCCCTGCCGCTGGTTTTCACTACCGTTGGGTTGACCATCACGGTTCCCTTGACGATGCACACGGCTCTTGGGTCACCGATTTGGTTTGCCGCAATCCCAACGCCACGGTGTTCCTTCATTGCTTGGCGCATTGTCAAGACAAGAGCGGGGATAGTGCTGAAATCCGTGACGGGAGTGGCAACAGTGGCGAGGATTGGATGTGGGTGTTGGACTATCTCTAACTGTCCACCTTCGCTGAAGTTGGATTGAACCGTCATTTAGTTTTCCAAACCTCTAGGTGAAAATCCACAAAAAGCAAGTAGCAGTTGACGGAGAAGCCGGATGTTCCCCACGCGTTCTTTCGTCGCCAAAAGTAGAGGTGAAATCCAAAACCGAAGTCACGCAGCGAGAGCGACAGCCATCCTTCTCTGCGCCATTTCTTGCTTGTCTTGCTGATTGGAATACTCGGCATCATTCCCCCTCGTGGGTCAAAAGAGTATCGGTTCCGGCGCTCTTTTGCCAGAACAATACCGTTTTCAGCATAGTTTTGCCCTGTTTGTGGGGCGGAACTACTTTTTTGGGGGCTTTTTACACCACAGGCATCCGAAACCGCCGCCACCCTTAGCCGGAACGCCCATCTTGTGATTGTGGTGACCGAACAGGCAGGCTACTCGTGCGGCTTGGCGCTTCGCAAAGAAGTAGAAGTTTCTCATCAAGCGGCTTGTCATAACTTTTCACCACATTGCGGGCAGTAAGTGTTGAGTTCAGTCCAAAACCCGTCGGCAACATCGTTCTCAATCTTATGGGTATTGAGGGTGCGGTGCTGACATAGCGCAAACTCATCAGTTTGGTGAGTTTCTGCTATGTTGCCCATCGCTTTTGCGAGGTGAAGGGTCGCCCAGACCTGAGCCTCGGCTAGATAGCGATTTCCTTGCCCGTAGTTCACGCCGCTGTTGTTGGCTAAATACAAAAACCTAAGCGCCAAGTCCTCGTAAGACATTTCAGCAGACATCAAGCCCTCCTTAGAAGTCGTGAACGCAATGCGGACAGGACAACACGGCTTCCGTGTCCGTGATGAGCGTGACATTTTCACTACTCGGGGTTATCTGCAAGCGTTCGATGTTTGCGTCGGCTAGCAGCGCCTCAGGGGTATGAAAGATGTGGAAGCACTCAGGGCAGACCTTGTAAGGCTCGCTTGGACAGACTTCCTCTTTGCCGTGTGATTGGCAGAAAATGGTGAACATTGGTTGCCTCACTCTCCTTTAGTTCAGTGGTGAAACCCTATCCCAAGTCTGAGATATCTGTGAACCACTTGTGGGGCAACTCAATGTGAGGGAACATATCGTTCTCGTAGCCTCGGTCTTTGCGCCCCGCCCAAACCACAGGTGGCTTCATCTCTTTGTTGACTTCCAAATAGCAGATGCGCTCGTCTGCTGAAATCTTGTCAGGGTAAGAGAAGCAAATGTAGAACGGTTTGTCACTCATTTCAGCAAGTTCCAAACCTCGTATCCACTTTGCAAGCGGGAAAAGCCAGTCGCCGTAGAACGCTCCACGCTCTTTCACCTCTAACCACGCCTCGACATAGCGGTTGTCACGCACGATGCAGAAGTCAAGGTAGTAGGAGGGTGGCAACTTTTCACAAGAGATGGATGACCAACCCTGCTCCGACCAACCGATGTGGCGGTTCAGGATGCGGGCAAGGCGCTTTTCACCTTCAGGGTTCTGTGCGTTGGCGATGTCCTGTTGGCGGCTCATTTGCGATACCCGTTGCCCTCGTTATGGTTGTCAATGGTGTTCCGTAGCGCCTCTACCGCTTCCCACCAACCTTCGTAGTAGCCCTTGTAATGGTCACTAGCCGGGTAATCCAGTTCTTCAATCTTGGTTGGCGCACTAACCAGCACTCGCTCATAGATGAGTTCCAAAAGGAGTTCCTCGGCTCGATTTTGTGCCGTTGTCATCGCATCGCCGCAATAACAAGAAGCCAGATAATGCAGATGGTGAAAATCATTGAAGGCGTATCCATTACTTCTCCCCCCTAGTTGGGTATTTTGCAGGGGGTTGGTGTTCGCCTTTGGAGAAAGTTGCACCTGTAGGAGTGGCTTCCTCCAAAACGACATCGCCTAAAAGGTCTTGGATTGCCACTTGGTATCCCTGTGCGTAAGCAAGGCCGTATTCCTCTGGCGTGACCTCTGCGAGCAAACGCCGCGCCTTTTTCACTAGGTCGCCTTGGCTAACATTATCGGGGTTAGTGTTCGCTACGGCTTCCCAAGCGTCTACAGATGACGCTTCCTGTGTACGGTTGTTCAGGCTGTTTTCCCAAAAATAATACAACGCCCGAACTTCATTTTGTTCTTGCTGGTTCATAGTTTCTCTCCACACAAGGGGCAGTAGGTGAAGTGGAGCCAAACGTTGATGCCTTCGGTGGTGTGAGGGATTTCGCCACCTTCAACGTGGTCGCACGGTGGCTCAGTAGCGTCAAGCACCTTGATTACATCGCAGGGCCACTCATCAAGGCAGCAATGACCGCAGGTTTCAACTTCTTGCTTAGTTACTCTGTCCTCGTATGTCTCCAAGATGTGCTTGGCTCGCATTTCACTACGCTCGGCTTGGTTCATACTGTTGCGCTGCATACTATTGCTGGTCATAGTTTTCCACCAACCGGCGAAGCGCCTTGACCTCAAACTTGACCATTGCCTTCTGCCTTTTGAGATAGGCGAGTTCGGCTTCTTTGTGGCGGAGGTGTTCCTTCAGTCCGTCAATGCCGGATGGCTGGTTGGTTTGGGCTGCTGCCTCGGCTTCTTGTCTAACTTTCCACCACTCTCTGTTCACGGTTTGCCTCCTAGCCGCTTGATTTCTTGGTTGATGTAGAACACGGCCTTTTGCAAGTCCTCAATGGTTTTGGTGTCGTCTTTGAGTCCTGCTCGCCACAGATACTTGATGGCGTTGCCGACGCAGAAGTTCCGATGTTGGGTGATGGTGATGCACTCCACGCCTGATGGGTCGCTCGTGTAGTGCGGTGGGTGATTTACGAGGTCAGCCATTCATCTCCCCATTTACAGGCATCTCGGTGCATTGCGAGGTCGTGCTTTCGTGTTGAGCCAACAAACTTTTCACCACACTCACACTCAACAGTTGGCAATGTTTCGGGAACGGCTGGTGTTGCTATTTGGGAGGACAGGCACTCAGGTCGTGCGTATGCGGTATGCCACCATACGGACAGGTTTTCACCATCGCCATACACGGTTGCGATTTCCTCGCCACAGATACAAGTGGTGATTGCCATTCGGGGTCAGTGACCGTTCCGCACCCAAGCGTCGGTACGAGCCTTCAGCGCCCAAGTGTGACGAGCCTCGGTTGGCTTACTGATGAGCGTGACCGCTTCATTCTTTTCGGCAACGCTCATCTCGGCAACAGGCAAGATGATGCTTCCTTCGGGGAGGAAACTCACTTCACCTGCGGGGGTGACGACGATGAACTCCCCAAACTGCGACTGTGGGGTGTGGTAGTCGCTCTCGTCGTTCCAAGGTGATGCAATGGTCATTGGTTCTCCTTTTGCAGTCGGCTAGAGGTGAAGCATACACAAATCCACGCTCCTATGCAATAGGGGGGTTGTGTTTTCTTTGCCGAAATCAGTGACTCAGCGCCCGTTTGTTCACGATTTCGTTCAACATATCCAAAGTGGTTTGGAAGGCGAGGGTGTCTGATTGGGCTTGGTAGGCGAAGTTGATTTGGCTGGCGAGCCAATCCCGAAGTTCCTCAATCATTTCAGCACCGTCGTTGTATGGCGACAGATACTCAATGTTTGCCTCGTTGTTCTCCGGTGGCTGGCACAGGCAAGCAGGCTTGTTGTCGGCTTTTTCCACTACAACCTCCGTGACGACTTCCAAAAGTTCCCTGATGCGGCTGATGTCGTTCTCTAGGCTCATTGTTGTTCTCCTTCACATTGACACGGGTTGACTTTTTCGCCATTGCTGTTGACCCACCACGGATTGAACCCGCATTTTGGATTGTGGTGATAAAGCAAATGGCCGCAGAGTTGGCAAGTGTCCGTGTTCTCTTGCTGACTCATTATTCGCCTCGGAACATCTCGTTGAGGAAGTTGTCCAACTCGCTCGCTGAACCCTTGCCGATATCAAGATGGCGAAGCACTATTTCGTTGAGGCGGTTCATATTCGTGGTGAAAAGGTCTTTGACCTCATCGTGCATCGCAGAGGTGCGCTCGGCAAGTTGAGCCTGCAACTCGGCGGCTTCCTCGTCGTTGATTTCACCATTAGTCCACTTGCGAAGGATGTAGATGTTCTCTAACCCGTGCTGAAACAGGGCAATGTGTCGTGCTTCACGCGCACGCTTGGCGAACAAGTCCTCTACCTTTTTCACTAGGTAGCCCAACTTCTCGGCTTGATGCTCAATCGAGGCAATCAGCGAGGGGTCAGGGTATTCGGGTTCGCTCGGCACTTCATTGAAGGGGGAGGTCATTGCCCCTCACACTATCGGGGTTTAGTGTTATCTGTCAAGCGCCCTTGCGCCAAGACCTCATATTCTTGTGGTTGAGGGTGGCATAGACGATGCAGCCGGGGATGAAGCCCCATTGCCGTGTGGTGATGGCGTAAGTAATCCAAATGAGGTTGTAGCCCTGATAGCAGAGCCAACCCCACCAGAACTTTCTACCAACTAGGTAGGTGCAAGTCAAGCCGAGGCCGTCTAAGCACCACGACCACCATTGAGTCACGAGAAGGGGACATACTTGGGCATTTTGTCTGGTGTGATTTCTTCACCCACCGAGAAGTCTATGTTCGTGCCGTATTTGCGCTCTTTGTCTGTGTTCAAGGTGAAGGCCAAGTGCTTACCTGCGTGGAACTCCGCTTTCAGTTCGTCGTGTTTGTCAAGCGCCCTTTTGTCACCAGTCCGTCGCCATTCTTCTTTGTATTTGTCAGCGACCTGCACGAGGCGGTCGTGGTAAGCCAACTCGTTGTTTATCCTACGTTCCTTCTCTGCCTCTGCCGCGTGGTGCGCCCTACTTATCTTGTCGGCGGCTGCCTGTTTTTTATCCCATTCCTCTTTCGTAGCACCGAAATGGTTGATTTGGGAGAGTTTGGCACGGATTTTGCTTCCAAGTCCGTTGCTTTGGGTGCTGGCTTGGTTCCGACCCGGATTGCTGTTGCGCCCGGGGTCAGACTGACGGGCATCCCCACCACCACCACCAATGCCACCTGTGTGTTGGTTTCCGTGAAACTCGTGACCGGGTAAGTCTCCACCTTTGGAAACGGGGTAGTTTGATAGCGATTTCAGTAACTCGCTGGTTTGGAAAGGATTGGCAGACATTCCACTACTTACTTAGGAAAGAAGTTCTGTAGTGGCTCGTGCTTCACCCGAACGGCGTAAAGCCGTCTTTGAGGCGGATGCAGATTGTTCAGCGTTGTACGGCTTTACCTCTCCGGGGCCATAAGCCACCCCTCGTGAGTTTTCATCAGCGGCGGCATCGTGCGCTTTTCCAGCAAGCAGATGAGCGCCAATCGCATCGTGAACATCTTGCTTGTATTGCTCAGTCGTGTTTGACAATCCAGCGTCAACTTGGTTTTGGGCGTGCTGAAGGAGTCCGGCTGCTCTGCTGTAATGCTCCTTTGCCGCTGCACGGTGGGCATCGGCAACCGAGTCCCTCTCAATCCTCCCGCCGCTCCGATAAGCCGTTTGTGAAATGTGGTCTAGCGCAGAGTTGAGAGTTTGGTACTGGTTCCCCCGAAACGGGTGTCCGGGCAAATCTCCCTTTGCAATGGGGTAGTTGCCAGCAGATTTCAGCAGATTTTCGTAATGGAAAGGGTTGATAGACATAGGGAACCTCCTTCCGCTAATGCTACTACGACTTGCCCAATCCGCCTGTCACGACTCGGTGCTGATAGTCATTTTGGAACGGTCAAGAATGACGAATGTTCCACCCCATTCAATGGCTTGGTAGCCAAAGAGAAGTGCTGCATTGACGGGCTGATAAGCGAACGATGAAAACTCGTTAGGCAAGATGACATCAAATGCCCTGTAAGCCTTTTCCACATCCTCGCCATCTGCAATCGTTGTATCGGGGTCAAGCCAGATTTTCACCATTGCGCCGACGTTGTATTGCTCCGCCACCAAACGGTTCTCTGCGGAATAAACCCCGTTGCCATAAGCCGCCCCACCGCCACTCCCGTAGTGTTCTAAAGGTCGCAACAGGCTTTCAGCACCTTCAGGACTGCATCCCCGATAGAGGTTTGGTTCTCGGCTGGGTGGCGTTTTGGGTTGCTGGGCCGGCTTGTCAAACCCGAGCATTTTGGAAAGAGCGACGGCTCCTGAGTCAAGGATGGCTTCTTGTGTGAGAATACCCGCAACGTGGCGTTCTTCACGAAATGACTTGACCCACTCACGGATTTCACTACCTGAGAGTTGGAACTGTCCAGTCGGCGGTCTGCTTTCGCTTTGGCCCTCGCTAGCGACCACTTCGTACTGGTTCCCGTGGAAGGCGTGTCCTCTGATGTCCCCTTTGGCAAGAGGGTAGAGCAATGCCTCAGTGGTGAAGCCTGACACAACTAGTCAATCGGATAGTTGGCGACGACTGCTGTTTGCAGCGCAGGTGGCAAGTTTCCAACGGTTGCGTTGTTCCCGAACTTGCTGAAAGTCTGGTCTAAAGATGCGTAGAAGTCACGCATTTTGTCGGGTGACAACGAGAAAACGACATCGGACAGAGCCTTGCTCGGTTTTGGATAAGCGAGTGGCGTTGCTAAAATAACAGTCAGGTTGTCTTTGCCCATACGACCATTCTACATCAGTCTGCTTCCCTTAGAAGTGCGGTTAGGGGCAAGCCAAGTTGGTGAAGCGCCTCATCAGGAATATTGGTTTCAGCAGCCCAAGCGTCGTAAGCGCCCTGTGTAGTCGAGAACGAGTAATCCCCGATTTGGAACTTGACCTTTGCAATGACGGGGGTGCTGTTCTTGCCCTGTGCGATGTCGGCTACATCCTCACTGTCAAACCCGGAACCTTCCAAAGTGTCCAGTAGTGAAATCGCAGAGAGAAGCAGGTCGTTGTCGTAGGTCGCCTTGTCTGCTGTTCGGTTGTCGGCAAGCACGATTTTTGCCGCCGCTTCGTCATCCACATCCACCCATACGACGGCAACTTCAGTCCAGCCAAGTGCTGATGCAGCGGCAGCCGTGTGGTTGCCCTTCAGGATTTGGTTGTTGCGCTTATTCACCACGACGGGTCGGTATTGCCCAAGAACCCGCAGGCTTTCACTAATCGCCCCGATGTCCCCCTCGCGAGGGTTGTTTGGATACCGCTTCAGTTCTTTGATGGGAACGAGAGTAGTTTCCACCATCGTCATCTTTTGGTCGGCAGTTTTGGAAGTCTTGACCTTTTCCGTCTTTGGCGGCTTTGGGTCGTTGGGGATGTCCAAGCGATTGCGGATTTCCTTAGTAATCTTGGCTTTCTTTTCACCAACCGCATCTTGGATAGATGAGAGCCAGATGTCGTGCAGTCCGTAGTCCAAGTAGCCCCGAAAGTCACCAAGAACGATTGGAACAGGTGGTGTTGGGTCGTCGGTTGGCTCGTCGTCAAGGAGAGGTTTGGAAATGCCACCGGAGGTGTCGTTGTGTAGACCGTCAAGTTCGTCTAAATACTCGGTGTCAAAGCCCGTTCCTTCCAAATCCGGCAGGGATTTCAGCAGGTCAAGGAGCAGTTCGTTGTTGTAAACGGCAATGTCACTCGTGCGGTTGTCGGTTATCAGCACACGAAGCGCCTCATCCTCGCTGCCCTCAAAGTAGGTGACGGCGATTTCTGTCCAGCCGAGACTCTTTGCGGCCTTCCAAGTGTGGGTTCCGGCAATAATCGTGTCGTTCCAAACCACGACTGGTGAATACTGACCGTTGACTTCCAAACTCTCGGCAATAGCGGCGACATCACCAAGTCGGGGGTTTTGCGGGTGCGCCTTGATGCTGTCAATCGCAACAAGTTCGGCTCTCACGTTGATATTCATAGATGCCACTCTACTTCAGGGATTTCACTAACGCAGGATAGACTTTTGTTATGACAAATCCTTTCGCCACCGACGCTCTGTTGCCCTCGTGGGCTTCAGTGGGTGTGTTGAAAATCGCTGGTGAAACCGTCGAGAAGTCGAGAGAGCAAGCGGCTCATCACAAGCAAAAGGCGAAGTATCATCGCAAGGTTGCTGAAATCCTGACCAAGAAGGGGTTTATTTTCCCCGCAAGTCTGCACAACCAAGCGGCTACGGCACACAACAAGGCTGCTGAAATCACATCAGGCAAAGATGACGACACGCACAAAGATGCGATTGAGATGGCTGCTGATGCCTCTAGCGCCGCCGAGAGTGCAACTGCCGCTGTGAACACAGGCTTTACCGACAACGCTGCGGGCAACACGCTCTAACCCTCTCCTTACTTTTCAGCAAGGGTAAGGCGACTACGACGCTTCCTGCATCCCACGCTCGGCAAGGCCGACAAGCAAATCACCAATGATGGAGGTTTCCTCGTCATCGTCGTCATCGCTTCCGTCAATCGCCCTGTCCACGATGCTTCTCTTGTGGTCAATCAGCGTGGCGATATCCTCGTCAATCGTTTCGGCGGTCAGCATCAGCCAAGCGGTCACGCTGTCGGTCTGTCCGATGCGGTGGCAACGGTCAGCACCCTGCTCCATATCGCTCGGTGTCCATCCCTGCTCAACGAACAGCACATCGCTGGCTGCGGTCAGGGTTAGACCCACTCCGGCTGCCTTGATGTTGCAGGCAATCACCTTCTGCTCGTCTGAGTTTTGGAAAAGGTCAACGGCTTCCTGACGCTTCTCGGCGGTCAATCCGCCTTGGATTTTCACGCCATTACTGAAGTTTTCAGCAACCATATCCACGATGTCACGATGCCATCCGAACACCACCAACTTCTTGTCGTTGGCGAGGAAGTCATCTATCCAACTCTTAGCGACCTTCATTTTGGCTTTGGCGGCGAGTTGCTTCAAGGTGGTGATGGCGACAAGGTTCTCGGCGGCTCTGGCTCGTAGCGCCTTTTGCCAAGCCTCTCGTCGGGCTTCCTCGTTATCAGCACCGGCTTCCAAAGCGAGTTGCATCGCCAACTGCGACAGATACTTCACGATGTCGGCTTCGGCTTTCTTGTATTCCTTCATCACCACAGGGTCGCCTTCTACGACCAAGTGCGCCCAACGCTTCGGAGGCAGTTCGGTCAAAACATCAGCCTTACGCCTACGGACATAGCAAGTGCTACGGAGTTTCCGGTTGAGTGCTGCGAGGCTCTTTGCTGATGCCCGCCCGTAGTTTCCTCGGAATGAAGTGGCTCCGCCAAACTCATCCAAACGGTTGATGACACGGAGTTGCGTCATAATCTCTAAAGGTTGATTGACGATTGGTGTTCCTGACAAACAGACTCTAACGCCACCTTCGGAAACCTTATCCGCCATACGAATACAGGCTTTGGAACGCTGTGCTGAACCGTTCTTGATGTAGTGGCTTTCATCCAAAACCAAGCCCTTGATACTCACGAACTTATCTGTCCAATGCGTGAGAATATCGTAGTTTATGATGTAAATGTCGGCATCAGGCAAGTTGCCTTTAGTGCCTGAAAGAACCTTCACCTGAACGCCCGGTATCCATTGTTCGGCTTCACGCTTCCAGTTGAGTTTGAGGCTGGCAGGGCAGACAATCACCGCAGGAAACGAGTTCGTAGCCTTCAGAACACCAAGACCTTGCGAGGTTTTTCCAAGCCCCATTTCGTCGCCAATAAGAACACCACCGGAGTTTATTTCGGTTTGTATCCACACTCCATCATCGTCGCAGGTGAAGCCCATTTGACGCATAGCGTAGGCGACACCGGCTCTTTGGAATGGGAATAGTTGGAACTTCTCTGAGCCAAATCCCTTGATTTGGATTTCGGCATCGTGCGCTGCTGATGCGTCAATAACCGCTTGAACGACACTTGCCTCAGCGACCAACTTGGCGACTTCTGGTGAAGTTTTTGCCTTTGATTGGGCGATAAACTTCTGAACTTCCTCAACGCTCTCAATCGGAACAAGCCAAACTCTGTCCTTAGGTGACCAAGTAGAACCGGGCATTTGGCGAACGCTGGAAAGTAGGTCGGCATCGTAGGTGAACGAGATGGCAAACGACTTCCCTTTGACGGAGACAGTCGGTGCTGTGGTCACTTCGTGGTCAGGTAGGCGCTTGACATCCTCGGTTAGAAAGAGGTGATAGTCCTCCGCCAACTGACGAACGAGGCTCACGCACTTGGCAGGGATAATCCAAACCTTCTCGTGACCGTTCCAATGCCTACCGGGAATGGCACGAACGGCATCTACGAGTTTGGGGTTGTAGTCAAACTTCAACACGATTTCACCAAACTCCAAAAGGGCTGTGCCACCGTAGTCTGGCTTGTCTGGCTGAGGTGCTGATGACAGGATTGCCTTCGCCCTGTCGGTCACGGGGATGTCGTTTCTTTCAGCCCACGACAAGACTGAGCCATACTTGGATACGGCTACCTGCCAACCCCGCAGGTCACGGTTCCAAGTTGCTGATAACGCCTGTTTTGGATAGGCTGAGTCCCCATAGGGCAGGAACACCAAAACCTTGCCTGAGCGGACATCTACGGCTCTTACGCCCTTGACACCGTGCGCCTTAGGAGGCTCTGGGATGCTGTCGTAGTCAATGCCAACCCTTTTGAGTTGCCCCCGATACTTGGCGATGAGTTCCCACGCATCTCTGGCGAGGGCATCAGTCCAAACCTCTACAGGGGCTTCACCAAGAGACTTCCCAAACTTGCTGTCAGGCCCATTGAAGCCAACACCATCTTGGGTGGCGGCTCCATCGCAAACGCCCGCAAGCGTCTGCACGGCTCTAACTAAAGTTGGGTCAGGTGTCGGCATACGCACCCTAGTTTAGTAGGTGCGAGTGGTGATGTCAACTACTTGTCTCGGTTGTGGTGCTTGTAAAGGGCTTGGTCAGTCGTGCCGGCCCATTCAGCAATCTTGCGCCAAGTGATGCCGTGGTCACGGAGTCGAGTGACGGTCTGGCGACGCTCAACGCCCAAGTCAATCACCGCTCGTTCGTGGTCACGCATCTGCTTGCAGACATCCTTGATGTGTTGCAGCAGCGAGGCGACCTCTGGTGAAAAGTTTGTGTCAACTTCTTGGCGCTTTGGAAGCGGGGTGACGGGTTCCATAGGTTTCTCCTTGTTCTCAGAACTTAGTTATCAGCAGGCTTGGGGTGCGAGGGGTGGCACAGTTTGGAAGCGGCGCGCTTGGCCTCTTGATTGTAGTGAAACCAATCCCCCGAAATCAGGTAGGTCTTGATGCGGCAAATCAGGCAATGTCCGTCGTCGTCGGATTTCACTATCACAACCCCTTCGTGTTTTGGAAACCCTACTACAACAACTGCGGTTGCGTGAGGGTCATAAAGTCAAGTTGTTTGGTGAAATAACTAGGGCTTAGGTAAGTGCGGCGTAGATGCTCCAAGCACTACCACCAACATTGTATGTTGCGCCGATAGCGGGCGGAGTTGCCGGTGCGGTGGTGATTTGTGCCGATGGGCGTGGCGTGTTGAGAACCGCCGAGATTTGGCTACTTGCTCCCGCAAGGGTCGGAAAAGTAGGTGATGTTCCTGCAAACAGAAAACCCACATAGTAAAGACCCGTAGACGGAACGGTGTAAGGGCTTGATAATGCCCAAGTCGCAAAAGCCGTAGCGGAGGTAGTGGAAATGCTTTGCGTGGCAGTAGCAGCGACCAATGTTGTCACCCCGCTAGAGCCTGAACCTGATGCAAGGGTGAAAAGCCCACCCCAAGCGGTACTAAGACCCGACCCCGCCCCGATGCCAAAGAAAGTCAAGTTGGTGACCTGTTGCCCCGCGGTGAGGTAAACGGCGGTAAGACGCATATTGGAAGCGACGGTTGTGTAGACGGCATTTGCCCCCCAGACAGGGATAGTTTCACCAACATTGGTTCCAATAACTCCACCGCTTGTTGTGTAGGCGAGAGCCTGTGTCTGCCTGTAGGCAAAGACGGATTGGGTTCCACTAGACATCAAAGCCGTGTTGGTTGCACCGACTGTGAGCCAAGATGGTGTTCCTTGACCCGTTCCTGAGTCAAGAGCGCCCGTCGTGACAAGAACGCCATTGGTTCCGGCAGGCCCATTTGTAATGATTTCAGCAGTTTCATTTGCCCCACCGTGCCGGTTGTAAATGGAGTAAATGTTGTTGCCGCCCATAAACTCCAACTGCACTTTGGTGACATCGTGCGTGGTAACGGCTGTAGCCGTTCCTGCCTGACCAGAAATCAAAGAGCCTGCGGTCTGACCAGAAGTGGTGACCGTAAAGCCTGAGGCGCTGGCTGAAGCAAGGACAAAAGTTCCATTGCCTACTGCGGCTCCACCTGTAAGACCCGCAATCGTGACTGTTTGACCGGGCTGAAAATAAGTAGAGGGCGAACTGCCACCTGAAGCGGCAGGCAGCGCAGCCGTGTAGGTGAAAACGGTGGCACTTGTGATTTGGAAAGCCGAAACCGACATAACCGGAGAAAAGGCGGCAGTTGCGTATCCGGTTGCTGTTCCGGGGTTTGTGGTCTGGCTACCGATGGTGAAAGTTGTTCCTGATGGGACTGAAGCGACTGTCCAAGTTCCGTTGTATGAAGCGTTAGCCGCAAAAATGACAACCGTATCGCCTGTGGTAAGACCGTGAACCGTTCCGGTTGTAACTGTCCAAACAATATTGGGCGTTGTGCCAGAGTTTGCAATGCTGTTGATTGCAGCAACCGGCGTAATCTGCACCATCACGCCAAGTGTTCCGGTTGGGATAATGCCACTAACTGCTTGTAGGGGAAGGGTCGTGGCATAGGTCGTTGGCGTATTTGCGCTAGCGGTTGACAGGTGGTTCCAAGTGTTGCCCGTGATGGAGTTGGAGATGCTAGAGGTGAAAATAGATACGGCAGTTCTATTGTTGTTGGCATTGAAGCGAGCGTTGAACGAAACAGTCAAGTTCTGACCAGCGAGTGCCTTTGAGGTGACGCTATCTAAAGCCTGTTGCATAATGTAGCCAGCGTTTCCTGCCGAGCCAGTGGTGATGCGATGGCCGTAAGGAGCGTTGTTCGGCATCGTTGCCGTGCCGTCTTGCGAAGCCGTGACGCTGCCGTTGAGAGCGGTCACATACCAACGGTCTGCTGTCCACGCCGATGCTGATGCACCAATGCTCGTGTTGATGGCGATGGAAGTTCCACGGTTCCAAATGTCCATTGCCGAGTTGATGAGGGCGTTCTTTCCACCACCAAATGTTGGGACTTGGACAGGCGAAGTTCCCGACCACGCTTGGTAATACCCAACTGCGGGCGATGCGGCGCTGTAAAGCGGCACAGGATAGGTCAGGGTTCCGCTCGCAGGCGAGTTGACAGGCGTAATACCGTTTGGCTGAGTGGTGATTGTGAACGAGCCTAGAGATGAAGCAATAACAGGGGCAAAAGAAATCGCCCCCATTGTGGCCGTTGCCGTTCCTGCAACCGTGACTGGAACGGGCTGAGTGGCGTTCGTGATAGTGAAAGTCGTTGAGCCAATAGAGGCAATCGTGAATGAACCGTTGTAGCCGGAGGGTGTGACACCAGCGATAGTGACCGAAGCACCGTTGACAAAGCCGTGTGCAGCCGAAGTGGTGACTGTCCAAGTCGTTCCGTTTGTGGTGATACCACCGATAGGAATGGTTGCAGAGCCGTTGACCGCCGCCACGCCAACTTGCGAGCCAACTCCAATCGTCGGATACAACTTGCCTGTGGTGTTTGATGGGATGGAAGCGGGGTTAGTTCCCGCATAAACCGTGACTGCCGATGCTGAAACTGCTCCAACATAAAACACGCCGTTGTAGGCAGCGTTAGCGAAACCGGCGGCAGTAATCATTTGCCCAACGACAAAACCTGTGGTGGCGCTCACAGAGAATGTAATCAAGTTTGCTGTTGATGAACACGCCGTCGGAGTAATAGACGCATTGAAAGTCCACGACCCTGAGGTGAAGGTTCCTCCCGTAATAGGGGTAGTGGCAGAGCCAATGTAAGTTGGTGTTCCAGCCGTGTAGGTCGAGGGGATTGCGGCGATGTTGTTTGCTGCTGAAATCCGACCCGCACTATCCGTCGTGATGGATGGGAGGGCGTTTCCACCACCGTAAGTTCCTGCGGTTCCAACGGCCTTTAGAGTCATTGAGCCACCCGTCGTGGCAGTCACATCGTTGGTGAACTGCGTGACGAAGCATCGCTTGTCTACGATTTCAGCACTTGTAATGACAGTTGTTGGGGTTGCCCCCGTTCCAACGACATACACTTCCGCAAGCAAAACTGCGTTGTCGGGCAGAGTTGGCTTGATGGGTGGTGTTCCCTGCGTTCCAAAAGTCCATCCGGCAGTTGCAGGGGTTCCGGCTGCGGTGGTGAAAACTACAGCCGAGCCAGACCAAGTTGCGTAAACGATGTCACGGCGGTCACCCACACTTGCGGAGGAAACGGCAGAAGTTCCACCAACAGTCGTGTAGGGCGCACCGTTGATGAGGATGGTTCCCGAAGCAATGGCAACACCCATCGTTGCATTTGCTGAAACCGCACAGCCGGAAGCGACACCCGTGAAGTTTGGGGCTACCGAAACCGCTTTGAGGTCGGTGTTATCCAAAACTGCTTGGGCGTGGTAAGCCGTCGGGTTTTCATAGGTAGGAAAATCCATTTCAGCACCTATCCTACGCTAGCAATCGTGATTTCCAAAGCGTCGCTGCCAAAAATGGGAGCGAGCATCGTCAGTTTCACCACAATCCCTGCGTGGTCGTCAACGAGAACGCCTGCATCCACAAGTCCGTCAATCGCCGCTTTCACCACAGGGAAACACGCACCGACATCTTGGCGATAGCGAGCGTTCAGCACATAGGGCTGCGCTTCAACCGTGATTTGTTCCAATCTCGGTATCATCTCGGCTTGGGCGGCATCAGCAAACGCCTGTCGCCACTCCTTGACCACTTTGGCACGAGCGTGGTGATGCACCGTTCGTTCCTTGTTGAGCGTGAAGTCGGGTCGGACATCGTAGCGAAGCGTGTAAGACTTTTGGATTTTCCTACTCATAGTGAAATCACCCGGAACGGGGTGCGAACCTTGCTCGTGTGGTAAGCGGAAGTTTTGAGGGAGGTGGTGATGCGGTCTTTGCCCCCCATAGACACATCTTGTAGCGCCCGAAGTGCTGACATCGCAGACAATCCCCCGCCCCCGATGGCAGCGTAGTTCTCACGGCAACGAATGACGCTGAAATCCGAGCCAATAATCCAAATCCCGAGTGTGTTGAGACACAGGAAGGTCGTGTCATTCTCCCCTGAGCCGAGGTCTTTCCACCACATCTCCAAGTGGTCACGGAGGCGATATGGCTCTCCAATACCGCTATCGTAAGCGATTTCAGCAAGGCGGAACCCCCCACAAGCGCCAAGAAGGAAGCCGTCGGCTTTCCAAACCTTTGTCTCGGTGAGGCTTACGCTGTCCTCGTCAAACGCACCACTGTCGCCGCCAATCCACGCTCGTTCTTTGTCGTGCCAACCAGCGATGACGGTCATACCCCACAGGCTACTAGCGTTTTTTCACTAACAGCCTTAGAGTGTTTCTCTTTAGAAAACGGGGTTTTTGGCGTGCTTTTCAGCAGCGGCCAAAGCCTGTGGTTTGGTCAAATACCGCAGGCTTCCCCACCCGCACGAGCAAGTTGGCTCGTAGAAGGTTCGCATCATCATCGCTGACTTGTATTCCACCACTTCAGTGTCGTGGTCAGTAGCAACTCTTGGGGTCGCCACCTTTTTCTTGGGGGGCATCAGACGCTCAGGTTTCGCTGAAATAGCACCCAACGCTTCGCACCGGAGTTGTCCTCACAAATCCATTGGTCGTAGCACATCTTTCCATTGCGGAAGCCGTAGCAAGCCCAGATTGACCCAAGTGGTGTTTCCCAAGGGTCGGGCATCTCACAGTCGTGTGGGGTGTAAATCATCGCACCACGAAGCGGTTGGCTTTTGGCAACCTCATTGGCGAAAGTTGACTTGAAGTTGTGTTCGTGGCGGCTAATGAACATCTTGTTCGTCATAGTTATTTCACTACCCTTCTCATTGCTTGATGAGCCTCTGTGCGTTCTGCGTTTTTCTTTCGCAGGGAGGCTCGATTGGTGATTGCCATACTAGATGATGGTTTGGTGCGTGGCAAGTTCACATCCAAAGTCGTGATGATTGACAGAAAGGATTTCAGCACGCTACTTCGCTTCCTGAAGGGCTTGCCAAAGTCGGGTTGGGGTGACGAGGTAGATGTCGGGGAAGTCATAGAACCAACCAGCATAACGACAAGCCTCTGCTGTAAGAGCCGAGCAAATCCAAGTGTTCTTGCGGCGAAACGCAAGGAACCAATCCGGTGTGGTGATATCCAGCGCAATGCAGATGATACTCAAAATCCCATACGGGCGACCAAGTTCGGCAAGGGCGAACAGGGCAACCCGTTTGCGGTCAACGCCTTCCGGCGGGGCGACAAAGTGGATTTCACTAGCATCCGGCAGGAGTTCGGACAAACGGCGCAGCGTCACGCCTCGAAGTTCGGCTTGGACAATCCAAGTTTCCTCGTAGGTGTTTCCTGCCGTGACCACAACGAAGGTGTGGTTGAACTGACACGAACGCCATTTCAGCCATTCGCTCGCACGAATGAGTTTCGCCATCGCACCTTTGGTTCGGGCAAACCCGATTTCACCTACTCGGATTGCGTTTGCAGGCTTGTTGACTTTCGTTTCCGGCACTTATTTCCCCCACTTGGTTTGTCTGAGCAATCAACTGTAAGTGACGATTTTTTTTCAGCCCGACAGTTGGGGTTGAGCGACTACCCGTTAGGTGCTGAAAACTCAGGCTTCCCAAGAGTGTTTCGTCAGGCCAAGTCGGTGAGCCTCGGCGGGGTTGTCCTCAATCCAAGTGTTGTGGTGATTGCAGACGAGGATGATGCCACTCACATCAAGCAAGTTCTCGTCGGTGCGACCCGCTCTCGCTCGTGAGGTGATTTCGTGTCCATTGACCGCTCCCCAGCAAGGAGTTGGTATCAGATGAGATACCGAGCATACCCACTTCTCTCGTGGGCCGAAGTGCGTTTCCAGCACAATCTTGCGTTGCTTGTTCACCTCACGGCGATGGTCGGAGATGGGCTTCATTGCCGTTCGCTTCAGTTGCGAAGTGCCACGCTTCATCGGAGTGCGTTTCAGCGCAGTTCCACGCTTCAGGGACTTTTCCTTTTGGATTTCACCACGACAGGCTTTGCAGTTGGGCAAATACTTGTCTGGCTTGTCCCTTCGGGGAATGAAGTCGCTGACCGGCAGGATTTCCCGACACTTACCGCATTTTTTGATGTCGCTCACGATAAGTGCCGAGAACCCTTCGGTTTAGTAGAAGTCGTTGCCTGTGGTGATGTCCGTTGCGAGGGTGTCACTCGCTGTGCGGTAGTGGTTCAGCGCAGTTGTGAACTGTGACAGGTCGCCACTGTTCATTGCTGAAATCCCTGTGGAGGCGATTTCCTGCAACGACGAAGCGAGGTCAATCAGGTCGCTGTTCACGGTGCTGTCAAGACTCGTTGCAAGTTTGGCAATCTCGGTTGCATCTTGCGAGAGGGTCGCAAAATCTTGCGTAGAGGCGGTGAAATCCGTGTTTGACAGGTCGGCTTGGGTTTGCGTGTAGTCAGTCTGCATTTGGCTGATAACAGGGGCAAGTTCCAACTTCCAACTGCTCCATTGCTCAGACAGGCCGATGGTAGTCGGCGTGGTGTCAATCGTTGTAGGAGGCGTGGTTGGCTCGGTTGATGGGGTCTGGTTTCCACCACCGCTATTGCCTGCGATGGCAACAATGATGACGAAGGCAGCAATGACGGCAATGGTGATTTTCACGCCTTTGGAAAGTGAGTTCCAAGTGGTGATAAGGCCATTGGATTTCGGCGTTGGCGTTGGCTCAACGGGTGGTGTGTCTTGGCTCATAGTCCAATACTCCTTGGTCGGATGCCGGAAGGTTTTTCTGGCTTGGCAACCCTACCATAGTTGAGTATGGCAGCGCAACCATTTCGCCACCCAACTCAAATCGCTTTGAGGTGATGATGTCGTTGTTGTATGAAACCGCAAACTCGTTGAACATTTTGGTGAAATGCGCTCTGACGGCGATGATGTTGTCGCTCATACAGATATGCCGGTAGCCAATCGCCTTGACGGTTTTGCTGACGAGGGGGTGTGTCCAATCGGGGCGATGACCTCGACTGCTCCCGTATCTTTCCACCATCTCAATGACCTCAGCCCACGCTTCGGAGGCGCTTGGAGCGAGCGAGCCTGTGATTTCAGCACACTTCTTGCGGATGCCAGCAATACTCGGATACCGCTCGTCGGTCAAAACCCACTCTTGTGCCGCTTGGAACACCACAGAGCCATCCAAGTCCTGCAACATCGCTTGCCACATCTCGATGGTTTCACTAGTGACGACCCAGTTTGGAAACGCAGCCGACAAAGTGGCGCAGACGATTGCTGTTTCCTCACGGGTCATTGGTTTCCTCGGTTCAAGAAGTCTTGGATGGCGTTGAAGCCCTTTGGCTTGTTTTCGGGCTTCGCAGATTTCAGCCCATCGCCATTTGGAAGGAAGTCCTCCCACCTGTCTGATGGCCCCCAGAATGTAGCGGCGTGGAGAGTGTAGGCCGCATCTTGACCTCGGCGGGCATCAGCATAGTTTTGGACTGCCACGCGAAGGTCGTCTAGTGAAACGCCACGACGCAGAGTAGCGATGAGTTGCGTGTATGCCTTTTTGCGAGCGGCCTTGCGCGGATAGAGCGCCCACAGTTCCTCAAACTCGGCTTTGTAGGGGAGGTTTTCACTAGCCACCCCCTTTTCCGCGCTGCCCGCTTCGACAGAAGTGGGCAATATGTTTTTTTCCGTTCTTTCTCCAGTCAGTTCTTTCTCTACTTCAGTTCTTTCTATGTGACCTGATTTTCCGTATCCGGCTAAACCGTATCCGGCTAAACCGGATACGGAAAACTGGGATGCGGTGTCATCAGGGGAAACGCACGAAATCTCGTGAACAACACGCTCGATTTCACTAAATGTGCCGTCGTCGGCGTGTTTTTGCTCGGAGGTGATGTAGCCCGCTTCCTCCAACTCTTTGAGTATTCGATACACGACGGATTTACCCGCCGATGTCTCGTTCACCAACGCTTTTGGAACGACCTTCCAATGGTCAGGTTTGGAAAGTAGGTAGGCCAACATCCCACGCGCTTCCCACGACAGTCGCCTGTCGTTGAGCGTTGCATTAGGCAGGATGGTGAAGTTCTTGCGGATTGGTGATGGGCTGCGGCGGATGGTCACGACCACTCCTTGTCGTTGCGAGAGAGAGCGCCGACATTACACCAACCGGCTCGCCAGCGTGCGGAACATTGCAACGACGACTAGCCCTGCCACCTCCGTAGAGATGACAGGGCTAGCAACTCGACTGCGGTGAGGTGATTAGGAGGTGGCTTCCTCGGCGGTCAGTTCGTCATCAGCACCGTCAAGGCTAACGGTGACCACGAGCGACATCGCTTCGGGGTATCGGGTCTTGGTCAGTGAGGCGACCTTCGGCAGACCGGCATCACCCCAAAGGTCTTTCAATGCTCGGCGCTGCTCAGGGGAGAGCGAACGGATGCGACCATCAAGTGCGTCACGCTCGGTGTCGGTGATGAGTGGGTCGCCCGACTTCAGCCAAGTGAGGAAAGTGGTAGCGCCTTCGGTAGCCGCATTTGGGGGATACACCTTGTCCGCCATCAACTCGCAACGGGTCTTGCCAATCAGCGTGCGATGCTCGGTGTCCATTTCCAAAACGAGCGTGTATTCGTACTCAATGCCGTCACGCTGTTGCGGAGCAAGTCCAACCTTCTTGGGAGCAATCTTGCCGTATTCGTTTTTCTCCAACGACCATTCGGTCTTGGAGCGGATGGTCGTGATGATGTGACCATCAAAGGCGAGGATGGCATCCACCATTCGTTGTTGGATGGGGGTTGCTGTTTTCCATCCTGCGAAGTTGTTGCCCTTCGCCGCCGCACCCGCTTGGTCAACGATTTCCAAGATGCCACCCTGACCGTTCCAAAAGTGGGTCAAGGAGTCTATCACCACACAGGCATAGCCTTCGTCTTGTGCGACCTTCAGAGCCTCAATGAGGCGGTCTGGGTGATAGGGGGCAGACATCGAGAGAGCGTCAAAGTCAAAGCGGTCAGCATACAACTTGGCGCTGTCTCGCTCGGTGTCAATGACGGCAATCTTGCCACCCTCAGCGAGCGTCGTAGCCCACAGGAGAGATGAGTAAGTCTTGCCTGACCCTGATGGGCCTGTCACGGCAATACGCGCTTTGGCTTCCGCCTTAGTCGCTTTGGTGAACAGTGAACTCATAGGTTCCCTGCCTTTCTGTTGTCAATGCACACGGCATCGGTTCTGGTATCGGTGGCGTAATACTAATGCGTCACTAAACCCGTGTCAAGCCAATGCCCTTTATTTTTCAGGGTGTTTTGACATTGGAAAAAATGTTGGTGATTGGCTTGCATTGTCCACTAGAGGGTGCTACAGTTCTTTCTGTTGTAGAAACCGACTAGAAAGCAGGGGCCAACGATGGACTTGGAAGTATTGGAACTGGTGAACAAGGCGCTCGAAGCCTTAGAAGCCCACAAGAGCAATGATGCTTACTTCATCCTGAAGGATGCAGTCAAAATCTATGACGAGCGTTTTGAGGCTGAATACGAGGCCCACTACGACGCATTTGGATTGGGTGGCAAGGTCACCATCCAAGTGTCAGAACCTACCGAAACACAAGCGAAAGGGGAGTTGCGATGAGCAACGACATCGTGGATTTGTCCACATTCCTGTCCACTCTTGGTGAGCCTGAGGGCTTTGCCGAGAACCACACCGATGAAAATGGTGAACTCACTGAGCGCACCTTTGTCATCACCAACGACGACGAGGCTCTTTGGGCAATGCGTCGTTTGGCTCAGGCTCAGCGTCGGATTGACGAGGTGAAGCGTCAAGCCAAGATTGAGATTGACCGCATCAACCATTGGGTTGAGAGCAACACGGTCACTCACGGACGAGAGGTTGATTTCTTTGACCTCGCTCTCTCCGAATACCTGATTGCTGTTCGCCAGAACGAGCAGGATGGTCGCAAGTCGCTTGACTTCCCCGATGGTGTTGCCACGAGCCGTGTGACCCCATCTAAGGTCGCCGTGACTGACGCTGAAGCGTTCCTCGCTTGGGCTGATGCCAACGGTCACTCTGAGTGGGTGCGTGTGAAGCGTGAAGCCGACATCGCCAGCATCAAGAAGGTTGCTGACTTTGCGGGCGACACCGTTCTCGACCCCGCAACCGGAACCCCGATTGACGGGCTTCAGCACACCGAAGGTGGCATCTCCGTGACCGTCAAGGTCGCTGAGTAATCACCAAAACGGAACCCCCCGCCAACCCGTTATTCGGGCAGGCGGGGGGCTTCGCTATGCCCAATAATGGGTGGTGAAGTCTACTTGATAAATGATGATGGGCGTGGCGACCCCAACACGCGCTTCAGAGCGGGGAACTTGGCTTCCAAAATGTGAGCGAGCGTGGAATAGACTGTGCCGACGATTGGTGCTACAATCCCCAACGCTTCCTGTGGTGATAGGGCGAAGCCAGCCTTTGCAGCGAGGGCTACGGCAACGCCGACCAGAGCGGGAACCGCGTAGCGAACTACCGCCGCTTGGACTGCCTTTGGGTCAACCTTCGGTGCTGATGTCGTCGGCTCGGCTGATGGGTCGGTAGTCGGGTTCGTCACCTTTGTATTCCTTTGTTAGTGCCTCGTTGAGGCGGTTTGCTGATGTTGCTTCGGAGCGATGCCATCCAAGGTGGCGCTCAACCTTATCCTCGATGGAGTCAAATCGCAAATCCATCCGCTCTACACGGATGTCTACCCTTTGGATGTTTGTGTCCAACTGCTGAAGGTGAGCGACAACTTTGGCGTGGTCGCCTGTGTTTTCTTTGCGCCCTTTGTGAGCCTGATACCAGCCTGCGCTCGCAGCGAGCGTAGCGGGAATAGCGGTGATTATCGCAGCGACAATGTATGGTGAACTCGCTACGGTCATACAACGATGTTAGACCAGCGTTTCCAAAACTCAGGCTCTAACTGTGTACGCCCAAGTCGTGAATGGTGATGTTTTGGAAAACCCCAACTGCGGTGGGTGGAGTGCCGCCAACTGCTGAAACCTTTGCCGCTAGATACCAAGTGAACTGCGTATCGGGGTAGGTGTCTGTCCAGTTGTAGGGATAAGTTCCACTAGTGGAAGTGTTCGCCCAAGTCGTCATTCCATTTGAGGTGTAGGCCCCGTTGGTCACAGTTCTGGTGTTTGTTTCGTAGTAGCCGGATGGGGTCACAATCCCAACCGACAAGAAGTGCGACGAGGTGACCGTGATGGGCGTGGCGGTGCTTTGCGCCTTGGTCGTTTGTTGTGAAATCGTGATGGTTGTCGAGCCAACTGTCAAGATGGTTGTGCCTGATGGGATGCCATCACCAGCAATCCCCATATTGGCGTAAAGCCCTGTGGTGCTGCCACCAGTGATGGTAAGTGTTGTGGAGTTGTTCGCCCAAGTTGCCGAGAAAACATCGGTGGCATCGGCATTGGAGATGGTGAAACCAAATGAAGCCTCCACCTTGTAAAGCCGGTTTGGAAGGAGGGCTGTGGTGACCCCAGAGCCGGTCAAGGTAGTCGCCGTGCTACTTGTAATGGATGTCGTGTCAGTGGAATAACCGTGTCCTGCAACGCCGGGTGTGGATGGTGAACGGACTGTGCCATTGCCATTTGGAACATCGGTGAGTTTGGACATCACCCAAGCGTCTGTGCCAGAAACGACAATCCAAACCGTGTCGTCAATGTTCGGCGTGTAGTTATCAGCAAACCGGACTCCGTGCATCGGCGTGTCATCGCCAGCCATTGTGACCGTGAGGTAGGGATGGTCGTGCGAGCCGGTGTCGCTGTCCCAGTTCGGGTCGTAGCCAATCACCACTCCCATACGGATGACATCGTTGGGGGGCAGGTGAAACTGCCCATTCGCCACGAGAGAGTTGGCGAGGTCACGCATATCAACCATTAGTAGCCCTGACTGTATTCAGCAACACGGATAGCGTCTTGGCGGCTTCCCACTCGACGGGCGCGAGCCGTGATTTGGATTGGCGCATCTATGTCTAGTGGAATAGTCATACTGTCAATGTAGTGCGGAACCGAGCCGACATTGGAAAGGTCGGTGGGGTCAAAAATAATCGTTCCCTTGCGGTATTGGCGCTGCGGGCGGAATGGTGAAACCGCAAGCGTTGTCCCGCCGGTGGCGACTGCGTTGGTAAGAACAACCGTGTCGTAAGCCGAAGTGGTGTAAATCACAAGTTGTTGCCCCTTCGCTAAGCCCTTTTTGAGGGGAGCGACGACGATTTCACTAAGCGTGATGTTCTCGGCGTTGTTTGGAAAGTCGGCGTTGAGTTCGGTGATTACGGTTGCGGCGTTGTAAATGCCAATCCTCTTGCGGCGGACACGAATGACATCACCTGTATCCAAAGCGGGGTTCACGATGCCTTCGATGCTGACTGTCTCATCGCCTCCGACAAACCAGTTCAGGTAAGTGTCTGCGGCGTGCTGAACCTCAGCCTGCGTATTGAGTTTCTTTCTGCCACTCTCACGCCCGACAACCCTTCCAAACTCGCCCTTGTAATAGGTTGGTGATGCAGGGTCGCCATCGTAGGCAATGGCCTTTAGGGGTTGCTTCGCACTTGTATTTTCACCACTTGCGATGACATAGTTGACCGCTTTGGAGTCATTGAGTTTGCGAGAAGCGTTCGTCAGTAGACCGCCTTCCCCGTCAAAATAGTCCCAGACAGGTGAAATCGTATTGGGGTCAGGGATTGCTTGCAGACGAAATGCGCCTTCGTTATCCACAAAGAGTTCAGCACCGATGGCTGCCGCAAGGCCCGTGATGTCAGTCCACGGGGAGTTGCTTCCGCTAGTGGAAACCGTATTAGAACCCATCACGACGGGCTTCGTAAGCGGCTTGTTGGCAACGCCTCCAAACTCAAAGCGTGGTTCACCAAAGGTTGACTTGCGGTTGCCCCACCTGTCGTTGATGAGCAACTTGATGGCTTCCTGCACACCCGTTGCCACATAGGTGACTTCAGGAAGGGCCTGAGTTTTGGATTTGGTTTTTGCCACCGGAACCTTGTAGGGCTTATTCCAAACCGTGACCGGCCCTGTCCAAGCGTTCTTGGAGATGTTTGCTGAAATGTCTGAAGCATTGAGGGAGATGGTCACATTTCCATCCGTATCCTCGCTCGTGTCGGCTTCGTTGATGCGAAAAACACCAAGCGGCACGAGTTCGTAAGGAGGGTCATCTTGGTATTGCAAAGCCCACTTCGGCGCTGTTGAAGTGAGGTTATCAAAGCGCATTAGGTACTTGTTGAGCGGGGGCGGAGCATCCCACAGTTGCGATGGGATTTCACCAGCGTGCCAGAGAACGCCTCGGTAGACATAGATGTGGTTGCCGTAGATGTTGAGTGGGTCGGTTGCTAAAACCGGCACGAGGTCAACGCTGTTCAGCGTGAGGCTACAGGTTCGGCGGATGTCCTGACTGGTGCGGTCAATGGTGACGCTTCCACTCACAACCGGCAAGTTGACGAACGAGCCGTCAATGGATTTTGCTTTCACCACGATGAACGGGCGGTGCGAGCCGCTTACCGAGCGCAAAAACTTTTCACTAGTGGGATACAAGGCTAACTCCCATAGGTGTATCCAAAACCGGGCGGCGCTGCCTCGACATAGTTGATGCTGATTTCACGCCAAGGGTTTGCGGCGGCATTGTGAGTGATGCTGATGTCTTGGTTGATGAAAATGTATTTGCGGTCACTCTCTACTGGGTTGACCAACACTAGCGTTTCGCCCTTATTCAGCAAGTCAAGGAAGTCTTGGAAGGTGCTGTCGTCAATCCAAGTCACAGTAATACTGCCATCTCGACCTGTCGGAACGCCAGCCGTGGTGATTGGTCGTGACGAGCCAAGAGGGTAGAACACGCCGGATGGGTGGCGCTGCGTTTCTGAGTAGCCGGTTTTCACTAGCAGAGGGAAGCGCAAGGAAGTGTTGCTCGTGCTTGTAAGCCACCAGTTGCTATTGGTGATGACATTGGCAGCGAGTTGCACACTTGGCGGCCCCGTGACCGTGTAATCAGGATTAGAGGGGTCTGGTGGAACATAGTGAGTTGCCTTCGCCCTGTAGTAGGTGGTGACTCCTGCAACTGCCTCGTAGTCCGTGATGTAAGCCACCCCGGTGTCGTTGGATTTCACCGCATCTCCGTGACGCAGAGTTGTCCAAGTCAGACCTTCATCCTCCGACTTTTGCACCGTGTAGTAGTAGGTGTTCTTGTCTGAGGCGATGTAGCCATCTGGCCCGTAGTTGAACACGGCAACCGGCGTGTTGGTTGCTTGGGTGGTGATGACTTCGCTTGCCAATCCAGCCGTGTAGGAGTAAACGCGGCTTCCCTTCGGATGAGTCCTAGTGAAATACGGAGCGGCAATCGGCACAATCGCACCGCCCGCCCACGAACTGTCCACATACACAGTTTCTTGATTGTCGCCGCCATATTGGAAAATCAGCGCAACGCCCGGAGCAAGACCTTCAACCGAGTTCAACGTGACTTGGGTGGTTCCAATCGCCACCGCACCGACGCTGCTAGTCCAAAGCGTGTCAATCGTTCCGCCGGAGTGCAGTTCATAAGTTCCATAATCACCAACAGGGTCAAACACATACAAGGTGTTGAGGCCGGCAATCGGCGTGGTTGAGGGGATTGGAAATGCGTTGTTGACATTGTTATCGGCAACCGTGATGGGTTGCGTCAGTTTTGGCATTTCAGTAGACGAAGTTGCGTTGCTACCGAGCGATGGTGCTTCCAAAGCCTTCAACAACACGCCCGACACGCCATACGCATCGGTGCTGTTCACATTTGTCCAGCGCAAGACCGGCACGGCACGAGTGGATTTGATGGTCAAGACGGTGCTACTTGGCACAGTTATTCCAGCAGTAAAACGAACCGGAAGTGTGAAGCCAGAACTTGTAGCGGTCACATCCGTTGTCAAGGTGTAAGTGGTTCCATTACTACCGGCGAGCGACGCACCCGCCTTCAGGTTGACTGCTGAAAAACCTGCCTGCGCCCCAATAACGAAGTTGCCCGTTGAGGTTGAGGTTGAGGTGAAAGTAGCCGTTCCAAGAGTGACAGTTGGTGCTTTTGCGACCATTGCCACCGGATGCCAACCCTGACCCCACAGGCTTGCGCTTGTGTTCATTTGGACACCGATGGTGACCGAGTTGATGGTTCCGGGGTTGTTCAGGCTCTCGGTTCCATACGAGGATTTCAGCAGGCTTCCCACTTCGTCGTACCAGTCAATGTGTGGCGCAAAGGTTGGTGTTCCATTGCCCACAACCAACTTGCTGTAAGCGGAAAGTCCATAAGTCTGTCCGGCATTGACTCTCACAGGGTTTTGGTCGGTGAACGACCAGCCTGCGGGGTAGAGGGAGATTTCACTAATGTCGCCCGAGCCACCCGAACCCGTAGTCGGGTCTACTGCGAGAACATTGTCGCCATAGATGGGTGGGTAGGTGATTTTGATGGGGAGATACTTCTGGTAAGCGAAGTTTGGAATGGCGGGTCGAACCGGCAAACTTTGTGCGCCTGCTGAAATCTTTAGGATGTCAGAGGGCGAGAAAGTGGCGTTGATGCCCGTGTAGGTAGGTGATGAAACCGCATTTCCCGAAACATTGGTGTATTGGACTTTGACAGTGGTTTGCGTTAGCGAACTGTTGTTGAAGGTGACTGCGTAGTAGCCCGCATAGGTTCCGCCAACAACCGTCGTGACCGCACGAACCGTTGAGTTTGGTGAAAGACCCGGAGTGGATGCGAAAGCACCTGCAATCGAGCCGGGTGTCGCTGAAAATGCGATGGCGTTGTATTGGGTGCTAGCGCCTGTGGCGATAGTGAAACTGCTTCCCGTCAGAGTTCCAAGAACGCCACCCGTTGAGATGGTCGGCTGAACGAGGAAGTCCACGACGAAGGCTTGGGTGCTGTCAACATCAACCCTCTTTGTGTGAGGGACAACGGTGGTGACTTGGTGGGTTCCTGTTGCGGTGTTCGCCTTGCCGGGGAAGTAGCGACCCTTTAGAACATAAAGTCCATCTCCGGGCTGAAGTTTCTGAGCCTCAAAACCCTTCTTGTCACGGTAGGAGCCGTCAAAGTGGATGACCTTGCGTGAGGTGAAAATCGTAGGCGGTTGCCAACTGATTGTCGAGTTTTTTGGAATGATGAAACACTGGCCATTTCCGACTTGGCAGCCGGGTGCTTTGGTGATTGCCCGGATGTGCAGCGTCTTATCGGTGGGGTGCCAGTCTTTGGTGAGGTAAACCGACATAGAAGCGGCGGGAATATTCTTGTGCGGTGCATTGGGGTCGCGGAACCCGACTGACGAAATCGTGAGTTTCTGCCCAGCAGGGATGTAGTTCCGTGAGATGCAGACTTGGTTAGTGGAAAAGTCAAACTGTTGCGACTTGTTGAGCCACGGGTAGATGGTGATGTGGTTGGTTGGGTCGCCGGGGCCACCTGCAATCTGGTTGACCGTCGCACCGATGTTGATTTTGATGGCTTTGTGTGCGGTGTCATCCCAGATGTCTTGGACAGCCTTGATTTTCATTTCCACCTCACGGACATCGCCACCCGTGAGAACTTTGTCAGGGACACTGACTGTTTTCACCGTGCGGTTGCCCTGAGCATCTCGACCAATGACATTCTTTTTGTTCGCATCGTGCCAGTGACGGAAACTCAACACGACTGTTGAGCCGACATCAGCGTGCGAAATCAAGCCAGCGCCGTCGTAGACCATCACACGGTCAGTGGAATGTTTGTGAGCGCCCTGCGTCTGCGAAAGGATGGAAAGTGGTGTTCTTGTTCGGTTCTCCCAAGACCCGCCGTAGCCGTTGTAGTTCCGAACCGTTGCGGTGCTTTTGGTGTTCCACGAAACCGTGTTGTGCTGCGTGAACTTGATTGTCGCTACCGAGCCAACATAGACATCGTTCTGAAGTCCAAAATAGACTGCGCTGTTCAATGCGTGAGATGCGGCAGTTGTGCCTTTGTAGCCACGAGTGATGATAGTGAAAGTGTCGCCGGTCTTGTTGCCGTCGTTCTTGTTTTCAACGAGGATTTTCTCGGTTCCGATGGTGACCCAAAAACGCCCTGATTGCGGGAAGCCGAGTGCGTCTTGCCCACCTGCGGTGCTTGCTGAAACCTTGAAGGTACCAGTTCCCGTACCGCTCAACGCCCCCTGCACGATGACGAAGCCGGTTGCACCCACAGGCAAAGAGGTGATGTGGTTGCCTGCCGCCAATGTCGCACCCAATGGGATGCCGTCATTGAGGTCAGTGACGGTGCTGGAAACCGTGTCGTTGACTGACCGTGACCATTGACCCAAGCCCTGAACGAATGTGCCGTTGTTGAAGCCGAGAAGGTTGTCGGTGGTTTGGATTGCCAACTTGTTGACAGATTTTTCACTATCCGTGTAGATGGACATAATCGGTCTTGCAGGTTGGTCAACCGAAACGATGAAACGCTGAGAGTTCCAATCCCCCCACCATTGCTTTTGGTGAAACTGCTTGGCAACACGGACAAACGCCCAATAGCGTTCACCATTGACCCACCCGTGAGCGCCCGTGATTTCTACATCTGTCGTGTCATCAGCACCCGACGCTTTCCAAAACGGAACAATCGCCGCATTGTCAGGGTCAAAGTCAGGTCGGTTGTAGGTGTAGTCGTCATAGATGTTCACCTGCCATCCGGTCTGGGGTTCCTTTTCCAAATCTGAGTAGTACCAAAATACGGAGTTGCCCGTGTAGAAAGGTGAAATCTCAAAGTTGTCGCCCGGAGTGAAGTGGACGCTGCTGACCGACGGCGCTGCCTTGTATTCGCTTTGGAGCGCCAGACTGCGGAAGCCCACCGACTTGCCCTGAGGAACCTTGACTTTGAGGTGAAACTGAATACGGGACATCGTTGCCCCTGTCCACTCATTGCCGTTGGGGTCAACCGCCCGCTTGCCACCGTGATAGGTGGAATACTTGGTTGAAGGAGAGCCTTTGTATGTGTCGGCTGCTGTTTCCTTGTTGGTCGTCGGGTCGTAGAGCGTGATGTCTGAGATTTCACCACCGCCAACTGCACCGAGAATGGAATACACGCCGCTCACGGAGTTGACTCGTGCTGTTCTCCAACCGAAGCCATCCCACATCAACAACTTGCCAAGGTCGGGTCGGTAAGTGACATCACCAGTCTTGATTGGCGTAGGCCAGTGGTAGTAGACGAGCGATGCGTTGTTGTTGTGCTGATAAGTTGTCTGGCTAGCGAGGCTAATGTCCCACGACGAACCATTGCTCGTCGGTAGTGAAATCGGGTAGACAACCTCTTGCACTTTGCCCTTATCCAAAGTCAATGGGATAGATGCAAGGAAGGTGTTTGAGTAGACCGAAAGGGTCGCACCCGTTCCACCCGAAGTGGCCGGAGTGCTGATGGTGAGTGTCGTGCCAGAGATGGCCGTGATGAAGCATTGAGCCGTCGTCGGCAGGCAAGTGCTGAAAACCTGTTGCCCAATCGTCAATCCGCCCGTTGACCCAACGCTCGTCACTTGGTCGCTGCCGCCCGTGAAGTTCGCTGTGGTGGAAAAGCCCACACTTTGTCCGTCATAGGCGTAGGGAGACACGAAGGGCATTGTCTCAATGGTTCGTGAAGTCATCCGAGTGTACGACTTGACTGTGACAGGAGTGGTCAAATCCGTGCTGTTGTTCGCCTGAAGCAAGATGACTTGACCTGTGTAGAGGTCGGCGTTCAGGCCGGTGGTGATGCTTGCTCCATAGCCATACCCACCCGTCAAGCCGACGGCAACGCCATAGGAGTAAGAGGTAGTGGAAAAGTTGTAGCGAGGTTGGAACGCCGTGACCGACAGGGTTGTGTCGCCCGCACTTCCGAGTGAGGTGACCGTCAAGTTTTGGACATAGTTTCCAAAAGACAGGTAGAGCGTCGTGCCGACGGGGATTGAACAAGGAAGTGGTGTCACCGGCAGGCTTGAATAGGTTTTTCCAATACTCAGGCTGCTACTCACCTTGAAGGTTTGCCCCGTGTAAGTGGTGAAACCGTTGGTCAAAGCGTTGGAGAGAGTAAGCGTCGTTCCCGAAATACCCGTAATGGTGGTGTTATCAGGGATGTATTGGTTCCCATAGACCGCCGAGCCGACTTGATACAGGGTGGAGGCGTTGACGACTCCCGTGATTTGGTTGGAAAAACTTGATGTCCCCGTGAAAGTGGTGGAAAGTTGAGCCACACGACCTGCCCACGCACCCGTTGTGCCAGATGGAGCAGACATCGTGAGTTCAGTTTGGGTAGAACTGACGGCGAGGGTTTTGGTGATTGTCGTGCCAGCAGCGATGTAGGTAGTCACACCTGCGGTGTCCGAGAATGAACTTCCCGCAGCGATGATTTTGTTGATTTCACTACTTGCGTTGTTGACGACATTGACCGAACGCCCTGTGTTGGCAGTCATCGTGATTGCCGAGGTGACTGTTGCCGTAGCCACAGTTGCGGTTGCGTTTGCTGAAATCGTGACCTGACCCGTGCTTGGGTTGATTGCAGTCACATACTTTGCAGCGATGCCACCGCCAGTCGTAGTGGTGATAGGAGCGCCAACCTTGATGTAGGAAGCGAGCGACCTCCCGTTCCAAGTTGGGTTGGTCGAGCCGACTTTTGGATATGAAGTTCCGTTGACGGTGATGTTCTTGATGGTCAGGATTTTGCTACCAGAAACGGTGCTACAGGTGAAAGTGAGCGTCGAAGTGAGCGCAACAGTCGTTCCATACGAGGTCGGGTTTGCTGAAACCTGAAGGCGCAAGTTTGTCGTGTCAATGGCGGCAATGTAAGTAGGTGATGCCATACCCGTTCCGGTCATCACCGAACCGATGTTTGGAAGGCTGGACATTATGGTGTGTGTGCCACCGGCAGGGCTTGTCACTGAGGCGATAGATGACAACATCACAGGGTTCATATTTGCTGTAAAGTTCGCCGCATTGACGAAAGTGATGCCTGCTGCGGCTGTGCTGAACGCATTGGAAAGCGTGATGAGACCCGAGTTAGTGGAATAGTCCACAACCGTCGTTCCCGAAGGCAGGTAGGTTGTTCCGCCTGTTGCCGTCGTAATCGTTTGCCCCTTGCCGAGGGTTGCTGGCAAAGCGGCGGTGGTGATGGTATTGCTCGTTCCCGACATCGTTCCGGTTGCACTCACATCTGCGAGGTAAAAATGCGGAACTGTGATGCTCGTGTATTGCGTGTTGGTCGGCAGCGAGTTCAGGTGGATGGGCGTGAAGTCCGGGTGTGCTGAAGCCGTGTTTGTTGCCGTGTTGAGGCAACTGTAGTTTGTGGCTCCAACCGTCACATTGCCAAAACTCAACACTTGGAGGATTTCACTACCTAAGCGCACGAAGGTAGGGGCTTGGGTCGGCAGTTCATTATCAGCAACGAACGGGATGACATTCGTGCCGGAAATGACTGAGCCTGCCAAGCGGCCAATGCTCGGTGGGAGGTAGGTGATGCCACTTTGGAACACGCTCGGATAGGAGGTGGGGAAGTTTTCACCTGAGACAATCGAGAGCGTCGAAGCGCCTTCCAAAGCAGTTGCAGACAAAGTGGTGGAAATGTCCGGTTGACCGGCGTTTCCTGAGGCGAGCCACGGCGAGGTGATGTTGAGTTTTGTATTCGTCGTGATAGTCGGTTTGTTGGTGGTGTTCGTGGCAACCAGAGATGGCGCTGCGGTGTATGAGGTATTAGCCATAAACAGTTCCCGTATCTGGTAGGCCGACTACTGGCGCATTGGCGGCGTGACTAATCGTACCTGCTGATTTGTAAATGAAGTTTGGAAGGCAAACTGGGTCGCCCGCATCGTGGTCATACTGAAAAGACTGCCCCGAAGCCAAGTTCCAAACCATCGGAGAGTTGAGGCTCGTGCCACCGTCAATGGGGTTAGGGACTTTGGATGTGCCACGCTGAACCAACACGACTTCCTGCGTATCCCCGCCACCCACGACAAGAGGGAACACATTGCCCACTGAGTAGTTGGTGGAATATGCGCTTTCGGTTGACAAAATGGCGAAGCCTGCGTTTTGGCCGAGGTTGGCAAGTTGCGCTGGCGAGTTTCCATATTGGTTGTAGTCCGTAAGGGTGTATGACGGATTGTAGATACCCGATGCAGCCGTATTTGGAAGTGCGTTCACCACGATGGCGGTGCTTGTCTGAGCGATGATGTCAACTGCAAGGGTTGAGCCAATCAGCGAACCGAGGCGGTAAGGGATTGCTACTTCTTGGTCGCCAAGGCTTTCACTACCGATGTAGCGCCCACCCTCTGCGTATGAGGCAATCACCGTGTTGGTTGTGTGCCAAGAAAGGTTGACTTCTGGCCCAACATTTACCGCACTTGACAGTCCGACAACGCCCGCTCCAACGCCAATCGTGCTGGAAATGTCTACAGTATTCCCTGCGTAGAGGTGATTACTGTAGTCAAAGATGTAGTTCTGACTGTCGCCGTTGGTTCCGTAAGATGCTGAAATCTGCTCGTATGCCCCCGACGAACCGTAGATGACGAAGGTGTTATCCGCCGTGTTGACCGAGTAAACCTTCCAATAGTTGAAGCCTGAAGTTCCGGGGTAGAAGCGGATGTTTTGGGCAGGGGTGGCGACGGTTGCTGTGGTGTTTTGGTCAAAGAAAATCTGCGTGGCGTTCCAACCCGTGACTTTTGCCCCATTTGGAACATAGGTTGGCGCACCGAACGCTGCTTGCCCTTTCACTAGGGGGAGGGAGTAGCCATTTGCATCAGGAAGGATGATGAAGGTCGCCCCGCTCGTGCAGGTGAAACCTGAAGCGCCGCTATCGGTGAGTGTCCAACTCCAAGGCACATTGTCGCCATAGGTTGACCATTCAGAGGATGTCGGAGGCTTGGTCGTGTAGTTGCTGAACCACGGGTTGTAGTCGTTGCGGAAAGTAAGCGTGTCGCCAACGTTGATATTGGAAACATCATCTACTGAAACCGTGTAGGGGTCAGACGAGAAGTAAGTGCTTCCAACTGTCCCGTAGTAATAGGTAGAGCCGGAAATCGTTTCGGTTATTCCACCACTCAAAGCGGTCATACTCTTGAACTGCGCTATTGGGGCGTTGCGGTAAATCTGCGGGATGACAGGGAGGACAAGAACTTTGCCGTATCGGTCATTATCACCACTTTTTGTCTGAGTGACATCGTAAAGCGAGGTGATGCGAGCGGGGTAAGCGAAGTTTGGCGTGAAACTTGTAGCCGTGGCGGTTGCTGTTCCAAAACCCAAGATGGTTGTGTCGCTCGTGACGGTGATTTCTTGGTAGTTGTCGCCTGAGATGACTGCAACAACTACTCCACCGTTCGTCGCCCCATAGATGGTGTAGTCATACACATCGTTGTTGCGGAGAACAACCTGCGTCGTAGCGCCGGTAGTGGAAAGTGCCGATGAGAGGGAGAGTTTGCAGTTTTGGGCGTAATAAGGCGCAGTTGAGTATTGGCAGTCCAACTTGTTGCCGTCGTCATTGACACGGAGCGTGTAGTTGGTGATTGTCGCTGCGTATGCTCGCACATTGTTGTCAAGGTAGTTTGCTGAAAACGAGATGCCAGAGCCGTTTGTGATGGCGGTATTGAGTCCCATTGGCCCACCATAGGCATCTAGCGTGATTACAGCACCCACGCCGTTTCCGATGATTGAGCCGACATACGCCTGTTGCGAAGCCGTTGCACTCGCAGGGCTAACCGTTCCGGGGTTGATGGTGCTTGTCACGGTGAAAGTGGTTGCCCCAACCGTAGCGACAGTCCAAGTCCCGTTGTAAGGAGTGTAAGTAGCCCCTGTCACGCCAGCGATGGTGACCTGTTGACCTGCAACGATGTAGTGCGTGGCGCTCGTGGTGACCGTGAAGGTTGAGGCCGTTGAACTGATAGTGGAAATCGTGTTGGTCAGAGTCAGGGTGTGACCGGCGGCGATGCCATAGTTGGATGTTGAGCCAACTGCTGAAATCGTAATCGTGTTCGTTCCCAAAACTGTGCCGGTGAATGTCAAAGCATTATTGAGGCTTCCGGGCAGGGGGTCAAGCGTTCCGGTATTGGAAGTGGTGTCGTTGAGGTCGGTGTAGAGGGTCGCACCGGCAATGCTTGTAATCTTTCCAGCAAACCAACCCATCGGGGCGCTTGTAGACAGGTAAGGCAGCGAACTGCTCACCCCTGTGCTGTTCGTCACAATCGTCAAGGTCTGACCGACGGTGAAAGCGGAGTTTGCCGCACTCAAAGTGACGGTTGTTGCGGTCTGCCCAACCTGCACGCTGACAACTTGCTCGCCATCGGTAGTGAAATCCGGCAGCATCGTGAGAAGGTTTGCCTGAGCCGTGTCATCACCTGAAGCGACGAGATACCAGTTCTGCGTTGTTCCATTTCCCAAGTTGTCGGGAGTTGGGGTGAACTTTGAGCCGTAGTTCTTGGTTGCAGGGACAGGCAGAGTGTTGCCACCGTCATCCGTGTAGGTGTTTCCGTAGTTCGTGTCGCCATAGTCAATGTTGTTGTAGGCGATGAGGCGTGAAGCGAGGGATGACGAGTTCTCGGGTTGCAAGAACGATGTGGTGGAGTTTCCGGGGTCGGTGCTGACGAGCGGGATAAGACCGGCGTTGCGAACGACTGACCACTGACTTGTCCCATAGTCAGATGAAGTGGCGGCATTGGAAAATGGAGGTTGGTTCTCTTGCTGACCTTCCAAAACTGCCAGAGTGTCGCCATTGAGGAAGCCGTTGATTTCAGCAACATAGACATAGGGTTCCGAGACAGGCGCTTGCGGGCGGTTGCCTTGAAAGGTGTCATTCGCTTGGTTGCGAGGGCCGAGATTGGTCTTGGTGAGGTATGACCATCCCTTTGTCAGGCGGGTCAAATCCTCTACTTGGGCGAAGTAATACCCGGTAGTTGAGGCACTTGTTGGTGCTGAAATGTTGCCAACGGCCAACTGTGTCAAGTCATTGACGGAAACATCAGCACTTTGCGCCCCTACTACTACCCAGTTATCGGAGTTGCCAGCCTCGGCGTAGTTTGGATTGGCGTAGTAAGTTTTCATCTCGCTCAATCACCACTCTACCCCACGAAGTCGGGATTTACCGACCCATACCCCTCAGGGTGCGGTGCAGTTCCTTGAACTGAGCATCAACGTGCTTCTTGATTTCAGCAGTAGTCGCAGCGTCGGCATTGCCGTTGACCACGATGGTGACAGCGTTTGGTTGGACATTGAGGGTGTTGCCCGCTCCCCTGTTGCGACCTGCGTTCATTTGGGCTAGCGAAGTGACAGCCTCACCCGCCTGCAAGATGGCCGGAACTTCCTTGCCTCGTGGCCCCTGAACGATACCGCCGGAGTGGTGCTTCTTGGGCTTGCTGTGGTGGTCAACATACGTCAGTGTGCCGATTTTGGCATCCACGCCAATCCAACTCAACAGATTGCCAAGGGTTCCGTTGTAAAGACCAATAATCTTGTTTACCGCCCAAACAAAACCGTTGTAAAGCGCATCCCACACGTTTCCCCCTGCGTCTTTTATCCACCCAAACATACCCTTCAGCCAGCCCCAAGCGGTCTTTCCACCAGATACAAGGCCATCCCAAATGCCACTCAGTATGCCCCAAACCGCTTTGATGATTGTCCACCAACCCTTGAAGTAAGCCATCAGCACGCCAACGACCCACTTACCAATGGCGTACAGAACATCCCAGACGGTTTTCAGCACGTTCCAAACCATCTTGATGACACCCCACACAATCTTGAACCCGAAAATCATTGCCTTGATGTAGATGGTGGCGATTTTTTTGATGATTTCCCAAACCACCTTCAGGACAGGCTGAACTTTTGTCCAAATAATCTTGCCCCACTCCATCAGTTTGTGGCCGACCTTGATAACGAAGTCGTGGAAAGGCTTGCAGTTTTGGAACAAGGATTTCACTAGGCCGATTGCCGCTCCGATGGCTGCACCCCAAGGGCCGAACATCATTCCCATAGAAGCGCCCTGAGCGACCCCACCAAGGACATTTGCCGCTTTCTTTGGCATCACCTTCTGAAGGAGAGGCATTGCCATTCCAATACCAGCCGAGGCAAGACCACCGACAATGCCAGAACCGGCGCTGAACCTTCCAAGTCTGCCAAATCCGGCAATCTTTGAGCCAATCCTACTGGTTCGGGCAGCGCCATTCCTGACATCCTCGCCCATAGCCGAGAACTCATTTTTCATAAACGAACCGAAGCGGCCAAACTTTCCACCTGACGGTGGCTTTCCGTTCTTACCGGCATAGCCATTTTCAGCAAGAGCGGTTTGCAAAGACTGAAGCCCCGGTATGGCTCCCCTTCCGCTACTTCCGCCATATTGCCTAGCGTGAAGTTCAGCATAAGTCTTTTCCAAGTCAGTCATCGGCTTAGATTTTCCACTACCCCCACTTCCAAAACCGCCGGACAGACCGCCTGCTGTTCGACCGAGGGTTGCGGTCAACTCAATGAGTGCTTGGGTGTTTTGGTTTACTGCGTCAACTTCACTTGCGGGCTTGAAACCTGTTCCAAGTCCAAAACCGAATACCGACTTCAGGAGTCCTTTTACACCACCGCCAGCACCGGCAACTGTGTTGACCCGCCCACGGAACGCTTCAGCGCGCTCAACTGCCTCTTTTTGCTTGGCGGCTGCTCGCTTGTAGCGACCACTTTCACCACCATACATTCCAAATGCCGCTGTTGCCTTGCTCGTGGCGATGTCGGCTCGTCTATCCAATGAACCGAGTCGTGCAGCCGAAGCCCCGCCAAAGCCCTTAGTGAAAAGCCCCTTGGCGATTGAGCCAACGCCCTTCAGAGCCGAGCCAGCCGAAATGATTTTGGTGATAATCATTCCAATACCCGAAGTAATGGCGACGAGTGGAGTGATGAACAGGCTCTTGGTGAACCAAAGGCCGATGAGTGTGCCAATAACGCCGGTCAAGCCCTTGTTGTCCGTAATCTTTTTCACCAAGTCGGCAATGCCGTTTGCCACATCCACGACGAGTGGTGTAATCGCAGTCAGGATTTGCACGAACAATGCAAAGGCATCAACCATTATGGGAAGTGCAGCGATGAAGGCGGGAGTAATCGCAATCACCAAGTTCGCCAATGCAACGGCGAGGTCGGGAAGGATGGGAGCAAGAGCCTTGAAGGTATCCAAAAGGCTTTTCATCATCTTGTCCAGAGTGCCGTCTTTGGACATTTTCTTGAAGGCATCAGCGATGAAGTCCACCGCAGGCTTCAAGTTTTCACCAATGGTCTTGCCCATATCCAAAAACGCTTGGGAAAGGGGGCCCATTTTCTCACCCTCACCAACCAACTGCGAGAACGCTTGGGCAAGTGGTGTAATCGCTTTGTCGGCCATCTGCACGAGAGGCGTGATGAGGTCAAAAAATGCGGGCAGCATCCCTTTCACTAAGAGGTCGATGAAGGGGATGAGGTCGGAAATCAACGAACCGAGCGATGTACCGAGTCGTTTTGCTACTTCCTCAATGAGGCTGCCCATACTCTGAAGGACAGGGAGAAGTGGTGTCACCACCTCAATAACAACGGCAGACAAACTTTCCAGCACAGGCATAAGACCTTCGCCCAATGCAGTCCAAACGTTTGCCAAGGCGTTTTTCAGGATTTCTACCGGCGAGGCTGCTGTTGCGGCAATCCCGTGATAGGTCTTATCCAAAACATTCAGCAACTCACCCTGAGCCGCCATCAGACCCTTGGTTTTTTCCAGCGCCTTGATGCGCTCTTGGTCAGACTTGGCGATTTGGATACCCATACGGGACATTGCCGACATTCGCTTGGCAGGGTCAGCCATCAAACGAGTCAACATCATCATTGAGCCGTTGATGCCTTGACCCGTGACTTCAGCAAGGTTGGCTGCGGTGGTCAGCGTCGTCGCCATTGCTGCCTGAGAACCTGACATTGCTACCCCGTGGAGGCGGGCTTCGTTCACGATGTCTTTGTAAGTCTGGTTCTGTTGTGAAAGCGCAGCGTTGCCCTTGGAGTAGAACTTCAGCAAGTCCGTGTTCGTGAGTTGCCGGTTCTGCGCCTGAACGATGTCTGATTTGGAAATGGCGTTGTTTAGTGATAACTGCGTCGCCATCTGGTCAAGCGTTTTGGACTTCCAAGCGTAAGCCTTTGCATTGCCTTCCAACTCAAAGTCCTGCAACTTGATGATACTGCCCTGCTGTTTCGCTTGGTTGGACAGGAGTTGAGCCTGTGCCTTCTGAGCGTTGATGAGGTGCGATGCACTTTCCAGCGCGGTATCAAGACCAACGGCGATGCCAGCGAAGCCAATGGTTCGCTTGAACAGGCTTCCGAGGTGATTGAAAGAGTGACTGATTTTGTCAGCCGCAAGTTGAGCGGCCTTCTCTGCTTGCTGAAAAGCGGTTTGGGCGCTAGACGCATCTCCGAGTATTCGGATACGCATACTTTCTTCCATTTTTCACCACCTTCCTCTTAGCAGTTAGCCATTCTCCTTCATTGCTTCCTCTTGCTCATACGCTCGGATTTTCCAAACTGCCTGCCACTCCACCATTTCACTAGCGGACATCGGCCTATGTGCGGGAGAACCTTCTAGGAGTTCGCCAACCGTTCTCCCTAACTTCTCGGCTAACTCAAAGAGGAAGCGTCGCTCGGGGTTGGCGTAAAATCTTTTCCCGCGTTATCCACCGAAGTTTCCTCCATACCCGACAAACGCATAGCGACTTGCGCCAACTGTTCAATGGGTGCGGCTGATTTTGCCATAAGCGCATCACGGTCACCGGGCTGAAAAACCTTCTCGCCAGTCTCGGGGTCATAACAAGCGGCAATAACGAGGTCGGGGAGGATTTCCTCCAACCGAAACTCACCATTGTTCTCGACAGAACCCGAAATCATTACTGCACGGTCTTTCGCCGTGATGGATTTCACTAACAGCGTGACATCCCATTGCGGGACATCCACCAACTCACTCTCAATGTCGGATGCTGCGAAAATCTTTGCTGAAAGGTTTGACACCAATACTCCTTGGGCTAGTTTCTACTTATCGTATCAACTAGAGAGTCGTCGTGCGGTAAACAGCACCAGTGACCTGAAGTTCACCATCAAAAGTGACCACACCCGAGACTGAGGATTTGAGGTCGTACTTCGTCAAGACGCTCTGACCGTAATACTTCAGGTCGGCGGTTCCACCACCCAAAGCACCGGGCGATGCTGGGCCGTAGACAAACGAGACAAGGTTTGCGCTGGAAACATTTTGGAAAGCGATGATGTCAGACATAATCTTGTCCACGCCACCCGGAGCGTTCGTCGCGCCAACGGTCAAGTCCAACATTCCACCAAAGGAGATAGTCCAACCCCTCAGACCGACGATGTAGGTCTTGACACCCGCCGACGAGAACGTGGTGGTTTCGTTGGTTTCAATCGCCTGTGGGAACGAAATGTCGTTGATGTATGGTGAAAAGTTGACCATTGAGAGAACCTGTGCGCTGGTGGCGACAGTTGCGGCCTGAGCAAGCGTTCCACCCGAGGCTGCAATCGAAGCGGTCAGGTAGTTTGGAACACCACCGAGGAACACGCCGTAGGTCGAGCCACCCGTGATAACGGGGTTTGCCTTGTTGCCATCAAGCAGCGAGTTAGTGAAACCGCCGATGGTTCCCAATGCCGTCGTTGCCGAGATACCTGCGGTCAGGGTCGGGATAGTCGTTGCGGTTTCGTAGCCGAGGGCCAGAAATCCGTTCTTACCGTGCTGGAAAGTTGCCATTTTTACTCCTTAGAAGCGGGCGAACCCGTAGTAGATGTTTGCTGAAGGACTTGTGCCACCCAAAACAACTCTGAGCCTTGTGTAGCGATAAATGCTTCCCCCGACGATGGTGACAGCGCCACCCGTGTTGCTTGTTGCGAGGTCAGTCCAAGTGGATTGGTCTGGGGAGTGCTGAAAAGTCAAGGCCACAGTTGGGCTTGTGCCGGTCAATGCCGTCACGCCCACAATCAGCAACCCGCCATTCGTTGTTGCGCTACCGCCGTCGTAGCCATTTGTTGACGGTGCATAAGTCGTTGCCGCACCGCTTTGGGTGAAGTTTTGACCGATGCCACGCCACACACCGCCGTCTGCTTGGATTTCAGTATCAACCGCAACAACGCCAGAAACAGGCGATTTGAGGTCATACTTTGTCTCAATACCTCTGGTGATGTAGCACCGAGAGGCAGAAGTAGCGGAGTTATTGCCATCGGTAAACACGATGCAGCCTTCGTCGCCCGTATTAGCAATGGCTGTGTACAGGATTGCGTCAACACCCGTGATGGTTCCGTCGTAGAACCCGTTTAGTGAAATGTTGCCTTCACGCAAGCCAGCGATGTAAGACTTGAAGCCTGCCGTTTGGAAAGTCGTGATTTCAGCGGCTTCGCTCGCGAAGGAAACCGAAACATCATTGAAAAACTGCGAGATGTCGTAGGCGATACCCGTGCTAGAAGCGGTGAAAGTAATCGTTCCGGTTCCGGTGAAGTTGTTGGACAGGGTGAGAGAGCGCCCTGAAGCCGAGAGAATGACGGTTCCGGCAGGCAAGCCTGAGGCTGCGGTGATACCCATACCGGGCACCAAAGACAAGTTGGCGCTCACGATGGTGATAACTGCAGTACCGCTCGTGACGGTAGCCGTGAAGGTCTGCGAGGTGAAGTTCGGGTTGACAAGCACCACGCGCGTATTCTTGCCGTGAAGGAAGGTGGGCATTAGTTTTCACCATCCGCAGGAGCCTCATCCAAAACTGCGGGAGTGGCTTCCTCGACTGACTCGACGGGAACGATGAAACCATCAGCAAGAAGCCAAGAGATGCTTTCGCCGGGAATGTCAGTGACCACTTCACCACAAGACACATCCTTGCCGTTGTAGGACAAAGGTGACTTATCGGTGACTTGATACGCCTGTGATTTAGCCTTAGCCATAGTGCCTTCCCGTATGATGCCTACTAAAATCGTAGCACCCGATTGGAAAATCACCTGTGGGTAGATGGGGGTTAGCCCATCTCAGTCAGTCGCCAGCCGGAGCCGAGCGAAGGCGTGACCGTTTGGCGACCTTTTTGCTGACCTTTTGGGGATAAAACGACCTACACATTTGGTGACCGTTCATCCCGCCGTGAACATTGACAGAGATGACCTCGCCATCTCGTTCGTGGACAGAGGCGAAGGTGAAGTCCCCTCGCTCGCCCGTGATTTTCACGGGGTCGCCCGGTGTCAAGCCGTTCCATTCCAATACTGTCACCCAAGTGGGGGTGTAGTTCGGAACGACCTCGGCTACTGGTGTTCTGCGGGTCATAGGCTACTCCTTAGTCGGTTTTGGAAGTGTAGCACAGTTGAGTATTCACGACAAGTCATTTATTGGATTTCTTTTTGTTCGCCACATCCGCAGACAAGAAACACACCTTCCGATGTGGTGACTTTAGCCGCATCTTTGTGCTGACAACCGGATGCCTCGGCAGCCTCGACTGGCTGAGTTTTGGAAATGTCATCAGCACCGAGAAGCCGCTCGACTGCCTCCAATGCGTGAACTGATGCAAGGCAGGCTTGTTTGGCCGCTTTGATGCTTTGGATTACGAGGTCAAGTTCGTTCACGATGATTTGTAATGCGCTTGGAAGTTGGTAGTGAAACGGGGTCGCTCCACTTGGTCGTAGCCGATGGGGTTTGGAAGTCCCAAAGGCTCGATACGGATGACGCTGATGCCGCTTAGCGAGGTCGTAGAGGTGATTGCACCCAAGATGTTGCGGATGGCAATGGAGAGGTCGTATGCGCCCGGATAGTCCTCTCTCATCCCCCTTACGGTGATTTGGATACGGGGATGTTCCAACTCGCTGACGACAGGCCCCATTGTGAAGGTCGGGTTCTGACCCTCATACTGCTGAACGACGACACAAGCATCAGGCGCTTCGGCTGGGATGCGAGCCAAGAATAGGTTTGACCCCAAGTGCAACTGCTGAACGGCGGGCAGCGTGGCAGTTCTGGTCGGCAGATAGGTTCCAAGTGCATCTAGGAGGGTAGTCACGAATACAAAATCACTTTCAGCCGCGCTCGGATGAGACTTTCCAAAAGCGGCACATTTTTCACTAACGGGGTTTCTAGGTACTTGGCTTGCGTTGGGGCAGCGTGAGGCATAGACAAGTCCTCGTGAACTGACACAGCGTAATCAACGGTTGCATCACCATAAGTGATGTAGGAGGAACTGAGCGCCCCATTTTCCTCAGGCGACTCTTTCACCACTTGACCGGAGGCTTTCAATGCACCCGTGTTGACGGGAACAAGGATTTGGCTTTCAGCAAAGACCTTCTCGATGACATCGCTTACGCTGCGAGCAATCATCTCGTTGATTTGTTGTGACTTTTGGTGAAGCACGAGGTTGCTCGTGTCTACCTGAACCGTGATATCCATTTCACTACTCTCCTACTCAAAGTGGAGGGTCGTGTTTTGCGGCCCGTATTGGTCGTTGTCAGTGGTGACATTTATGAGGACAGGATGTTGCAGGGCCGGCTGGACTTCATCAACCGTGACCCGACTTTCTGTGGTGATTTCAGGGAAAACGCCCATCAGGTAGGCACGACCCTTACTCACACGGTTTCTGCCTTCAGCATCAGTGATGACTTGCTCGGAGTATTCCAAACGGCATCTGTAGGCGATTGCTGAAGTCCAAGCGGCGGCTGAGGTTGATGGCGTTGTTCCATCAGCAAGAACGTGGCGACCATACGCATCCAAAACAGGCGACGGGTTGGTTGCACCGGGCGCTGTGTAAGTGGTGATAGGCAGAGGGTTCTCGCAGTAGACGGTCTGCCCAAACAGTTCGTAGAGTTCCGGCTCAATGGGCATTATGGCTCTTGACCGCTTCCGGCCACGCCTCCCTCACCGGGTTCGTAGTTTGTGCCATAGGTGGTGGAAACGCCCGTCACGCTGCTAGACGGCCAATAGTTCGGGGTGGCGTAGTAGCGGTCAAACTTGCCCACATACAGTTCCGCACCGAGGGCATCTGGGTCGGCATTTGGAACGGGTGGTGAAATACGGCGTGAGCGTATCAACAGGTCTTTGGCAAGGCGTTCATAGCGTTGCGCTCTGTCGCCAAGGCTCTTGCTTAGAGACAACCCACCAACGCTCTTGCTCGTGCTTTGCGCTTCACCCGTGTATCGGGCGGCAAGGTTGTAGCAAGTATTGGAAGCGGCACGATAGATTTCACCACCAACTTCGGTGAGGTTGAAGTAGATTTCCTCATCCGTCATCTGCTGGGCTGTCTCATCGGTATCACCAATGAGAAAACGAACGGCATCTTTCGTTGAGGAACTTGGGTCGGCAGAGTAAGTCCAACTCATTTCACTACGCCATAATCGCTTGGTCAATGACGATAGAACCCGTCATAATGCGTTGTTTTCCACCACTAGGGCCGTAAGTGGCGGTCAGTTGGAAGTACCAACGACCCGGTGTGAGGGTTGCAAGTTCGTTCACGCTCCACTGAACCGTGATGTTTGGTGAAGTTGAAGCGCCAGAAATGCCCGTCGTCTTGGTGATTGTGGGGGCATTTGGAGGTTGACTGATTTTCATACTGTATGACCAACCCGCCACTCCGAAGTTGATGAGGGTCTGCGTTGCATCAGTCCAAACGAATGTCAGGTCTGGCAGGCTTGATGCTGGTGTTGGATAAGTGGCAACCGTGGTCATTTTATTGTCCTTCCGTGTAAGAGGCTACCCCATCATCCTGAAAACCGATTGCCGTATTTGAGGTAGTGAAAACGGCATTTGTGGCATCCATCATCGTTTCCGTCTTTGGATATTCGGTGAAACCCTCAGTCTTTGGGTATTCCGTGAAGGTCGCAACGAACCCGCTTGTCAGTTTGATGAGAATGGCAAAGGCGGTGGTGTAAATCGCCTTGTAAACCGAACTTGCCCTCGCCACGCCAACAGAACGAGTGACGGTTGCTGATAGCAACAGGTTGGCAGTTGTGGCAAATGAATGACTTGCTGAACGCTGCGATGTGGTTGTGGGTCGTTCCGAGACTTGGCTTGACCGAGTAAATGCCGATGACTTCGTATTGCTTTCTGATGGCTTTTCAGCAACTTCAGAGGCACGATTTATGACGAGGACTTTGGTTGCCACCGTGTTGAGTGCTTCAACAACAGTGGTGATGCGAGCGAGAGTTTTGGAAGTTCCGTTTGCGCTCTTGGGGGCTTCAGCAACCGAGCCGACGACATTGCCCGCCACTTGTCGTTGGTTTTCACCACTTGGAGTGAGGTTGACCTCGCTTACTTTGCCCTTGTTGACGCTGCGTGTGTTCTCTCCTGACAAGATTTCAGCAACGGCGGCGACAAAGGAACGGATGGTAGACCGTTGAGATGTGGTTGTCGGCGCTTCAGCAACCGCAGCAGAGCGTGGGATTGTGACTGCTCGCTGGCTGGCTGAGGTTGGAACATCAGCAACGCTTGATATGACATTTCGTATCGTAGCCTTCGTGTTTTCGGTAGTGGAAAGCAGATAAACCGCCCCCGCCTCGACATAGGTTTTCGTGAAGTTCTTGGCGAGAGTGGTGTTGTACCAGTTGTTCGTCGGGTAGAAGTTGCCATAGCCCAATGCTTCTTGACCCAAGATGCCGAGTCCGGTGATGCTGTTCAGTTTTGGAACATACCCACCGCGAGCAAATGTGACGGCTTTGGTGAGGGTGTTGAGCAGCAGGGTTTTCTGGCTGGTTGAGGACAAGATTTCACTAACGGCGCTCAGGCGATATGCCGTTTGCGCTCTCACGCTTTGCGTGTCAAGCAGTTCCGTGACCGTATTAGATTTGCTGAATAACACGGCTCTAACAACTTCTTGGAACAATGTTCCATAAGTTGCAGCGCCCTTCTCGCCAATATTTGTGCCACGCTTGTCTTGTGCTGAAAGCACTTCATTGACCTGAGATGCCACATTGCTCTGTTTTGAGTTTTGGATTTCACCTTTTGCCAATAGTGATGGTTCCGAGGTTTTTGGCAAAGTGCGAGCAGCGCCGCTACTTTCACCTGTGTCCAACTCAATGACTTCCGATGAGCGGATAGCCCCACGAGACACGCCAGAGCCGGGAGTTGTTCTTGTTTCCACCACTTCGCCCACTGTGCCAATGATGGATGACTTGTTGGGCTTGAAGGAAAAAGCCGCTCCAAATCCAAAGTTGGTTGATGATACCGAGCCGTGCCGAAGGTGTCCGAAAAGGGATACCGGACTTATTCCTGAACGGTTCGCCCCATACGCCATCACCAAAGTTCCGGTTTGGAAACCCGTTGTGGTTGTAGCAAGAACTGTCTTGACTGTCTCAATGCCCGGAGGGGCGCTAGCAGGAGAGGTTGCGTTTCCACTATTCGTCACGACGGGGGTGCAGTCCCAAAACTGCGAGCCGGTTTGCACATTGTCCATCCACAACTGATAGAGGTCTTTATCAAGTGGTGATGATGGAGCGGTGCAACCCGCAAGGGAGGTGCTAGACGGTTTGGAAGTCCACGAAAGAGTGGTGTTTCCACCATAAGTCGGCACAACCACCCTGCCCGCAGTTGGCAACGAGGTGTTTGTTCCCGTTCCCACAGTTCCCGATGCCGACCCAAATGAGGTGAAATACATCGTTGACCCTTGGGGGTCAAGGTAGGTCAGACCGTTGTTGACGGTTCCTCCGGTGTTTCCAACCGAAGTTGTAGCAGCCGTAGTCGTTGAGTTGTTGGTGAACATCACGACAAGGACAGGCTGTTCAGCACCCGCCCAGAACTGACCGGAGGGGGTGACGAGATTATTGGTGTTGACGAACCAAGTGGGGCCTAAAAAGCCCAAGTAGTTCGGGTCATAACTGAAGCCTGTGATGTAAGTGTCTTGTGGAATATCCGCACCCGATATCGCTTGTCCAATCCCAAGGTATTTGCCAGTCCAAGTGCTAGGGCCACCTGAAAGGGCCGGCGGAACGGGGTTGTTGGAGTTTGTGACGATGACGTTTGCTGAGCCACCATTGCCGCCAAAGCCAATGACATCTAGGTTCCCAATAAAAAGACCTTCTTGATTGGAATACCTAGTGGAAAAATCTGTGGTCTGGTAGCCAGCAGAGCCAAGGTTCAAGATGCCCGTCACCGCACCGGCTACAACATCATCAACGATGGCGGAAGTCAAGTTGCTGTTATTGACCTTCGTGCTTCCAAATGCGGTGATACTTGGGGTCACGCCATTGCTCGCCCAAGCCAAACCGGAACCCGATGTCGTGTCAACCACTCCACCGTTCTCAATGGTTTTACACCACGTTGTCCGAGGGTTTGTTGGGGGCGTGTAGATGCCCTGAACTGCCATAGCGGTGCAGAGAAGGACTGCGGTAGCAGCACCGGCGTTGAACCCTGTGACGGTGATGCCTCGTGCCATACCTGCCGTGTAAGGCGCTCCAAAAACAGCAAGGTTCACGGCATTGGCGGAAAGGTTGCCCGGAACGCCATATTGGTGAAATAGCGTCGTTGAGGTTGCCGAGAGGTTGGTCGGAACCGAGGTGTTCTCCATACAGGTCAGGTAGACCGAGCCACACGCTACCGAGGCGTAAGTGCCGTTTGATGACTGTGCTTGCGTGGCGGCGGCATTACGAGTCAGCCAAAGGGCAACGAACACATAATCACCCGCAGCAGGGGCAACGCTTAGAAGGTTGGTATAGGGGACAGTGAAAGCGGCGCTAGCCGTTAGTGCCGCACTACTAGCGGACCCAAAGGCGCTGACAAGGGTAGCCATTGTCGGGCTTCCCCGACTAGTTGCTCAACAGGATAGTTGGGGTGACCGTCAGAGTGTCGTTCGCACCGAGGGTTGGCGAAGTGGCATCAGCAAAGTTGCTCACATATAACAACTTACCCGAGTTATCTGAGGTGGTCGCAATGAAGTATCCCGTTGCGGCTGTCCAAGTTCCCGTTGCTGGCCCAAAAGAGATTGCTGAACCCGGATAAACCTTACGACCTGCGTAGAGGTCGCCTACTGAAATCGCAGTCTGCGTTCCCGAAGCGATAGCCGAGGACAACACGATTTGCGTTGAGCCGATGGTGTTCGTCACGATTTTGGTTTCCGTTCCCGAGCCGCCCGTAAGGGTTGCGGTCATACCGGCACGAACATTAGTGTTAGAAGCGACAGTCACGACCCAAGAGCCGTTTCCACCACCGGCGGAGATGGTCGCACCGGAGAGAACTGCCGTGTTAGAGGTAGCGATGGTGCTGAACTGCACCGTTTGGCGAGCGTAGCCCGAGCCAGTCGTTTCAACGAAAGTTCCACCGAGCGTTCCGAGAACTGCGGTAGCGGCGGGAACAGTCGTAGTGGTTCCACCAGAAAGCAAACCGGCGTAGTAGGTGGCGCTGACGGCAGATGCGTTCGTTCCACCCATACTCAACTGAGTGAAAAGGTAGTTCAAGCCATCGTTGGGGAAAATCTGCGCCACTTTTGTCTCCTAGAAGGGTTGGTCGGACACACCTAGTCTGCCACAAGGTTTGGAAAATCTTGCCTTTTCAGCAGGAACAGTCGCAATCAGTGTTGCCGCAAACGCCACTCTTGGCTTGGGTTTCGTCATACAGAACTTTGCTGATGACAATGTGGTTGGCGAGGTCAAGGAAACTGTCCGAGATGCCCTCGTGGTTGAGTTTTTTTCCACCAGCCGCGTTCGTCAAACGCTGCACCTTTTCCAAAGCACGAACGAAACACGACTTCCACGCCGGAATACCGATGGCTTCAGCAGACCGATAGTTGGCGTAAAGGTCAGCGCCAGTCCCATAATCGCTTGATTTGGAAATGTGGATACGCAACATTTCAGCAAGAACGGCACGGAAACGGGGGTCGCCGCCTTCAGGGAACTCGGCAAAGGTGAAAACCGCACGACGACCTGAACCCGCACGAACAATCCGACGACCATCTATGACAAGTCGGTTCTTGGGGGCATTGGCTGAGGTGATAAGCCGTTCCTGTTCGGCAAGGAACTCGTTGATTTCCTCATAACTCTTGCTCATTTGCCCTCCTTGATGTGGTGTTGGATTTGCTCGGCCAATGTCTTGACCGCTCGGATTTCACTACGCAGTTCCTTGATGATTTCGCTACTTGCTTTGGAAATCGTGAGGTGCGAGAGGGCTTGTTCTGCGGCAACGGCATCAGCCCGCTTCGCTGCGATGAGAAGGATTGACCCTTGGAGTCCGGCGAGAGCCGAAAGCATCAGGTTCAGCAGGATGAACGGATACGGGTCCCAGCCCCGATTGGCGAACACCACAACATTGACACTTGCCCAGATGAACATAAAGGTCGTGAAGGTGAAAACAAAGCCCCACGAACCCATCTTGTTGCGAACAATGTCTGCGGCTCTTTCACCACGAGACAGTTCCTCGCCTGTGCGAACGCCGGGGAGTAGTTCCCAAGGTGAAATATCCCAGCCTGTGTCAGTTCCGTCAGTCCAATGGTGATTAGCCATTCGCCAATGCCTCGGCACGGGTAATGATTTTGACGGTGGGCATCAGTTCCAAATACTGAGGGCGGTGCTGATGATAGGAGTAGATGGGCTTGCCGGTGCTGACTGCAACCAACACTTCCAACTTCGCACCTTCGCTTCGACCCCAACCCGGCAACACGGCTACCGCATCACATTTCAGTAGTTCCGGCAGGAGGGCCTTCATTGCGTTTGTAAAGGTTTCATCCGTTGCGGGTGCGTCATCTCCCTCAGATGGTGAAAAAACCTCGTAGCCAGCCTCTCGGAGCCGTTTGGTGGCTTCCTCAAATGCTGCGCTGTTGTTTTGCGGCAGACCCCTCATCGGGCCGGCAATGTAGAACTTGTTTGTCATAGGATTTCGTAATCACCCCAACCGTTGCGTTCGTATCCCGTTCCAACGCCAACGGTCAACATTCCAGCAGGCGATGATGCGCCCGAAGTGCTTGTGAACCACGCTGAACCGCCATCCATCGCAGGGCATTGGAAAAAGGTGCGACCTGTGGCTTCAGAAACGACTGCGTGGTGAAGGTGTCCGGCGAACAAGAGTTTGGCGGCAGCAATAGGTTGCTCGCCCATTACTTGACCTTTCCACCACCCCTCCGCTTTGGCCGAGGCGTTTGTGCCGTTGCGGAACTGATGTCCGTGTGCAAAACCCACATTTACACCACAGATGTTCAGTGTGATAGTCATATCCTCTTGGATGAGTCCATCAAACTGTGGCATTGAGACTTTGCCGTATCGCTCGGGGTTTTTAGTGAAAGCACGGTAGGTCATTGCCACCGCATCCAAATCGTCATTGTCAGTCCAAGAGGTGAACGCTTTGCCGTTAGACCTGTTCTCGCCGTGATTACCCGGAACTGCGGCCATCACGATTTCCAAATCAGGAAAGTTTTTCACCAACAACTCAATGAGGCGGTCAAGGAGAAAGATGACTGCATCTTTTTGCTCTCGCCTGTCCAAACGAACGGTGAAGCGTTGCATTGCGTAGTGGTTGTCGCAGTTTTCCACCAAGTCGCCCATTCCGACGACATAAATCACCGAAGGCCCACGACCCATCTTGCGGAGGAACCGCACCTTTTCGATGAACTTGTCTTGTGCTGAACAGATGCGCTCAATGGCCGCTTCCGGCCCGCCACCTTCGCCCTTGCCCAACTGCCAATCGCTCGCCAAAAGAAGTAAGGCTTGATTGCCGTAGTCCACATCGTTTTCACTACGCTTGGTTGGCTTGCGGTTTTGGATGTGAGCGAATAGACGCTTCACCTCATCAGAAAGGAAGCCATCCTCTTGTCGTTTGCGGATAGACGCTCGGTAGTAGCGCATCCTTTGTGTTTCACCACCGCCAATAGCGGCATCCCACGCACGAATGTGAACTGACCCGTCAACGATTTCCGTCTTTTCAGGTGAAAGTCCCCAATCGGCAATGATGGTTTCCCATAAGGCTTGGTCGGGTTCATCGGGGAGGGCCGGACTGTCAATAAAGCCCTTTTCACCATCCCACTTGATACCCGGCTCGTTGCCTTTTGGAACATTGTGCTTGGTGAACGGCTTTGCTGCGTCGTCAAGCGCCACGATAAACCCCCTTGTGGATGGTGTTCTCGGGGCATTTGCATTGCCCATCTAAGTGCCGTTTGAGGGTCTTTTCGTTGAGGTGTTTTCCGTCGGCAGTCACGACACGGGAAATCCAACCTGCGGGCTTGATTTCACCAACCCAACGAGCAAAAGTCGTTTGGTCGTCTTTGTCTAATCCCTCGTGGAAGTCAACAAACTTGCAGGTGAATACCTGCTCTAGTCGTTGCTCGGCATCCTTTAGCGACATAGTGAAATCGTATCACGCTATGCGCGCAATACGACTTCCTACTTGGTTGCTCGCTTGACCGTCTTAGTCGCAGGCTTCTTGGCTGGTGATTTGGCGGCGACAGGCTTCTCAACCTCAACGCTCTCGACTGACTTGATTTCCAAAACTGCCTCTGGCTCGACTTCAGCAACTTCCTCAACGGCTTCAGGTTCAGCAACAACCTCTTGGATGTGGCCGTAAGCGTTGCCCCAGTTGTATTCGTGGCTTGTCATCTCGGAGAAGCGGATGGTGTCGCCTTCGGCATAAGTCTTTCCACCAAACTGACACAGGTGCATAATGCGGTAAATGGGTTCGTTTTCCATAAAGGAAATCGTATCACCACAAAGCAAAATCCCCCCGACCCGAAGGCCGAGGGGATTTCACTGACTGCAACTTCTGGCTTAGATAATACTAGTCCAAAAGTAGCCGAGGTCTGCGGCGACAACCTTGTTGTCAAAGGCGATTTCACCTTCAACTCGGTCTGCCTTCAGTTCCTCCATACGGAAGCGGCTAACGCCAACCGTCGTACCGAGGCCACCCGAAACGCCAGTCCACATAAAGGTGTATCCGGCTGATGGGGTCATAAGACCCGGGTTCGGGGCAACGTAGCAGAGCAGGGCGTTGTTTCCAGCCGTGAAACTGTAAGACGCGGCGGTCTGACCTTCGTTGGATGGGTTGACAACAGCCTTTGCGACGAGAACACGGTCAATGCCGAACAGGGCAGCGAGCAAGTCCTCGGTCACGATTGCACCGGCTTGGGTGTACTTGTAGCGGTCAACAAGGATTGGGTGAGCCTTCAACTTTTGGAACACGGCGTAAGAGAGAACAAGCGTGTTCGGCTCAAATCCGGTGTTCTGAAGCACGGTGGTCTTGCCCAACTCAACATCCACGATTGGGTTTGAGGTGTAGGTGACACCCGTGGTGTAGTCGCTCCACTTCACAGCCTGCGTTGCGGCAGGTGCGGAGTTGGTTGATGATGCGACACCCGTGATGTTGGTTCCCCAAATACCGGAGGTGAAGTAGTCGGCGGCCCACTGAACCTCACGACGGAGAAGGAGGCGTTGGGTGACGAACTGCGTCGCTTCCATATCCGGGTTGAGAGGGTTGTCGGCGTTGGCGCGGGTCTGGTCACCGATGTCCTTGTGAAATGCGTAGACATCCGCAAGGTAGTTGTCGGTGGTCAAGCCGTAGCCGGAACCTGCCGAGGCAGTTCCATCAGCACGACGCTGAGCCTCGTCACGGAACCAGTCATCCTTCGTGTACTTGAAGTAGATGTTTGACTTCTTGTCCACAGGGACGATTGGGAAAACCTTGTCAGCGACAAAGTTGTTGGTGTTCTGCAAGTACGCAACCGAGATGTTGGTCAAGATTGCGTCAATGTGAACGTTGTTTACGTTAGGTGATGGCATTTTCTAGTCCTTTCCTGACTATGCCGACAAGACGGCGGCGGTGGTGGAAACGACCATCGTGATGATGTCTCCAGTGGCTCCCGAACTTCCCGAAGCCGTGAGTGCGGTACCAAAGATGTACTTGGAGTTGGTAGTTGCGGCAGCGGCAGTCACAGGAACGGCACGACCCGATGAGTCAACCGACAAACGAGCGCCGATGGCGATGTTCGTTGCACCTGCAACAACCTTCGTGATACCCGAGATGGTCACTTCGGCCTCACCGTAGTTAGTGAAACCACCTGAGGTGATGCTCTTAGGCTGGTTCTGAAGGATGCCGATGCAGTAGTCCGTTGCGGCGGTAGCGACAACGCAGGCAGGAGTGCCGGTAAGCACGTTTCCATCCAACTTCACGAACTTGTATTGCGATGACGAAAGGTCACCGTTAGCGACCAGTGAAATCTTGACTGCGTATGGATTTTGTTCCCAAGCCATTAGCGACCTGCCTTTTCGTTGATGTAAGCGGTGTAGAGGTCAGGGTTGCTCTGAGCAACTGACATAAGGGCGCTCTCAAACGAAGGGGCAACGCCGTCAGCCACGAGTGACTTGGCAAGGCTCTCCATCTTGCTGAAAGCGTCGTCAGCAGCAACAGGGGCTTCTGAACCGACCTCAGTGAAAACTGCGTTGGTTGCGGCGAGTTCGTTGGCGCTGTCAAGTGCCTTCACGATTTCGTTCGCAAGAACACCATCGGACTCAGCAAGGCGACGAAGCGCAGGGCCGACGATGGATGGGTCAAAGGTAAGGTGCGACCATTGCGAAGCCTTGATAACAGCGGCCTCGTCGGCGCGAGCCTCACGCTCGGCAATGAGGGCGGCTTCACTTGCAGCGGCCTTACGGAGTGCTGCGTCAGCGTTTGCTGAAGCGTCGTCAAGCATCTTGCGGATTGCCGCAGGCATAGCCTTGATGATTTCAGCCTCGCTCGCAGCCTCAGGAATGATGACGACCTCTGGGGCCGACACCTCTGGGGTGAAAGACATAGTTTCCTCCTTGGAAACAGGGGTTGTGATTACCTCATCGGTGGATACCGACTTGGAAGCCTCAACGATTTCAGTAGGCGAACCCACCTCATCGTCAAAGCGCAGTTCGTCAAGAACCGCAGTCACATCGGAGGGAGTTGCAGACTTCATTACTACCCAACCCTCAGTGAGATGCGCCGGGTGGTCAACACCCGATGTCTCCTTGATGTTGAGTTTCACTAGTTTGCGTGCCACTCTTACTCCTTACGACCTTTACCACGGGTATGACACCCAATGGTCTTGACAGTTCTAAGAGTAGGGGCTGTTTTGGATTTGTCAACCGTTGAGTGTTTTCAGCACACCCAACCGCTCTTTAGAACGGGTAGTCGTCGGCTGTGGAGTAGAGCGGACAGATGTTCCTGAACGAACACCACTTGTCGCAGAGGTTGTTTCTGATGGCAGGGAAGTGACCGCTTTCATACCAGCCGTCAATCTTTTCCCACGCTTCACGAACCCGCTTTTCAGCATAGGCAACATCAGCATCAGTGACATCAACCGTGAGGGTTTTTCCAAACTGCACATAGAGCAAGCGGATTTGCTTGGGGCGTTCACCTAAGACTTGCTCGCACAGGTAGGCGTAGATTTTGGCAGGAAGGAGTGCTGAAGCCTTGTATTTGTCCTGAGGCACTTTGCCGGTCTTGTAGTCCACAATGGCGAGGGAGCCATCAGCATCACGGTCTAGGCGGTCTAGGATGCCACGCAGTCCAAACCCACCCATATCCAAATCCAACCTGATTTCGATACCCTCGCTTTGGATTTCAGCAGGGTTCTCCATCGTGAAGTAGGTGCGGATGTATTTGGCGAGGTCACGGGTGAACACCTGACGAGCAATCTCATCAAGTTCCATTTCAGCAGCAATCTCGTCACTGACAAGTTCGGGCAACATCTCACGCATTACATCCAGCGTGTAGTCAATCGTTCGCAGTTCGGGGTTTTCAGCAGTTCGGAGGAACACTGTTTCCAAAATGGCGTGGAACACAGTCCCCCGATAGGTCGCCATTTTTTTGGCTTCGGGAAGTCTCTCCACTGAACTGTATTGGTATTGCCGAGGGCAAGTCTCAATCTGGTTCACTCGGCTTGGTGAAACACCGTCGGGCTTAGGGCCGAGATACAGAGGGGTGGATGACATCAAGCCATCCTAGCAAGGTGATACCTCGAAGGCAAGGATTAGAACAGGGTTTGGAACTTGTTGTATTCCCGTGATTTGCGGAGGGCTTTGTTGACCTTTTCAGCAAGCCTCATCGCCGCTTGCAAGTCACGGCAGTAGATACTGAAATCTTGCAGGTAGACGATGATGCCACCCTCGTTGTCACGACGGATAAGACGCAGTTCGGCGTATTCCTTGCCCTGCCACGCAATAAAGGTGAAAGGGTCATCCTTTGCCTCACGCTGCCCAAAGTTGTCAAGTTCCGACCACTTCAGTTTTTTGCTGAACATCAGTTGCTACCCTCGGCATACTGAACGAGGTGGGTCATTGGCTCAATAGAGTCCAACTTGCCTTCCAACTTCTCAATGTGCTGACCGGCAATGCCAAGAGCCTCGGTGAGGCGCTGATTGTCGGCGGCCAACTCGCCAATCGTGTCTTTCTGACGAAGCACGATGTTGAGCAGGCTGGTGATGTCGTTCGTTTCGTAGGCATCGTGAACAAGTGCCTTGTGAACGCGGTCTACGAGAACGTCTAATGGTTCGGACATAGTTGCCACTCCTTGTAGGGGGGTTGCTGTAATGATGTTATCACACCCCTGTCGCTTTACTGCACTTCACCCACGAAACGCATCCAAGTTGAAGGTTGCTCAGGGTCGGGCTGAAACTCAAACTCAGTCTCACGGAAACAGGCTACGCAGATGACACGGATTATTCCAGCACTTGTATCTTGGGTGCGCCAATCGTGCTCGCAGACTTCGGGGGTCTTTCCGTTCACCACTTTCACGCTCCGGTGATAGGGGTCACGGATAATCTTGCCCTGCCGTTCCAAATCTTTGAGAACCTGTTGCATTGTCGAGGTACTGCTGATACCGACGGCTTTGCCAATGGTGCGGATGGAAGGCGGATAGCCCAACTGTTTCCAATGCCACGAGATGTATCGAACAACATCGTTGCCCGTTCGTGTGGTGTAGTTGTCTCCGTTCAGAAGCACAGGCATCCTTTTCACTAGATGAGCCTGATGCTACTTCCAAAACTCAAACGAAACTAGACATCTACTACTTTCTTTGGGCGCTCAGGCTAGAGGGGTCATCAAGGTCGCAGGCTTTGGCTCGGGTGCGCTGATGACGAAGTTCGCCAAGAACTTCCTCAACCGCAGCGCCGCAAGCCCCACATAACTCAACGGTTTCACTCATAGCCAAATCCTATCCCTGTTGGTGAAAGAGAGCAAGGTTTGTTTCATCCCCCCTGAAACAGGGCCTTTGCTGAAACATCTTAGAACTCAGGATTGAGAACCACATCTTGAAGGAGTTGTGCAGCGAACGCCGAGGCATCGTCAGGTGAAACTCCGTTGTGAGCGGCCAAGCGCCCTGCCGCGTTTTGGAACGCCTTTTTGTAGACGGCTAACTCATCATTCTTTTCACCAATGATGACCCGCATCTCACTTCCGGCAATCGTGAGGACTTCATTCTGACGAACCAATGCTTTGATGGTCTGCTGATTTTCGGCAACTTGTTCTTGAAGGGCTTTCTTACGCATCAGTCAACCAAGTATTTCTGTGGGAGTTTTCCGGTGAAACGAACGCCATTCTGCTCAACGCCAAACGGGAACCGCTCTGGGCAGAGGCTACAGGTGATAAAGACCTTGTTCCCATTCCCCGCCATCGTCATCACAATCCATTTGTGTTTGGTGTTCGCACACTTAGACATTCCGTAATCCTTTCGCCACACGCTCAATGAAGCCTTGGGCTTCGGCAAGGCTAGCAAAGTCGTCGCTAGTGAAAACAATGTGGAAGGAATAGTCAACTTCCTCATAGATTTTTGCGCTGAACTGTGGGCCTACTTCCAAACCAACCAGCCGCTTCTCGCCTTCGTTGAGTTCAGTCATTTGTCGCCTTTGTGCTGAAGTCCAAAACAACATTGTTCATTAGAGGTTGGTCGCCCTCAATCCGTGTGCGAGCGATTTCACCATACTCAGGGTTCAGTTCTGTGCCGATGAAGTGCCTTCCAAAACGCATTGCTACGACGGCTACAGTCCCACTTCCGGTGAAAGGGTCAAGCACCGTATCCCCGATTTCCGAGCCTGCCAAGACGCACGGTTCCACCAACGCCTCTGGCATCACGGCAAAATGCGCTCCCTTGAACGGCTTGGTGTTTATTGTCCAAACCGACCTGCGGTTCCGCTTCCCGTCATAGACCTTGTATTCCGGTGGTCGAGCGTTCACGCCCTCCATCCCATACCTTTCAGCACTTCCCTTTGCCGCTTTGTATCCGGCGGGCATCACGCCATCCTCTTTGACCGCTTCGTAGTCGTAGAAGTATTTAGGTGATTTGGAAAGGAGAAAGACATACTCGTGGGCTTTGGTCGGCCTGTCGGTGACGCTCTCAGGCATCGGATTGGGCTTGTGCCAAATGATGTCGCTGCGGAGGTACCAACCGTCTTGCTGTAATCCGAGAGCCACTCGCCAAGGAACACCCATCAAGTCCTTCGGCTTTACACCAGCGTTTTGCAACCAATCTGGGCGATTGCGGACATTGGCGATGTGCTGACCGCCCGCTTGGGAGATGCCGGTCTTGTTGTAGTTTCCACCACCACCTCCCGCATAGGAGTCTCCGAGGTTGAGCCACAGGGTTCCGTCATCAGCAAGAACACGCTTGACCTCACGGAACAAGCCAACCATTTCACTAACATAGGCGGCAGGAGTTTGTTCCAAACCCATTTGGCTGTCAACACGGGTAGCCCCACACTTCAGGCAAGCAGACCTATCACCACGGGTCACACGCTCGGCAAAGACCGCTTTCCCATCCGCATCTGTCGCTGAAATCGTGTGTTCGCAGTTCGGGTCGCCACCTTCGTAATCTGAAGTCCCGTAGTCACGCAATCCAAAATAGGGTGGTGAAGTCACGGCGCAACGAACTGAGCCATCAGGGATTTCAGCAAGACGCTTGCGGGCATCGCCAATGAGGATACGGGCATTAGTCAACGATGTTCACCTCATTGAGTAAGGGGGCTGCATCCACAATCCTCGTCTTGGCGATTTCAGCATATGCAGGGTTGAGTTCGGTTCCCACGAAGTTCCTTCCAAAACGGTTCGCCACAACAGCAACCGTTCCGCTTCCCATAAAGGGGTCAAGAACTGTGTCCCCCTGTGCTGAACCGGCAAGGACACACGGCTCTACAAGGGCTTCGGGCATTACCGCAAAGTGAGCGCCCTTGAATGGTTTTGTGTTGATGCTCCAAACCGAACGGCGGTTGCGCCCTAGTGGGTTGCTCGTCATATTTCCAAGTTCGGGTGTGTAAGAATATCCAGCCATACTCTTTTCACTACCGCCTCCATTTTGGGAGCGCCCCCTTGGGGCAAGGTCACGCTTTTTTGTGGCCTCACTAAGCGGTTCTCTGATGGCATTGTGGTCGTAGTAATACTTTGGTGATTTGGAAAGCAAGAACAGATACTCGTGAGCCTTTGTAGGCCGGTCTTTCATTGCTTCAGGCATTGGGTTCGGTTTTGACCAAATGATGTCTGAGCGCAAATACCAGCCGTCATCCTGTAGGGCAAAAGCGACACGCCACGGGATGCCGATGAGGTCTTTGGGCTTGATGGTGTGGTGTTTCCCGTCGGTTGGTCGGGTTTGGTTTTTACCACCGAGCGTTTGATGCGCTTGGTTGAGGCTTGCGCCACGCTTCGCTCTCTCCGCTTGGTGTTCAGCACCGCCATTCGCAGACTGACCCTTACCGCCCCAATAACTGTCGCCCAAGTTGAGCCAGACTGTTCCATCAGATTTCAGCACACGGCGGACTTCACGGAACAACTCAACAAGTGCATCCACGAAGTCCTCAGGTGATTTTTCCAAACCTATCTGACCGTCTACCCCATAGTCCCGTAAGCCAAAGTAAGGCGGGGAGGTGATTACGGTTTGGATTGTCTCGTCAGGGATTTCCAAAAGGCGCTTCCGAACATCGCCTAGAAGGATGGTTGATTTCACCTCGTAGCCCTGTCAATCTCAACGAGCCGCTTCACAATCCATTCGACACAGGGAACAGCAACGGCATTTCCCATTTGCTTGTAGCGGGGAGCGTCGGCTTGTGAAATCAAACCCTTCTTTTCGTCAATGCGGAACTCTGTCCACGGTTGCTTCGCCCGTAGGTGGAACCTGTAAGTAGTCACCCCGTTGGTTGGCGTTTGAGTGAACCCAATGATGGCAGGGATTACAGAGCAACACAAGGTTTGTAAGTTCTGTTCTAAGTGGTTCGTGTCCGAAAGGAACAATGTGGTGGGTGTGGTAGGTGGGTGTTGTATGGTCAAATCGGATACGACATCTTTGGCAAGTAGCGTCATCTCGTTGCCAGACAGCCTTACGAACGGCACGCCACTCTTTACTGTTGTCAAACTTGTCTCGCTCGTTGGTGATGCCACCTTGCCATTGAGCGTTATTAGACCCAGAGTTTGCAATGTAAGCACAAGCCGTGGAACAAAATCTGCGTTTAGCAGAGGATGGGCTGACCTGCTTGACTTCTCCGCAGTATTCACAGACAATATCAACTTTCCTTGACTGTGTATTTCCAGCATTTCGCCCTCGCAGTTGACTTCCACATTGACCAGAGCAGGTTCGGCGGTTTGATGAGCGTTTGTAGGTGAAATGTTTTCCGCAGATTTCGCAGTCTCGCTCGGCTGTTCGTTTGCGACACTCAAAGCAGGTGATGGCGACTTGGGATTTTGGTTTTCCGCATCCACATAGTTCTTTAGAGGGTCTGAACACCACTCAATAATACCAATGTTTTCTACGGTGGGAAATCCTTGAAGCCGCTCACACTCCTTTGGAGTGAGGCGACGAACGGTTGAGGTGATTGCGGGCGAAACTGTTGCGATGCTTTGACCGCCTGTGGCAAGGAGGGTGTAGGCGGGGTCGTTTTCACTACCCACGCCGATGCCGTTCTGCTGGTGGTTCATCTCTCGACCATCTTGGATTGGAAAAATCGTCGGCTCGACTTCCACGATGAAGGTTTGAGCGTGATGACTTTGTGGTGATGGTTGGTGGGCTTGCAAGGCGTTGACTGCCGAGAGTTCGGTTGCGCTGAAAGTGTTGCTCTGTGCATCCTCACGCACCGAGTAGGCAACTGCCTGTATTTGCGTTCCGCTATTTGCACCGGCGACGAGCGAGCCAATGATGTTCTCACGGGCATTGAGTTCTTGGTCAATGCCGATGATTGGGTCGGCGTAGGCGACAAGGGGGGTGTTATTCCCGCCCGTTCCCATACGGGAAGTCAAAGTTGGAATGGTCTTTTCAGCAATACGAGCGCCATCCCCGTGAGTGGCGCTGTCAAAGAAAATCGGCTCCATACCGACTTCGGTGAAACTTGGCGCTGCCTGCGAAGCCTTCAGGGTTGGTGAAATGTCCTCAAACACATTTGCGTTAGACCCAAACTGCGTGTCAAATGCCAGCGTTTGTGGTGAAGTCACGCTTCCTTCTGCGCCACCGCTTCTAGTGCGGCGTTTAGGAGTGGTGGAAGTTTCTTGTTCCTTCTTGATGCTCTGTTCAAGATACCCTGACAAGCCCTCGGAGAGAGCGAGTATTTCACTAGTTGTGGCCCCGGTATCTCCAAAACTTCCGACAATGAACACTCGACGGCGGCGTTGGGGGACTCCAAAGTATTGAGCATCCAAAACTCGGTAGGTGACCCCGTACCCGCGCTCAACCAGCGCCCCGAGAACGGCTCCAAAGTCTTGTCCTCTGTTAGATGACAAAAGACCGGGGACATTTTCGAGGATGAAGTATTGCGGCGTGAGTTCGTCAATGAGGCGAGCGATTTCCCAAAAGAGGCCAGAACGCTTGCCAGCCAAACCGGCCCGTTTTCCAGCAACGCTGAGGTCTTGGCAGGGGAAGCCTCCGGTGAGGATGCCTCGTTCGGGAACAAATCCTGCTGAAATAAGTTGCTCACCTGTGACCTCCGTGACATCGGGAAAGAGCGTGCTGTTTGGAAAACGGTGTGCAAGAACCCCTCTGGCGTTCTTGTCTATTTCCACCGCAGCGACGACTTTTACGCCTTGTCGCTCTAATGCCAAGTCAAACCCGCCAACCCCTGCAAAGAGGCTTACGGCGGTCAAATCCGTTGTCGGTTTCAGCACAGCGAAAGAGTACCATAGACACGGTTTTGGATGCCGTGCCTATGGTCTACTTTTCACCAAGCGGCGCACCCGTATTGGTCGGGAACCTGATACCCAGCGTTGATTTTTTTAGCAACCGCAATCTGTTGGATTGGCGTTGCATCAGCAGCGTTGGCAGGAACGCCCATACCTCGTGAGTAATACGACCAGTTGTAGTTGCTGATGCCAAGACCGCCTGAGTACATTCCACCACGAATGTGCCAGTTGCCACCTTCCTCACAAATGGCAACTCGTGTCCACGCAGCCACATCAGCAGCCGTGACCCCATAGGGATTACCGTTGATGGGGCTTGGGGCGACAGTCGTTGTAGTGACTTTTGGAACAACCGGAGGGGCGACATACGGTTTCACTGTCGTTGTCGTGACAGGTGGAACCGTTGTAGTGGTGATGGGGGGAGTTGTCGTTGTCGTCGTCGGCCTGATGTTGAAGGTTCGGTTTGGAACCTTGTAGGTCAAACCGTTGATTGTCCAACTACATCCGTGATTGCAGTTTTCGGGCGTGGCGGAAGCGGGTGGTGAAACCTGACTTCCTCCCGATAGCAAAATGCAGAGCGAGACTGTGAGTGCGAGAGCCATTCCTCGCACCGCAACTACCACGCGCCTGCCTTTGACGAGGGATAGGACACACAAGGCTCTATTTCAACCCTGCTCACTTCATTGGCGGCTTGGTAGCCGTTGCTGTTAGTGGTGTTGTGAAGCACAACGCCTCCTTTGGGTAGCCATTGGGGGTTGGAATACTTTACCCGAACGATTGTTCGATGGCAACTTTGGAACACGGGTGGCGTGTTTTCCCTAGTGAAATGGCACTTGCGGGGGCTTTGTGAACGCCCGTAGCGGTTTAGGGGTTAGTGAGTTGCGTTGTAATCAGCAAGGCTCATCGTCGTGCCATCAGGCAGGAACACGACTGTCCCGACGATGGTGATGGCAACGCCCGAGGTATCAACATTGTCAAAGACGCGAGCAATCAAGTTGCCGTCTTTGTCCAAATATTCGTTGGCGCTCACAGGTGGAAGGTCATCCTCAGACTTCATAAACCACAGTTTAGCAGATTTGTTTGTCTTATCCCAACCAAGTATTCCGGCAATCCGCATCGTCAGGGCTGATTTTGGAAGTTGTGGCACGGAATACATCGCTCGTGCTTCGGCAACAACCTCTTGGAGTTTGGTGGAACCGTAAGTCGTCACGCCAATCTCACGCAATACTTTTTGGGTGGAAACGCTCACAGGATAACTTCCGCTCCCCTCCTTCATCCGGTAGTCAATGTAATCAGCACGGCTAACAACGACCCCGTTGCCCACATCAAAGCCTGTGTATTTTCTTGGTGTTCCCCTGAGGACTTCCGCGTAAGCATCCCGTTGGCTAGCCTCCCACGCACTTGCATCGGTGAAACGAGCATAACTACCAGAGATAGCCCAACGATTTGCTACCCCCGCCGCTTGCACCGCTTCGGTGAGTGCGGGATAGATTTCACTAATCTTGTGACCCTCGGAAAAGAAGTCCGAGTGGCCGAGTTCGTGCGCCACCATTGTCTCAATGATTTTCTGTGGTGAAACGAAGGAGGCGCAGGAGTTGTGGAGGTTATTCGTCATCGCTTCGGTGCGTGGCTGTTGGTCATACAACTCCGCCATCTTGGTGATAAGTTCCTCACGCTCAGGCGTTCCCTTTGCCATTTCCATCAGCGCCAGCGACAAGTCTGCGCCAACAAGTGCTGTATTCGTCACTTGCTTCTCAAACTGCTCACGCTGATGGTCAAGGGTTTGGACAACCTCCGAGTAGCGCCCCATATTTACGATATTTGGGTCTGCGCTTGTCACATAAGCAAGTGCATCTCTACCGACATTTGCTTCAGCAACGAAGTTGACAGTTTTGCCGGAGGTTTGGTTCTCGATAGTTTCCAAAACCATCTGCGAATACTTTTCAGCAGGCTTCCAACCCCGTGAGCGGGTGGCAAAGATGGCCGTGTTGCCGTTTTTGGAAGTCAGGACAATGCGGCTTCCATCCTTGGACTTCAGTTTCCAGCCCTTCGGTAGACCAGCGATGGTGGGGGATTTGGCTCGTGGCTTCCGTGCTGAAGTGGTTGTGCCAGCGCCACCGACCTCAACGAACTGATTGCCGTGGAATACGTGTCCGGGAAGGTCGCCCTTGGTGATTGAGCCGTCTCGTGGGAACAACGGCTCGTCAAAGCCCCATTCGTAATACTTGGTGAGGTTCATCGGAAGCCACCTTCCGGTGCTGTTAGTGGTTGTGTCTGGGTCATAGAAACCTTGATGTATTGCTTGTTGCCTGAACCCATTGTCTCAACCTTGTCCACTCGCATTTCACCACCAACGACCCACTCCTTCTCGTAGGCATACTGCCCACGATAAAGATTGCCGTCTAGCGGTAGTCCTTGTGCGCCCGAACTAAGGGCAAACATTACCGGAACCCCCGGTTGTCGTTCACGCCCCGCCCCGCCGACAGAAAACCTCATTGAGTGGTTGCGGTTTTCACTAAAGCCGGAGATTGGAACATCGGTTTTTTCGCCAACCGTGAAGCGTTGCATTATTTCCTCTACCGTGGAGTTGGAACTACCAAGGGTCATTCCACGCCAGAGCGTTCCGGTGCTTTCTTGGGCGTTCGTGGTGACTTCGTTGAGTAATGCGGCACAGGCGGCACGGTCATCCTCTTGCACAGACGAAACCCAAGGTGGGTTGCCTATTCCACCAACAATCTCTGGCAACATTGCCCGTAGAACTTTTGGGTCGCCCTTCCATTGCCTAGCAGCGTTCATCAAATCATCGTGAGTTGGTGTTCTTGGAACAAGGGCTTTTGTGGGGTCTTGACCTTCGTTGGGATACCAACTGCGTGAACGGGTCCAAATGTAGTTGAAGTGGGCTTCTCCGCCTACCTCGTTAGGCGTTGGAAATCGCTCAAACCGTTGGTTTTCACCACCGCCTTCCCCTGTTTCCCACTGATTACCACGAAACGGATGACCCGGCACATCGCCCTTGGTGATTTTGGACTTGATGATGGTCGGTTTTGGATTTGGAAGTGCTGCGACTTCGGCTGCACTTTCTGGTGAAAACCCTTGTAGACCTCGGTAGTTGAGCGTTTGGACACCCAACTTGTCGTGGTATGGCTGGCTGTCAGGGGTTGTCTCGTAGGTGACGGTCAAGCCCTTTTCAGCGGCAAGTTGGAGCGCCTGCTCCATAAGGGCTGTTGCCGCACCCGGCATCGTTCCCGTAGAGCCGAGATAGCCAATAGAGGCGTGTGGAACTTCAGGGCCTTTGAGGTCGCCCAAACGAACGCCACTTTCGTGAGTGGTGATGTTGACGGCAGATACCATCTCGCCGTCTTTATCGCGAGCAACGAACAAGTGTGACGAAGTAATGCCATAGTTTTCACTATTTGCGTTATTGACACCGGCTTTGGCGTGAAGGGCGGCTTCGGCTAAGAAGCGGATGCCTTGTTGGTGACGAGCATCCATTTGCTTGTATTCAGGCTTCCTCATAATGTCCTGAACTTGATTTTGGATTTCCTGCATTTTGTCGTAGTTGTCAATGCGCTCTACTTTTCCACCAGCGTCGTAGAACTCTTTGAGGTTGCGGGCGAAAACGGCAATGTTGTCAGGCATTTCACCACCGCCCTTCCCACCTGTCCATTGGTTTCCGTGGAAAGGATGTCCGGGTGTGTCGCCTTTGTTGACCTCGGAGGGGGAGTGTCCCTCTCCCATCTGGTCAGTGAAATGTGCAACTTTGGCTTCGTAGTCTTGGTCTTTCGCCTTGCTCTCTAGCAATGTGCGTTCGGCTTCATCACTTGCTTTTTCAGCCTGCGCTCGATATGCCGCTGCGGCTCGCTCGTGCATAAATCCGGCGCTTTCATAACGCTGTTTTTCACGCAGGTTCAAGGCTCGGAGCGCCAAGTCATCAGCAGGGCTAGCGGCTTCCTGTTTTGGAACGGAGATGCCTTCACCTAAGTTGCCCCACGACTGCTCATCCTTTTTGGGGATGAAGTTTGTGTAGTTGAACGACTTTTTGACACGCTTGCGAGCGTGGGCTGAAATCATTTCCAAAATAGACTTGGTAGCCCCGTGAGCGTTCTTGCCGTATGCCTTTTTCAGCACACGACGCAGTTCGGCCTTGCGAACCATTCCCATACGGGGATTGCCCTTTGCATCACCAAACGCTGTGGCAATGGGGATGAGTTTGGAAGCGGGCATATCCACTCGGTAGATTGGAAGTGTGGGGTGACTATCCAAGCCTTCGTGCAGGGCAACTGCCGCCGCCCAGTTGTGGTGACCGTCAATCACGATGCCATCGCTAGACACGAGAATACGGCTGCTGTCTGGCAATCCCGTCGGGTTTTTGGCGATGATGCCACCGATGTTTCCAGCAACCATCTCCTTTTGGTAGGGGGAGAGCGTGGTGGGGTCAACCCGTTCCTCGGTGGTCTTTACGCCGTGTTCAGTTTCCAGCATACTTAGGAACTCTGGGCGTTGTTCCTCTGTGATTTGCGGCATCTCCTTGCGGGAAATACCACCGCCTACTCCCTCGTCGCCCAACAGTGGGCCTCTCGGCCCTTCTGTGCCGGTCTTGATTTCAGTAGCGTCAACGGTTTGGAACTCTTTAGGAAGTTCGGTGACTTGGCGAAAGAAGTCAAGGAGTTGGTCTGGCGGGATGGTCGGCATTTCACCATCAAGGATTTTCTGCGCTTGTGCTTGCGCCCATTCCTTCTTGGTTTGACCTTCAGGCTTCTTGTCCTCGGATTTCTTGTCCTCGGGCTTCTCAGGCTCTTTTGGCTTCTCTGCTGTTTCCTTTGGTTCGGCAGGCTTTTCAGCAGCCTCCGGTGCGACTGAGGCTTGGTTCCTTCCGGGGCCGACTTGATTGCGCCCCGGGTCTACTTGGCGTGGTGCTTCCCCTCCGCCTCCGATGCCACCCGTGTGCTGATTACCGTGAAACTCGTGACCGATTTCCTCTTTGCGGACTTCGCTTTCCAAAACTGACTTTGCCCACGACCAACCGGCATCACCACCCCAAGCATCCCAAGCGACTCGACCCGCAGATGGGTAGCCATCCTCGCCTTGCTGAAAGCCCTCTGCCTTCTTGTCTACTTGGTGGCGGTCAAAGTATGCCTTCATCCGCTTCAGGGTGTCTAGTGAAACAGGGTGGGCGTTAGCGAGGTCAGATGCACGCTTACGACCCACAGGGGTGAAACCAGAGCCAGCCTTCCCTTCCTTCAACCAGCCCAATGCTCGCTGAGCCGCTTCTTGCACACCCTTCGGTGGCGTGAGTGCGTCTTTCACCACAACGGCTACTTGGTCAAGGATTTGGAAAGCGGCAAACAGGCGGTCAAAGTTGTCCATCAGGTTTTGGTGCTTGTCTGCCATACCCAATGTGCTGAACTCGTTGGCAAGGGCGACGAACTTTGGTCGGAGGCGTTCCAAACCTTCAAGTGTCAAGCCGTTATTCCACATTTCAGCAACGAACTCCGGTTGTGGAGTGCGTGGGCGGAAGTTGCACAGAGCGTGGTCAATGCCGACGATGCGATTATCTGATGTGGTAATCCAGTTCTTGGGGCGGCGGTCTGCGTTTGCCACGAAGTAGTCAAAGAGTTTGAGTGCTGTTCCCTGAGCGCCTTTTGGAAGTTCAGTTTCGTATTTTTCGTTTGCAGGCGTTCCGTTGATGAAGGGCATAATGACCTTCGTGGGGCTAGTGAAATAGCAATCACGGATGGGGGCGTTCATTGCCTTGCCCACACGACCAGCCAGATACTCCTGCGCTGCCAAGATTTCAGCAGGGTAGAGCCGACCCGTCTTGTTCCCAACCCAGTCCTTCATCTCCTTTTCCAAACCGCCGGAGCCATCAGCAAATCGAACAAACGAGAAACCGTTATTTTGGTTGCCGATGAACTTCCCCTCTAGGGGTTCACGACCTGCGATGTCAGTGTTGGTGAAGGTGACGAAGTTCGGTTGGAACATTTCCTACTCCGAGAGAAGGGCGGACGTGCTGAAATCCAGCGACTTAGTTTTGGAAACAGGGGTAGGAATGACTACTTTGAGTAGCCCATTGGTGCTGAAGTCCCAAGAACCTTTCGCCGTAGCCTTGGTGAACTTCTCCGCTTCCAAAGTCTTAGCGGTCTTAGGCGCGAGGTTGTCACTGAAAAAGTCGCTAACTTCCATCAGGAACTACTTTTCCTGTGCTTCGCCGGGTGCTTTTCCAGCAGGTTCGCCGGTTGCGTCAATGTGACGGTTCTGACAAAACCCTTCGGGGTTGTCAAGGTATTTTCCAGCAATAGCGACACAGGCATCAAAGTCCCCGTGTTCGCCCCAGTTGATTTGACCATCAGCACCGTTGTTGTACCAGTCAATCAGACCTTGTGCGTTCCCCGCCTTGTGGATTTCCACCTCACGAGCCTTCGCAATCCACACTCCCAGCGACTTCGTAAGTTCTGCTGTCTCGAATGGATTACGCATTGGTTCCCCTTAGAAATGACTAACCGCCACTACTTTATCCCATACTTCGGGATTTCAGTAGTGGCGGCTAGCCGTGAGTTTTGGAACTGACTAGGCAGCCAAGGCTTCCAAGCGTGCGGCTTCGGCGGTGGAGCGACCCTGATACACACGTTGCTTGGCGGCTTCGCCACGGTGTTCCGAGCGAGCAGTTTCGTCGCCGTGAACCTTTTGGTGAATACCGGCAATGCCTTCGTGGAAACCGGCAGCGGCCTTGTGGTGTTCGGCGGCGGCACGGTGGGCTTCTGCGGCCTTAGCGTGGCGACCCTGACTCTCGTGACCACGAGCGATAGCCTTCTGCGCTTCAGCAGCAGCCTTGTGAGCGGCAGCGCCTTCCTCATAACGCTTCATCGTGACCTTGTGGCCCTCGCGTTCGTGGATAAGACGACCACCTGCGCTTTGCCCACCAGTCCACTGGTTTCCACGGAACGGGTGACCGGGGCCTTCGCCTGAGCCGGGGCCGCCCTTAGTGAAAATGTAGTTCTGGTAGCCGACGGACTTTTGGAAGTCACGGGTCAAGAGGGACTTCGTGGTGAAGGCCATTCCCGGCTCGTCGTCATAGTCGCTGTTGCCCCAAGCGGCGTGGTATGCAGCCTCAGGAACCATCTTTTCACCACCGCACATCTCGCAAGAGGCGGGGCCGTCGCCACCACAGGAAGGGCAAACGACTAAAATCTTTGCATCGGGCATAATCACTTCTTTCGTAATGTTAGTAGTTGCAGTTTTACCAACGACTTCCAAAGGGAGGTTGGTGATGTCTTTGACATCTTGAACGGGATACTTGTTGTCAAAACCTTCTTGGCGGATTTGGGTAGCCAAACCACGCACACGACCACCTTCGGCAGCGAGGCGCTGAAAAGTAGCGAGGTCGCCCTTTTGCTTGGCATCGCCAGCCTCTATAGCGTAGGCATCAGCAACATTGTTCAAGATTTCCAAAGCGATGTGCGGTTGCTTGTCCTTGATGGACAGAGCCTTGCGCTCGGCTTCAACGAACGATGCACGCTCGGCTGAGGTGAAACTTGACTTTGCAACCATCTTGTCGGCTTCGGCCTTCCAACCCTTAGGCAGGAAAAAGACCAACTTCAACTTTTCAGCAGCATCCACACAGGCTTTCTTTTCCTCTGGGGTCTTAGCGAGTTTGACAGCGGCCTTCAGTTCGTTGCCGTTGCTGATGCCAGCCTTAGCGACTGAACGAAGTCCACCGAGAGCAGCCTTAGCCAAAGAAAACTGTTCTGCGGCGATTTCAGCATTGCGGTCTGCGTCACGGAAGCCTGCGAGAGCGTTGTTGTAGACGGCTCGCACTTGTTCCTTGTTCCACGCTGATTTGGCAACGGCCTCTTGGTAAGCGATTTCACTAGCCTTCAGAGTTTCGGTAGCCTTTTCCAAACGGTAGTTGGCGTTCTCAAAAGCGGTGCGAGCGACCACTTCAGCGGCAGCGGCCTTCGTGACTTGCTCGGAGGCAATACGCCCGTTGTTTGCTTCGACACCTTTCTGAATGAAAGATACAGTCGTTGGGTCGTCGCCCGGAACTCTAATCATATGGCTAATCCTTTCGGGTTCTGCTGAAATGCTACACCGTTATTTGGAAATACTTGTACTGCGTACCGCTATCCGCCGTAGTAGGGAGCGCCAAGTGGCAACTGAACTCCGGCATCTGGGAAGGGAACAATGTTTTCAGCAGCAACAGAGGCTTTGGAAGCGGCACTAGAAGCGGCAGAAACTTGCGAAGTAGTCGGGGCTTTTTCGTTTACACCCAAACGACCACCCCACTCGCCCTGTGATTTCAGCACCGTGTCGCTGGCTTTGCCGTGTGCATCCGCCGCCTTTTCGTGGGCTTCGGCTGCCTTGGTGAGTTCGGCGGCTTGCTTCAGCGTGGCCTGAACCTGCGCCTTGGTTGCCTCACCGTCACGGTGAAGGTTCTCTGGCGAGGTAATCGCATCTATGTGGTCACGAAGTTGCTTGGCGGCAAAGCCGTGCATCTCGGCGTGTGCATCGTGGCTGTCTGCAATGTCCTGTGCATCCGAAGGTGAAAGGTTGCTACGGTTTTTAGCCACAAATGAGGATAAGCGTGTTGAGGTATCCGAGAGCGAGCCTTCGGTGTACTGATTACCCCGAAATGGGTGTCCCGGATAATCGCCTTTGAGAATACGCATAGCCTCAGCGCCGATTGGGTCAAGGCTGTCGGGGTGAAAAGGGTTGCTCATTTAGTTCTCCTAGAACAGTTCGGTTGGGTCGCCGTCAAAGCCGCTCTCGTAAAGGTAGTTATCCATATCCATTGGGGTGCTAATACGCCCACTACGGATACCTTCTTGAAGCCCTGCGGCGATTTCACTAGTCGTGCCACCTGCATACTGTGGCTCGTCAGGCTCGGAAGCCGGTGCTTCAGACTTCATACCCGAGAGGTGGTCAACAATGCCTTGTCCTGCGTTTGCTGAACGGTAGTAGTTGCCACCCGTGTCGTAGTTGTCAACGCTGGTGTGGAACTGACCCTGACTACGCAAGCCACTGACGGCATCTTGTAAATCAGCAATGTGCTGCTCTACTGGCTTGGAAGTGTCGCTCTCAATACGCTTTGCAAGGGCTTCGGCGTGAGAGGCAATGTATTCGTTGTGTTCCTTTGCGTTCTCCGTCTGGCTTTGCAGGTAGCGAGGCGTTGAGTAGGTGGGAACGCTACGGTTGTAGTTCCCCGTCTTGTCCGAGCGTGCGCCGGAAATGCCCAAAACATCGGTCTTTAGGCGAGACTTCGCATTGGCGGCTCGTGCTGATTTAGCAAGGTCACGCAAAGCGGCGGCGGCTTCACCGTGACTGTATTGGTTGCCACGAAAAGGGTGTCCCGGATAATCGCCTTTAGTGAAAGAGATTGACTTTAGCGTTGGCATCATTGCTCTTTGTCTCTCTACGATTGCCGCCTTTGCGCTAGCACGGTCAGCGGCACGGGTGGCATCGGCAGCAGCATCCGCTTGTTGTGACCAATCAGCACCACGAGGGTTGATTGCAGCGTCAATCACTTTGTCGTGGTTGTCGGCGGCAAGTTGGTGAATAGCGGCGGCCTCTCTGTGGCTCCCGATTTCACGGGTGAGGTGTTCCGTCAAAGCGACATTCCCCTCATTCGCTACTTGACTTTGCAACTGTTGTAGTGCTTCAGCGGCTTCTCTGTGGTCTGCGGCCAAGTTTTGATGCCTGTCGGCAATATCGTTGTGAAAAGATGTGACCGAATATTGGTTGGCGCTGTAAGGGTCAATGCCCCTCTCAACGGTGTTGCGGAGGTTAGTTGCCTTGTCTGACAACTCTTGACCAGTGGCGTATTGGTTCCCTCTAAAAGGGTGTCCGGGGAGGTCGCCCTTAGTGAAATCAACGGACTTGCCAAACTTCGCTTGGTATTCCGCTTCCATTTCAGCATCCATCTTGGCCTCGTGGTCACGGAACTCTGGGTCGCCTACAGGGTGAGGCAATGCGGTTTTGTCACCTTCACGGCTGGCATCGGCGGCTAAAAGACTTGCTCCCTTAGCCGTAGCCATTGCGAGGCGCAAACTTCCCTGACTTCTGCCGCTTTCTATCATTTCAGCAACGTGGTTGAGTTCTGCGGCGGCGTGTTGGTGGGCTTCGGCGGCTTCGTCGTGAACGCCTTGTGCAATCGAAGAACTGTTCGTAAGGTCTTGGTGGGCTTCAGCACCGATTTCCTGCGGGGTCGTCAGGTAAGGCATTTCCTCGTGTTGTGAGACAACGTTGACGTGTTGAAACGCAAGCCCTTGGTGAACACGAGCAAGACTACGGATTTCCTCTGGGGTGGAACTGAGAGACAACTTCTGAACTGCACCGCTAAGTGCATCGGCTTTACCACCAAGGGAAGTCCATTGGTTGCCTCGGAAAGTGTGACCGGGCAAGTCGCCCTTCAAGATTTCAGTAAGGGCCTTTTGGTATTGGTTCCCACGGAAGGGATGACCCGGATAATCACCAACGGTGTGTCCGCCTGATGAGTTGTTGGCGTAGCGCGCACGCCGCTCTGCGGTGCGCCGCTCGGCATATCGTTTGAGTTTCCACTCTTGCCAAGACATCTTGCCGCCCTCAGGGGTATCCTCAGGCCCGCCTTTGGTGACGAAGCCGACGGTCTTGATGACCCACGAAATGATTGACTGGTCAAGATTGTCCATTTGGTGTTATCCCCTAGAGACAGACAGTTGCCAGTTCCATTTCTGGTGAGCGTCAATGCGCTCTGCAATGAAGTTGGCAATGCCTTGCTGATTAGTGTCGGTGGCGATTTGGAAAGCCCGGTCAAGACTGTCCAAAACGCCAGCATTGGTGGAAAGCAAACTACCGATAAGGCTTTGTGGCGAGTAATCGCCAACATTGTCATCAGCAACGGTGGCGCGCACAGCCAAGTCCGACAAGCGGAATGGGGCTACGCCACCGATTTTGCGGATGTTTTCAGCAATGGGGTCAAGTGAGCCGTAGACATCATCGTAGATTTCAGCAAACTTGTCGTGCCATTGCGGAAAGTCTGGGCCAACGACATTCCAATGAAAGCCGTGAACGCGGTGATACATAATCGTTGCGTTTGCAAGGCAAGTAGCAAGTGCTGATGCCAAAGCGCCAGCACCTTCTTTGGAAATGTTCATTAGTGAAATCCCTTATTGACCGGCTGCGCGACCCATAGCGGTTGGACTCATCAAGCCACGAGCAGAAGTCGCAGCGTGCGAGGCAGCACCGGCAAGGTTGGCGGCACGCTCAGCGTTGTCACGAGCGCCTTGGGCGGCATTGCTAAGTTCAGCCGTCGTAAGAACACGGTCAGTTGAGCGACCCTCAGGGATGAGGCGAGTGTCAACGGGGCCGAAGCGACCACCACGGTCAAAGTTGCTTGTTGAGCCAACGGCACGACCAGCCTCAGTGTTCAGCAGTTGGTCACGGGTCACAACAGTGGTTTCACGGCCATTGCCAATAGCCTCGCCGTGGCGGTTGGTCAAGTAGCCAGCCTTTTCAGCAGCATCGCCAGCGTGGTGAGCAGCGTGATACAGGGCCTCTGCGTGGTGACCAAGTTCACGGCTACCAGCGCCGTGAGCGATTTGTGATGAAGCCTGTGAAGCGTGGAAGGCGGCTTCGTTGAAGTGTTCGCGAGCCTGTCCGTGGTCACCGTGAGCAAGCGCAACACGACCTGCGGCGATACGAGCGGCAGCGCCGGTCATATGCTGACCGTGACCCCAGCCACGAGAGTGTTCACGCATTTCGTGGTGACCGGCAGACTGAACGCCACCCGTGTAGCGGTTGCCTCGAAATGGGTGTCCGGGACCCTCGCCAGAACCGGGGCCTCCCTTGGCGATTTCACTAGGGGCTTGCTTCCAAAATGAAACGACCCATTCGGCCACATCTGCGTTGCTGATTTCTGACATAGGTTCTACCTTTCGTAGAGGCTTATGGGGATAATGCTATCCCACTATTTCTAAAAGTTGGTTTATCGGGGAGAGTGTCCGCCGAATGGATTGGACTTGTACATACCGGCTTGGTAGACGCTTTCACCAACCTCGTCGGCATACACGCCCGTTTGCTCACCCTTCACATTGTCACGGTGGACACGCTGAACGGTGTAGGTGTCGTCATCTGCGAGGAAAACACGCACCTTGTAGCCGCTGCTGACGGGGAGTTCCAAACCTACGACTGCACCATCAGTGTCGTGAATAGAGTGGACTTTTCCACCACTCACGCTCAGGATGTTCATTTGCCCGATTTGACCAAGGGTGGACTTGGCATCAAAGTCACGACCACCAACGTTGTCAGGGATTGAGGTGGTTCCTGTGATGTATTGGTTGCCGTGGAAAATGTGACCGGGGACATCGCCCTTTTCCACCACTTCAACTGACTTGGAGTATTGGTTGCCTCGGAATGGGTGTCCGGGGAAGTCGCCAACGGTGTGTGAGCCGGTTCCCCGACCCTCATCGCCTGCCTTTTCACCAGAAGCCCTGCGCTCCGCCATACGCTCTCGCAGATACTTCATCTGGGCATCACGCATCGTGTATTTGCCTCGGCGTGGGGCTTCCTCTGGGCCACCTTTGGAAACACTTGCTGCTTCCTCGGCTTTCACCTCGGCATACTTGGCTCGCTTAGCGGCGCAGTCGGCTTCTGAAGTGCAAGGCTCATCACCGTGCATTGCGTGCCAGTCATCGTGGCCCTTGTCGTGACGAAGGATGTCGGCAAGGCTCTCATCCATACCCTTTTCCACTACACCCGTGTCAAAAGCGGTTTGACGGGCTGCGTATTGTGAGGCGATGAACGCTTGGTGAGCCTTTCGCCAGTTCTTTTCCTCGGTGTCCCAAGGGCCTTTGTGTCCAAAACGGAACTGGTTGCTGTCCATATGCGGCCACATCAGATTGCGTTCGCCAAGTTCAGCAGATGGTTCCATCATTTCGGCAAGTTTGGAAGCCCCGTTGTGGTAGGCCATTGCGTTGCCGTGTGCTGAAATCGCTTGGAGTGCATCAGGCATTGCTGCCTTCAAGTCCTCTCCGAGAACACGGTGGGAGTCTGCCAAGTCCTTGTGGGCCGCTGAAAAAGCGGCGTAGTCCTCGTCGGTGAATGGTTCACGACCATCAAAAGCACGGTTCTCGTGCATATCGTCAAGGATGCGAGCCTTTGCCTCTAGCACCTTTGCACGCTCAACGAAGTTGTTGGTGCTGTTCAAGTTGTTTGGCATTTGGACATCTGGGTATTTTGGAGTGTCCATCGCTTTGCGGAGCCATTGGAGGGTTTCACTATCGTTTAGCATTAGGGGCCTTTCGGGTGTATTTGCGTCAACTGACTTGTTTCTTGCTTGGGGGCCTTGCACCGGAACATCTGTGCCGTGGGCGGTGAACTGATTGCCGTGGAAGGCGTGTTTTCCATTGCTGACCGCCGGTGCGTGAGCGCCTGTCACACGACCCGTAAAGCGACCTGCCCCTGTGGTGAAACGGGTCACAAGTTGACCACGAGCATTGAAGCGAGTGTGAGTTCCTGTAGCGCCTTGCTGATGGATAACTTCCTTCTCGCCATTTGGCTTGGTGATGGTCGCCTGAAAGTTGCCGTGACCGCTTGCGTCAATCCCGGTAGGTCTGCCATCTTTGATGCCTAGACCCTCAAAGACCGTCTTTTCACCATCCGGCTTCGTGACAGTCCAAATCGGGTGCGAGGGAGTGCCGGGGCCGCTCACATCCTTGAACGACACAGTTCCACCACCGATGCGTGGCGCTTGCCCCGATGACATCCAAACTGCACCGTTTGACTGAGGGTGGCTGTCGGTGATTTTTAGAGGTTGCTTCGTGCGTGGAGGCTCTAAGCCGGAGTTCGCTTTGTTGAGCAAACCGTCGGTAGTGAAATCGGGCGGCTGTGGCATTTGGGATTACTTCCCAAACAACGGGAAATGGTTGGGGTCGTCAAACTCCGATGGCAGGTCAACCTCAATAGGTGAGCCTGTGCCACCGATGCTGAAACCTCGGATTTCGCCCTTCTTGACGAGTTCCCAAGCCCAAGGCTCCCACTGAACACCCAAGAAGGCAGTTCCGGCGGGGAAAGTGGTCTTGACGATTTCTTGCGTGTCGGCTTTCAGCATTGGAACCTCAACTGCGTGAGGCCACATCATTGCTTCTACCCACTTACCGGCAACGACATTGACATTGTGCTGAAGTCGGATGTCACGGTCACCGCTCTCGACATAGCCCCAAAGTGCCTTTTGGAGTTCCTCAGGGTCAGTCCACTCTCCGTGAGCGTCTTTCTGGTTTGGAACATACCAAGGGCCGAGCGTGTATCGCTTTTCATCTGACTTTTGGATTGTGCCGGGGATTTCAGCAGACTTGGCGGCAACGAGGACTTCGGGCTGCTGTTCCTCAATGATGTCCAACTCAACAGGAACGAACTTTGGCAAAACACCAACTGCGCCAATAACGCCATCAACGTGAACGCCCTCAACGGTTGGGCTGTCCTTTTGGATTTCACCAACCGACTTGGCAACGAGGTCAGGTCGTTGGGATTGGATGTAGCGAACTGACGAGTGGAAGTTGTGGTCAGTCAAAATGTCCAAATCTCTAGGAGTCGCTTGGTTCACGAGCCATTTTGGAATGGCATCTGCTGAACGCTCATCGTTGCTCATTGTCTCTTTGCCTTGGTATGCCGCTTCCATATCAGGGTGGCGACTTTCGGCTTCCATCACCTTTGCTGCGGTGTCGGTCATTGGACCGTCAGACCAAACGGTCAAGTAATCGGCAGCCTTTACATCCGCTAAGGCTTTTTCACTATTGTTCTTGTCGCCCCAGTTGTCGGCTCCACCACCGCCACCTGAACCGGCTTGGTATTGGTTGCCATAAAAGGCGTGACCGGGTTGTGGGCCTGAACCGGGACCACCCTTCTCGATTTCACCTTGGGCGAGGTCTTGACCGCCTGACGAAGTGCTTTCGTCGCTCGTGTCCTCGGAAGTGTCTTGCTTCTCTGGTGAAACTTCGGGCGCTGCCTTTTGCTCATCTGGCGATGCCGCCTTGCGAGCCTTGTAATACTGCTCGTTTTCACCAGCCGCACGAAGGAGAACAGGGGTCACATTGAACTTGCACCAACCCTCAGGCGAGCAAGAAACAGCAACCCAATCGCAACCGCTTTCGCCCATTGCGATGCAAGTGCCACAGTTCTGCCCTGCGTATGGTGAAACATCTGTGTATGAAGCGTCGGTGGTCGGAACACGACCCATATCCTCAACCATTTCGTCAAGGCTTTCAGCAAGTTGAACCTGCCAAGGGTCAAGACCGTCTTTCCAGTTTTCACCCAAGATGTCACTGTCATCAACCGATGAACTGCTTGACGAACTCTCCCCATCCATTTCACTAGACGAGGATGACGACGAGGAAGTGCTTGACGAGGAACTGTCCTCATCACCATTCGCTGCCTGAACCGCTTGAAGGATTGCGGCGACGGTTGCTGGGTCAAGTTTCACCTGAACCGCACCGTCCGTCGTGCTGTCCTCTGAACTCTCATCCTCAACAATGTCGTTCTCATCAGGGGAAACGGGGGACATAGCGAAGGTGAAAGGGAAGCCGATGGCTTTGTCCAAAGGCTCGCACATTGACTTTTCCAAAACTGAACCACAAACGGTGCAGGGGTGAGCGCCGCCGAAGTCGTTGACACTCTTGGTGAAGGGGTGGGCTTCGTCGGCAAGTCCCTTAGCGATGTTGCGAGAAATCAAACGACGCTCTGCATCGGGGGAAAGGATTTCACTAGGGGCGGAACGGAATAGACGCTTTCTCGTCGGCCAGTTTGGAACGATGACGAGAGAGGTGTCGCCTTCCTCGTCGGAGATTGCAAGGAGGTCTGCGTTGTAGCAACCCTTTTTCAGCAGTTCGCCTGCCGCTTCGCACACATCAGTTGGCAATGCGGGGTTCACCATAACTTCGGAAAGGTCAATATCCGTGATGGCAGAAATGACGTTCATTTGTTCCATTTAGTTCCCCTGACGCTTTGACATAGATGCTACTCCACGCTTTCCAAAACTCTGTTTAGTTATTTGCCGCGCTTTGGTGATGGCGTAGGCATACCCGTCGTCGCTCGGAATACAGGCTTGCCTTTCGGCTTAGATGATTTGGTCTTGCGAATACGGAGGGTCACGTTGTTGAGCCTTGATTGTTCGTCAGGGGGCCATTCTGTCCGGTGGTGTTTTTCGTCGGCCCCTTCTCAGATGGAGGTGCTTCTCCCGTGTATCCGGCAGATGAGATATCCGTTTGGTTTCCACTACCGCCACTTTGGTCGTTCTTGCCGCCCTGTGCATTTTGGGGGGCTTTGACCTTCGTGCCGGGGTTTGGAGTTGCAACCGCACCTGCGCTTGCTGATGACACGCCAACAAAGTTCTTTGGCTCAGTCATTGCTTGTTCGGGGGCAGTTTGTCCGTCGGCGTAGCGTGCGTTTTCAGCAGTTCCCTCGGCATCGGGGCGGAAGCCGGGCAGTCCAGCGATTTCTCGCAGGTATTCCTCCAAGTTGTTGTCTGGCGTGAGCAACTGTGCTGAAGTGAGGTTAGAGAGGTAGCCACCCAACTCATTCAGGTCAATAGCGTTCACCTGACCGTAAGTGAGGGTGGGGCAACGAGATGTGTCCAAGCCGTTCAGAGCGATAAGGCGTGGAATGGCGTGGCTGTTGAACACTTCGGCAATCAGGCGCACCCAACTTTCCACCGCAGCCATAAACAAGTCAATCTTGGAAGCACCGAGAGCAAACGAACCGACGCTTTCGTGACCAAGCATAATGAAGTCAGCAAGGCAGGTCATTGCGATTTGGTTGTTGTAGCGGTCAATAATCGCTCCGGTTTGGAACTGACGACTGCCACCTGAGTTCAGCAACTTGAAGTCAACGAGTTGCTTGCCGTTTTCGTCAAACATCATCGGCAGGATGATGCCTTCGCTCTCGTTGCGCTTTACACCACGAACAATGCTCTGCATCGCCCAAAATGAAGCCTTTTCAGCAGCCGTAGCGGTAGATGCCATCCATTCAGCAGGGACATAACCGACAGGCAATCCGGCGAGGTCACGCTCAACGCCGACAGCCTCAAACTCTTCGATGCGCCGCTTGTAATACCAAGCCTTGAACGCTGAACGCAAAATGGAGCGGCCTTCAGGGTTTCCACGAGCGGCGGTTGTTCTGAAAAGTAGCGACTTCTCGATTGGAATGACATTCAGGCGACCTGTCGTGGGGTCACGCTGAACCATCGCCTTGATGCCGCCGCTTTCGTCAAACTGCCATTGCCACAGGGAGTCCTGCGCTCGCATCACAATCTTGCGCCAGCCGACCTTGTTATCACTAAACTTGGAACGCAGTGCGGGGTCTTTTTGGTTCGGCCCCTTGCGCTGTTTGTAGACAATCTCAAAGTATGACCAGCCGTAGGTCAAGAACGAGCAGATGGCAATCATCAACTCGTGCCACGAATGGCTCATATCGTCAATGCACTCTTGCACGAACGCTGCGGCTTTGACATCAGCATCCAAAGGAGGCAAGCCGTCAGTGATGTCGTCAAACGGGTCTACACGCCAGTCCACCTGAAGGATGACTCGCTCGATTGCGAACAGGATTGCGCCAATAATCGGGTCGTTTTCAGCCATATCGCGGTAAGCGATTTGAGCCTGCTTGCCTCGCAGTTGAGGCAGAATGTCGTCAATGACGAAGCCACCTGTGCGCCACAGACCTGTAGCACCCAGTTCGGTGAAGTTATCTACCTGTGGTAAAACCTCTTTATCCTCTGGCATCCCTACTCCGTGCATCTATGACTTGGCTAGCCTCCCATAGGCTACTACCATTTTTCACTAGGGAAATGATGCGACGGCGCTGGCTTGGTGAATGACCACCCCAAACCCCCCAAGGTTCGTCTATCCCGTATTCCAAACACTCGTAGCGCACAGGGCATCTGAGGCACATCTCACGGGCAGGCTTTAGGTGATTGCCACCGTGCTTCGTGCTTTCGGGAAAGAACTTGTCTAGGTTCGCTGCGTTCGGCGCTCGACACTCTCCGTCTTTCGCCCACGCAGGGGGCTTCATTGCTAAAGCAAGTTGTTGGTCAATGAGGATGACATCCTCAGGTAAAAAAAAGTCGTTCGTGCCGTCGTAGTTCGGATTGGCGTAGGTCAAAAGTCGCCCTCAAAAATAGAGCAGAAGGCGAGGAACTTTAGGGCTTGGTTTTCGGTGAAACCGCTCTCCATAAGTGCGGAGAAGGAGTTGTAGAGTTCGCCAAATGCGACAACGAGGTGACCGGATAACGGCGCACCAATGAACGGGTCGTGCATTTCACTAAACTCGTCGTCGCCATTTTCGTCGTCAGGGTTCGCCACGAAAGCAAATAGTACAACATTTCGATGTGACTGCGCCTGAATACCGGCGAGGGGTTGGGGGTAGCCCAAATCAGCCTGCGACAGCGACTTGGGCTACGCCCCTCGGTTGCCTACCCTTGCGGGTTCAGCACCAATCTTGCCTTAGAAAGGCTCGTCGTTGAAGCGAGGTGGCTCTGCGCGTCGTGCGGGAGCCTGAGCGGAGCGAGAGGTGTTTTCGCTCGCATCCTTCTTGGGGTTGCGGGTCACTGATGCTGATGCCCACTTCAGGGATGGAGCGACTTCCTCAACACGGATGTTGAAAGCGGTGCGCTCGTTGCCTTCCTTGTCGGTGTACTTACGCTGAGTTTGCGTTCCGGTCACCACGACACGGGTTCCCTTCGTCAGGGAAACTGCGAAGTTCTCGGCTTGTGCATCAAACACGGTGCAGTCAAACCAAGAGGTATCACCATCAACCCAAGTTCCGGTTTCATCCTTCTTGCGTGAACCAACGGCAACTGCGAAGTTGACATATGCGGTTCCACTATCAAAGAACTTCAGTTCGGGGTCTGATGCGATGTTGCCTACTACTGTGATGTTTGCTGACATTAGGATGTCCTTCGGTTTGGAAGCCCTTAGCAGGGCTTGATTGGATTAGTCTGTCCCCTTCAAGAGGTGACGAACTGCATTTATTGTAGCAAGACTTCGTGCCATCTGTCCACTTTTGTAGCGAGCAAGTTCTCGCCGGACTTCAATCACCGGCAGGTCGGTCAACTCGACTATCCACTCAACGGCTTGGTGAAGCATCTTTAGCCGGAGTTGGTCAAGCAAGACCGCAGAGCGCAGACCTTCCTCTAAGGCGATGAGTTTGATTTCATCTGCTGTAATCGGTGGCAAGTCATCCATAGGTAAGTTCCAATGCACTCTTGAACTCACCCTACACCGTTTTCCAAAACGGGGCGGAGTTATGGTGTGACCCGATATGAGGCAGCGAGGGTGCGTAGAGCCTCTAGGTGTGTTTTGGAGGCGTGTAGAGCCTCACGGAGGGTCATCAGGTTGTTGCTCGTCAGCAAACGGTTATGGAACTCGCCTTCCGTCGCCACGACTGCGAGGTCATCAGCGTGGTCTTGCGTGACCTTCACGCCACCGACGACACCTGCCGACCTTGCCCGAAGTCGCTCTTTGGCGAAGTTCACCTTGTAGTCGGCTTCCGCTCGGCTTTGGTCAATACCGGCTCGCTGAAGTTCATCCACCAAGCCTTCCATCCGCTCTAGTTCAGCCTCTATTGCCTGTTGGATTTCGTATTGGTTCATCGTGTCTCTTTCCGTGCTTATGAGCAACGCTAAAGGGTGGTGTAGGTGGAGTATCTTAGTCAATCGCTACGCAGGAAGCAAGTTCTAATCGTCGGTGGTGAACCGGCGACAGGCTTTGCGTTCACTCTCGCGCTTACGGTCAGTGAAGCGGTGAGCCAATCCCCCACGCCATTCGTGGAGCGACCCACCATCAGCAAAATGGCGTTCGCGACGAAGCCCCGACAGGGCGGTGGTGTCGCTCTGTCGGGGCTTACGCTTACTCACGGTGTCAAGCCTATCTGAGGCTTAGAGTCCCATCTGCTTAGCGCAGACAGGCCCCAAGCCACGACCAACGCTGGCAGGAACGGTGAGGGTTTTGAGGCAGGCAAGGCAGGTGTTGGATGCCATAGCGTTTGCCTCGCTCTGGTTCAGAAACTCGCTACGAGCCTCGTCGGTGTTGCCGGTGAGAAGGAACTGCGCCGAAGCGATGACCCGCTCACTGACCTGTGCTGAACCCCACTTGCGGATGCCACCGTCAGCCACGAAACCGAAGTTCTTGTAGGAACGCTCGTTGTTAGAGCCGACGAGAACGCCGATGATGGTCTTGCCTTCAGCGAAGTTCTTGTTGCCCATCGTGATACGGAAGGTGACCCAACCGCCCTGACCGTCAGCAACCGTGTAGAAGCCCTTAGCCAACTCACGAGCCTGTGCAGGGTGAGCGATGAACTGTGAGGCGGCAGGGGTGCTGTTCGTGCGTTGCTTGTAAGGCATCGCCTTGAGAAGGTCAATGAAGTTGGAGGCATCAGCCCGTGAGAGCAACTCAGCCTCAATGCGACCCTGAACATCGGTAGGGACAACTCGCTTGGCGAGAAGGTCGTTGATGAAAGCCATTTGCTTCTCGGTGGCTTCTTGGAAAGTTTGCATATCGCACTCCTTAGTCGGTGTTGGCTTATCCCAACGAGAACAACTGTAGTGGCGTTTAGTAGCAAAGTCAAGCCAGAGGTGAATATTTTTTATGCGCTCTCATCTGGGAAAACACAAATACCCCAAAAAAAGTTTGACATTTTCTTTCCAAACGAGGCTCGCAGCGTGCAGGCTTGTTGTTTGACTGAGGCTCGGCGGGCTGATAGCATTGCGACCCGCCGAGGTCACCAACTTTCTTTCGCCGGACGGTGTAGGGGAAATGCCCCTATCGGGTGGCCTCGGCTCTTTTCATTCACCCTCGCCGTCGAGCGGATTGCGCTGAACACGCGAGCGCCCGTGAACGCCGAACTCGATGTGTCGCTCCAAGCGGTTCTCGGTGCGCTCGGTGTCGTGCTTCAGTTCCTCAACGAGCGCAATGATGCGGGTGTTCTCTTTGGTGTTCCCATCCTTGTAGTCGGCTAACTCGCCAATCAACTTTTGGATGTCGGACTTCTTTGCGATTTTGCGGTTCAGCCAACCGAACCCTGTTGCCATCGCCCCGAACACAGCGACCATCGCAGCGAGCGTATGCCAAAGGTTTGAGGTGTTTTGACTGACGGTGACGGCTACTGCTACCGCTTCCACAGTTCAACCCAAGTCATCGGGCCGGTCACGCCACTTGGCGGAAGGTGATGCCGCTTTTGGAAAGCCGCTACTGCGAAGTGCGTCTGCTTGCCCCACACGCCATCTACTGAAATGTTGTAGCCGTGACGACGCAGGAGCGTCTGAGCGGTGCGAACCCACGGGTAGTTGTGCGTTCCAAAAGTCAAGCGTGGGTAGTTCCACTTCCGGGGAAGGGGGCGGTAGTGGTGAAGCCAATAGGTCGTGGACTTGTCGGTTTCACTAGACCACAAGCCGTCGGGCTTTGCCTTGATGATGACCTGCCACTTTTTCACCGCTTCAACGGTCTTGGGGCCATAGAAGCCGTCGTCGGAGCCTTTTGGAAGGAGTCCTTGCTTGATGAGGATGCGCTGGATTTCAGCAACCTTTGTTCCGTGCGAGCCACCTGCGTAGATGGGGGCTGGGTATTTGTTGATACCGGGCTGCGGGGGCTTCACGCCAGAGCCGGTCACAGAAGTCCACCACGATTGCTCGGCTGCTGAAACGTCAATGTTTCCTGAGGTTCCGGCGATGCGACCAACGCTCGTGTATTGCCAGATGCTCCAACCCTTAGCCGCCCAAGGTGAAGGCGTGTAAGGGAGTGGCAGACCACAGGCGCTAGGAGTGGGCTTGTAGCCGTTTGGATATGCGGCGAGCCAAAGGTTCATCTGCGCCAACGACGGTGCTGATGAGTAGGCATAGAAGCCACCCGTGTAGAGAACAGGGGTGCGACCCGTAAGGGATTTCACCGTGTTGAACCAAGTCATCGCCCAGTTCACGGTTGCCGCACCGGACAACTCGTTCACTTCCAAGTCCAAAACAGGAGGGAGTTGGCCCTTAGCGCCACCGGATTTCACAAAGAACTGTGCCGAAGCGACTGCTGATGCGTGTCCGGGTCGAGCGAAGTAGTAGCCACCCCACGGAACGCCAGCCTTCGTAGCCCCTGCCGTGTCCTCGTTCCAAAACTCGTTGACATAAGTGGTGTTCTCGGAGTTCTTGATGTATGCGCCCCAAACGCCATTTCGGGCAACCAGAGTCCAGTTGATGGGGTGAGCGTTGTTGCTAGAAATGTCAATGAGGCGAACCCAAGTGGAGCAGGCAGATTGAACGCCCGCTTGTGCTTGGCTGCTAGGGAGCGTAGTGAAAACGCCCACTGTAGCGAGCGCCACGACTGCCATCATAATGCTACGGGTTGCTTTGACGAGAAAGGTTTTCACAACACAAGGTTATCCCCCGTTTTGGAAAATCAGCGGCTTGCGGCCCTCGCTGCTCGCTTCGCTTTTTCCGCCGCTCGCTTCTCGGCGTTCGCCTTGCGTTCGGCTTCAAGTTCCGCCATTCGTGCTGAAATCCGTGCTTGGCGTTCGGCTTCTTGCTCTTGTTTCAGCAGTTTCACCTTTGCTTTGCTCGCCTTAGCCTGCGCCGTGTGCGCCGCTCGACAGGCATCGCAAGCCTCAAAACCCCGCTTGATTTCCATCTTGTATCCGCTTGGTGTTCCGTGAACGATATGGGCCGGCAACGAACGAACGGCTGGCTTGATGGTGGTGATGTTGTGTTGCGGTTCCCAAAGCAAGATGTTCAGTTTGCGTCGGCGTTGCGCCCGTTGGGTTTCCGTCATTCCACCTTGATACCCGTAGGCTTCGTGGCGGGTCGCCCAATCAGCACATTGCTCAATGACCGGACAGTTGGCACACGCTTCTACGGCTTGCGGGTCAACCTTGAACTTTATTCGCCCATCAGCATCCATCGGGAAAAACAGATTTGGGTTCATCCCCCGACATCTGGCATCTTTGAGCCAAACTTCTCGCTGGCTGTAAACGGGCCTTGGCATTAGTTCACCTCAAACTCTGAACCGAGAACTGCACGACTACGACTGTGATGACCACGCTTGGTCTTAGCCCATTTGCCAACGACTGTGATGCTCTCGTTGATAAGGGCAATGGTGATTTCCTCGACTGCGGTGGTTTCCCTGACCATTCCGAGAGGCTTCACGCGGGCGATGACATTGCTTCCCCTCATTTGCTCAACGAGGTAGACTGATTTTTTGCCCTTGTGTTTGGAAGTGTCGTGTTGGGATTGGTAGACATACCTTCTGCTGATTTGGTCATCCATTTTTGCCACGCAACGGCTCAATGTTGGCAACCGAAATCTCAATGAGGTAGTCCCATCCCGAGATGACGACATAGCCCTCCTTCAGCAAGATGTCCTCAACCTGCGAGGCAATCTCCGGCGTGAAAGTGTCTATGTCAAGTCGGTGTTTTGGAAGTTCCGCCATTTCCTCAACAGGTGAAGTGTCATTGCCAATGTGTATCCTCCCCGATTTTGGATGGGGTGGGATGGTGACTGCCACTTGTAGAGGCATCGGCTTCCTTTCGCTTGGGAAGCGAGAGACTAGCACCGTTCAGCAATAAACGCAAGAAGGCCGGCTACCTGTTCGTCGGTCAGTCCGAGGGTGTCGCCATTGGCATCAGGCCCACCCGTGATGATGACATCGCCTACGAGAGCGTCGTCAATAATCACGCCATTGCCGATGCTCTCACGCCACCATAGAGCGGTGGCGATGTTGTTCACGGGCAGGTTCAGCAACCTGCCTTCCTCGTTGCACCAAAGGTCGCAACCGATGGAGCCGAGGCGGATAAGTTCAATCAGCCCCCCGACGCTCTCTTGCAGTTCGTCAAGATTGTCGCCATCGGGGATTTCCAAAACGGAAACCCCTCCGGCGGTGGTGATGGTCAATGCTTTCATCGCTTCTCTCTTTCTTATGCCGCCATCGTATCGTTGTAGGCGATTTGGATGTCAAAGCCCAAGCCTCGCAACTCACGCTCACGCATCGTGATGGCGTGGTGCAACAGTTGGGCTGACTTGGTGAGGATGAGGTGCAACTTGTTGCTCGCCAACTCTTTTGCGATACGCAAGTCACGGTCAGTATTGAACGTCAACATCAACGGTGCGAAATCACGGCAGTAGCGCATAATGGCTTCACCAATCCGCGATGAGTGGTCTTGCAGGGTTTCCATTTCATACTTGACGGCGAGTTCACCATCCACATCAACCGTTGCCTTAGCGGTGACCGCTACCGAGAAGCCGTAGGCGGTGGTTGACCATTGAGCGTTCTCGTCGTAGAGGCTCGTGCGGAGGAACGCCACATCTCGCCCATTGCGACGACCACTTTGCCACGCAAAGTCGCTCATCAGCATCTCTTGGTTTCGGTTGTAAGCAGAGATGAGTTCGTCAAGACCAATGACGGAGAGGGGGTAGTCCTGAGCGACATAACCCGCATCGCCCTCGTGGAGGCGAGGTGCGTAGTTGTCCATCAGCAAGTAGGCGTAGAGCGTCTGAGCCTTCATCTCAGCCTTCCGCGTGGCTTCGGCAACTGCCTTGTTCATTTGGGAGTTGAACCGAAAGAGCGAACGGTGATGGTTGGCAGGTGCGGTGCGACGAGCCTCGGCAATGAGGGTGCGCAACTCAGCGACATCGTGAACGGTGATGTTGACACGACGGTTGCCAAGTTCGGTCACTTCCAAATCAAAGAGGTCGCTGACGAGGTAGCCCGAGGTCGAGCCGGTCACCACATCCACCTTGTTTGGTTCTTGGAAGTTGGCGATGCCACGCTCACGCATCTGAGCGAGAACGGCATCCTTGTTGTATTGGTATTGGTGCATTGCTGTCTCCTTAGTCGGTGTTGCTTCGTTGTCATTCTATGCAGGCTGGATAGCCCGTGTCAAGTCACTTCTATGAAATAGTGATTGACCTTGATTTCATTGGTGTTTGGCAGTTCCCGAATACGGTAGGAACCGTTCAACATTCCGGCGTAGATGGTGACCATCTGCCGGCCCCACTTGTCAGCCTGCGAGCGTGGGCAGAACCGTGTCTCTATCTGTCGCCCTTGATACACAAAGGAAACTTCTACTCTGTCCTCGTTCATACGAAAAGTGTAGCAGGGTTTAGTTGAGTGTGCTACACTGTTTGCTATGACAACGACAAGCGAAACCACAGACATAAAAACTGTGCTGTTCTTTGCCTACGGAACACTCCGCAAAGGCGAGCGACTGCACGATTGGATTGAGAGCGAGGTCATTGAGAATGTAGGGCTTGCGGTGATGCCGTCTGCTCGACTGTTCTATGGCCGTGACCACCGAGCATTTCCGTATTTGGTGATGACCGACAACACGAATGAAAACGCCGTTGGCGAGGTCTACGAGTTGCCCCTGAGTGACCAAGTGCTGTCAATGCTTCAGATGGAAGCCAACGCTGGCTACTCCATCGTGGAGGCTGAGGCAACGGTCAATGGTGAAGCCGTGAGCGTCATCGTTTGCGCCCTAGCCGATAGCAACACGCACTTCCTCGGTGACCCCATCCCGAACAACGATTGGTGTTGCGTGGAGCGCACCGAATGGTGGAGGTTCTAATGACTGCCGAAAAGGATTTCTACTCCAAGCAACTTGACGATGCTGACATCGCCTTCCTCGCGAATAAGTATCAGTTTGAGATTGACTTCACACGAGGGTTGACCGACGCTGATTGGGCGAACCTTCTCGGATGCGGGGAGAGCGAGTTGCCCTTCTACCTGTTTGACGAGGAAACCTTTGACGAGTATCTTGCGTCAACCGTTGACTACTTCGTTGACGAGGATTACTACTTTGCTGATGACTCTGATGACATCGGGTTTGACATTGACTACGAGATTGAGCGTCAACTGAACCAACCCAAAGTTGTGTCATCACCACTGACAACAGTTGCAAAAGCGACTGCGAAGCCTACTCCAAAAGTGGCTGTCAAAGCAAACCCGTACTCAGCACCTTCACGGTTCGCCAAGAAGGTCACGCCAAAAGTGGTGAAGCATCACTTTGAGATTGTCTACTAGGAGAATGATGGAAACCGAAACCCGACCCTGTGCCTGTGGGAACACCACCTGCACACAAGGCTCCGTGACCCTGCGAGGGAGACACGGGCGATATTCGATGTACACCAACCACAAGTGTCGCTGTGAACTCTGCAAGGAGGCTTACCGGCTCTACCGTCAAAAGTATCGGAAGCCCGTCGTTCAGCAATGCGGATGCGGGAACCCGACCTGCACCCGCAAGACCCGACGGGTCGTTCAGCACGGCTTGTCCTGCTACTTCCGTCACAAGTGCCGTTGCGACATCTGCCGTGAGGGGATGCGTCAGTATCAGCAAAACCGCCGAGCGACATTGCGAGCGATGGATGCTAGCAGGCTTCCAAAAGTGACGGGTATCACGCTGATTGCCAATAAAGAGTTTGGGGCGTTTGGCTTGACATCACCACTAAACCCCACTATGATGTGGCGGCCAAGCGAAAGGAACCCCGAATGACCAAATACACAGTCACCATCCAAATCGAGGTTGACCACGACGAAATCGTTGGTGGGCAAACTCTCGCTCACCCCTCGCAATGGGATTGGAACGCTCTGCTCAGTTCAGGCGGGTTTGCTGTTTCCGCTTACGCAACGATGGCTTACCAAGCGTGTTGCGAAAGTTTCATTGAGTGGGTCAACGAGGATGCTGATGGGCGCTACCCCGAAAAGTTCCTGCCCTATCACCACGATAGAGGATGCCCACGCTTCGTTCCCATCGCCACCGAAGGCGACTAGATGTTGCTACGACAGGGTTGCCCAAACGGGTAGCCCTGTCGTGGTGATTAGTCCGTCAGACCACGCAGGTTCTTGGTGATTTTCAGGGTGGGCTTGCCATCAGGCCCCTGATTTGGAACATACAACCGAGCGACCTTTGCTGATGCCGTAGCCGTGTCTACTGCCTTGTCGTATTCCCCATCCAAACCCTTTGACAGGTTGGCGATGACATCCTGTGGTGAGTTGGAAGTCAACTCGCAGATGACCTGAACCGCCCTCGCCAGCAACTCCCGCTCAATGGCGTGGATTTTCTTGATGGCTTCGATGCCAGCCTGCACCGCCGCGATTTCCACCACTCCGTCGTCAAACGGATTTGGAACGCCGTCATCCTCTGGCGTGGTGATTTGCTCATCGCTCATTGTTGATGCCTTTCAAGTAGTTCTCGTCAATCCCTAGCACATCTTGGGCGACGCTGATTGCCGCCCTGAGGCGACCCATCATCTCGTCAAGTTCTTGATGCGCTTCCTCGTTCACTTCGACCTCGACCCCGACTTTCTGAACTGCTGAAATCAGGTCGTTCCAAGCATCGGCTTGCCACCGAATAATGTCAATCGCAGCGAGCATTGCTGTTTCTGTGGCGACTTCCATTTGGATTTCATCCCACTCATCCTGCTCGCTCGGCAGCCACACGGCAACCGTAGTGAAATGTTGTCGGCGCGCTTTGGCGACGATGCGTTGCAGGAGCGAAGTCGGCGTAATCACGGCTTCACCCTACTCCATTTCAGGCCCACGCAACGATTTCACTATCCACCCATCCCTGCGGGATGCCCACAGAGAAGTAGACGACCACTTTGCCGTCATCGGCAAGGACTTCTTGCTTCACCACCGAGACAACTTCGGTCATTCCGGCGAGTTTCGCCATAAAGAGCGCCTTCTCCGGCTCGATTTCACTAGAGGCCACGAACGAAGCGGCGGCGAGTTTTGGAACGACAGAAACCGTGTTGATGTCGGCTTCAGCAGACCAATCTCCTTCAACACGCCAACCGGCTTGCTTTGCGAGGACTTCCGCCTCGACTTCGTTTTCAGCATCGCCCAAGTAGGTCTGAGCCGTGACCCATCCATCCTCGCCTAAGCGGATGATGGATGCCCCGTAGTTCTCAATCGCCAACAGGTAGGTGCTGATGCCCGTGTCAGGTTCGCTTGACGGCTCGCTAACCGTCGGCTCTGGCGCTGTGCTGTTTTGGATTTTTTTGCCTGCTCGACGGGCTTTGATTTTGTAATACCAATGGGCGACAACAAACATCCCAATCCAAAGAATGTTGATGCTGATGATGCCAAAAATGATGTCAAGCAAGATGCCCATTGCCACTCTCTTTCGTGCTGTTCTCTACTAAGTTTCGGATTGCTTTGTCAATAAACTCACCAAAGGTGCAGTTCATTGCTACGCAAGCCTGACCGATTTGGATAAGTTCCTCACCCGAAAAGTCAATGGTGATTTCGCTCCGTTTTGGAATGTCTGGCATCAGTCACTCAACTTTTGAGCAGCGGCGAGCGACACGGCTACGAGCAATGCCGCAACATCCACCGGCCAAGCGTGTCGGAAATCGGAAAGATTACAGGCGACCATTACGCCGAGTAATCCGGTGATTACGATGAAGGCAAGAAATCCAAAAATGGAATAGAGCCAGATGATTGCGGCTTTGTCGCTCGTCGGTTTGGCTTTCCAAGCCTCACGCTTTCTCTTGCGTCGTTCAGCCCGCTCAAACTTTTGCCATTGCTTGTCAACCATCGCTGGCTTCCTCCCTGTCAAGTAGTGGCACGAGGTCGGCAACGGCTTGCGCTCGGAAGTGGAGGTGACTCACTTTGTCGCCTCGCTTCACCATCGCAATGAAGGCTTCGCCTGTCATCCCAAGAAGGACATTCGCGTATTGGTCAATGCCAATCAAAATGTCCTCATTGCTGAAGTGGGCGAGTAGCCAATCGGCTACAAGTTTTTCGTCATCCTCATCGGTCACAAGGCGACACCTTACTAGGGTTAGGGTCACCGCACAAGGGTCACTTTTATTTCTTGACTTGCACTTGTCACACAACCCTGCTATAGTTCACCTTGTAGTCAACAACGACTACACCGACTAAGGAAGTGAAGTTATGACCGAAGCAATCAACCTCGAAGGTTGGGAGTTCAACTGCATCTGGGGAAAGGGTGGCAACGGTTTCCGATACCAAGTCATCGCACCTAACCGTCAGGTGTTCAAGGAGGGTGGCTCGTTCCGCTCCGAATGGGATGCCATCGCCGCTGGTGAAGCACTTGCCGTTGCGTTCCTCTCCAACCCCAAGTCCAAGAATGTCGCTTTTTGGACTACGCCAAAGCCTGTGGTTCGGGCGGTGAACTTCTAATGCCGAACAACTTTGCCACCTACATCGCCAACGAGTTTGGAGACTTCGTTGGCAAGACCATCGCCAAAATCCGCCCCCTGACCGATACTGAACTGAAGGACTTGTATTGGCAGGGGGAGGAAGGGTTCGTCATCATCTTTACTGACGGCTCTTGCCTTATCCCTAGCCAAGACCCTGAAGGAAATGGGGCTGGCTGGCTGTTTGCGGCGAATGTCACACGCACTAAGTAAGTTGACCATACCGACTAAGGAGAGCGAAATGGAACTTGACAAGAAGGCAGTAGAGGAAGCGTTCAACTATGAGGTTGCGCTTGATTATGTGGGTGAAGCGTTGCCTACCAACGATGAGTACGACGGTGATGTTGAGGTTTACAAGGTCACCGAAGAAGGCAACCTGAAGGTCGCCTTTGGTGCGTACACCGTCTATGGGGCGTGGGAGATTATGTCTGACCACGAGGGCTATTGGGCTGAACTGAAGCCGGTTGGTGGGCTGACCGATGAAGGTCTACACGCCGATTACGAACTTATTGCACACGGACAGGCTTGACACGCTATACTACGGTGTAGCGACTAAGGGAGAACAAGATGCTTGTTTGGATTGACACCGAGACAACAGGGCTTGACTTTGACAACGATGCGTTGTTGGAAGTTGCCGTCATCATCACCACCGACAACCTCAAAGTTGTTGACCGCTACAACTCCGTTATCAAGACCTCCAAGAAGGCTCTGCGTGAGATGGATGCGTGGTGCAAGACCACTCACGGCGAGTCAGGGCTTCTCGCTGAACTAGAGAACGCCGACAAGACGGTGAAGGTCGTGGAGAAGGAAATCATCGCCCTGATGGACAAGCACGGGCTGACCTCACGCTCGACCATTGCTGGGAACAGCATCCACTTTGATGTCCGCTTCCTCTCCCGCTTTATGCCGACGCTGATGAAGCGGTTTAGCCATCAGACGCTTGATGTGACGAGCGTGGGGCTTTGCGTGAAGCGTTGGAACAAGGTCGCCTACGACAACCTCTACGCCAAGAAGGGCAAGGTTGCTCACCGAGCGATGAAGGACATTGAGAGCAGTATCCGACAACTGAAGTTCTACAAGAAGCAAGGGATGGTTGGCTGATGAGATTTTGGGAACGAACGAGCGATAAGTACACCGTTGCGATGATGGTGGACACGCACGAGGAAGCGTGTGAACTGTGGGAAATCATCCGTGTCTACTGCGAGGTGTCAGGCAAGACGACTCTTGGGCTGACCCTGCGTGGTGGCTACAAGGAGATGCCCGTGTGCATTTGCGGTCACGATGAGATATTGCACTTTGCATTTCTGTTCGGGCTTGACGAGCCGGTAGGTGCTGAAGCCCCCTGCGAGGATTGCGGATGCTCCGCATTTGAGGAAAGGAAAGACTGATGGGCTTAGACCAATACGCCTATGCTGTTCGCCCCCACGCCAACAACACTGACTTCGAGTGGGGGTGGGAAGCGCACGAGCAAGATTACGATAGCAAGGTCACCAAAATCGCTCAGTGGCGCAAACACTCCGACCTACAGGGTTGGATGGAGAACCTTTGGCTGACCAAGCGCACGGTTGCTGGCGACCCTCCGCAACCCGAAGCCGAAGGTTGGTTTGCCGGAACTGTGGTGTTCAACTGCGACCCCATTCGCATCACTTTGACCGATTTGGAACAGTTGGAAACTGCGGTGAACCGACAAGAACTGCCGGAAACAACCGGCTTCTTTTTCGGGCAATCAGGCCCCGAGGACAAAGCCGATGACTTGCTGTTCATCGCCAATGCAAGGAAGCAAATCGCAGATGGTTTGGAAATCTACTACACAAGTTGGTGGTGATTTTCCGGCTATTTGCCGATAAAAACCTCACACTATTTGCGTGATTAGTGGCTATCTAGTCGGCCTTAGCGGGCTGATTAGGTAGCCATTTTTCGCCGTTGTAGAGAAGTGGCGGGGCGTGAGGATGCTCACTAACGAGGGTAATCACCTCAATGCCCGCCTCAGAAAACATCGCCTGAGCGTTCAAGTTCGTGTGATGCCAATGAACAGGCTCGTTCTCGTGGTGATAGCGGATGACCCGCTTGATGCCACTTTGGATAATCGCTCTGGCGCAATCAGCGCAAGCAGCCCAAACCGCCACAATCGTCAGGCCATCTGTGCTGATGCCGTGTCGAGCGGCAGCGAAAATGGCGTTGCGCTCGGCGTGTTCCACGAAGTCATACTTGACAGGTCGTTGCCACCGTTGCGGATGGGCGATTACACCACGAGGAAAGGCGTTGACCGACGCTGTTTCCAAAACCGGCGAGCCGTTTGGCATCGCAAGGAACGCAGCGTTTTGGGTCGAGGGGTCGGGGCTTTCACTAGCCATCCCTAGCGCCATATCCATTAGGCGTTCTGGCGTGACTCCGGCTTGCATAAAGTCTTTGGCGAGAGCCGTGAGGTGAACCTCGCAGGGCATTTCATCTGTGCAGTTCGCACACTCACTGACTTCTTTCCAAAGGTCACTCATCAGTGGTGGTGAGCGCCTTGCCGATTTGGATGAGCGCGCCAAGTCCGGTGCTGATAAAGAACCAGCCAAGCGCAACCTTCCAACCCCATACGAAATAGGCAACTGCCGGCCCAATGGTCGCCGCTAACAGCACAGCCAAAATCACGATGATGGCGATGAGGGACAAAAAGCCCTTGATGATGTTCATAGATGTCCTTTTCACTACACCCCTTACGGAGTGTTGTTCTTTCGCAGCAGAGATTGGATAAGGATTTGCACCCGTTCGAGGTGTTTGTCAAGTTCCAAGTCCAAAACCTTGCGGTCACGAAGGAGCGAGCGCAAGACCCAGAACTCATTGTCAACTTGCTGACGAGGTGTGGTCATAGACGACACTCTACTTACCCGTGTAGTGGAATGTGGGCATTACACGGGGAGAATAATGATGCTTCCCTCGGAGGTTTCCTTGTTCAGACAGGTCGCTTCGATGTCAGTCCCCGAAATAGTCCGTGTGTAGTTCCGGTGGAGGTGACCGTGAAAGACTTTTTTGGCTCCGCAACTTTCCAAAACTCGGTTGATGAGTTGCTGGTTCGCCTGCGACAGGACTACGGCATCGTTGTCAAAGGTCTTTTCTAGCCAAACGAAGTCGCCTTCGGTCTGGGTTCCCCACGGGGCATCGTGTGTGAGCAAAATGTCGGCTTTTCCAGCAGATAACGCTCGGTCAATGTCCTCTTGGCTCGCAAGTTCATCTTTCCACCACGATTTGCCCTCAACACGGTGGGGTTTGTCTACCGAATACGCCCCGCCGAACGCCATAAAGGTCGTTTCACCAAACTTGATGACCGAACCTCGTGGCAAATGGGTCACGCCTTCCAAAACAGGCCGGTGTCCAGCCTCATTCAGCGGCAACTCATACAAGCGGTCAAAGTTCTCGTGGTTCCCGTCAACAAAATAGAAGGGAATACCGGACTTTTTCACCATCTCGTTCGTCAAGTACGAGTAGTCGCACACTCCATCGTCGCCAACTGACCATCCAAAACCGTAATCACCAAGTTGGATGATGGCTTCTACCCTCTCGGCGTAGGCGCGAGCAAAAGCGTCAGCCAAAGATTGAGGGTCGCCGTGAGTATCACCAAGAAGTAGCACCGAGGATTGCGTCTGCATCGGCACAGCCTAACAGGATGCCCATCACGGGTTGTTTTATTTCACTAGTATGACTTCGTGCTACTGCGTGGAAACTGTTTAGAACAACTAAAAGTGCTGGCAGACAACTCTATTGACTGCGTTGTGTCTGACCCGCCATACGAACTTGGCTTTATGGGCAAGTCGTGGGACAACTCCGGCATCGCTTACTCCGTAGAACTGTGGGCCGAGTGTCTGCGAGTTCTGAAGCCGGGCGGACACCTGCTCGCTTTCGGCGGAAGTCGCACTTATCACCGCCTTGCCTGCGCTGTCGAAGATGCTGGCTTTGAGGTGCGTGACCAGATTATGTGGCTCTACGGCTCAGGTTTCCCAAAGTCGCTCAACCTCAAAGACGAGTGGGCGGGCTGGGGAACGGCTCTCAAACCTGCTCACGAACCCATCGTCGTTGCTCGTAAGCCCCTTACCGGAACAGTTGCAAACAATGTCTTGGAGTGGGGAACTGGTGCGCTGAACATTGACGCTTCACGAGTTGGTCTTGGCGATGAAGTTGCCATTGAGCAAGGTGAATACATCCGCAACTCTGCAAGTACGGCAAAAGGTTATCAACGCCCAAATGCATCTTCTTACACTGATAAACCTAAAGAGCGAAGTGGCCCTGCAAATGCTGAAGGTCGCTGGCCCGCAAATGTGATTCACGATGGTTCCGATGAAGTTTTGGAAGGTTTTCCAGCAAGCAACGGCGGCGCATTTCCAAAGAAATCCAATGTGCCAACTGGTCGCCATTACGAGGGTGGCTGGGGTGCGGTGGACAATGGTGAACGGACAGAGATGGGTTCAGGCTCCGCCGCTCGATTTTTCTACTGTGCCAAGGCAAGCAAGGCCGAACGTAATGCTGGGCTAGAGGGTTTGCCAGCACAGTTTGCGCCTACGATGAACAACGGAATTGGCGGCAAAGAACACGACCCTGAGACTGCAACGCCAAAGCAGAACTTCCACCCGACGGTGAAGCCCCTCGCCCTAATGCGCTACCTCGTTCGCCTCGTCTGCCCCCCAAATGGCGTGGTGTTAGACCCGTTCCTCGGTTCGGGAACTACCGCCGTGGCTGCCGTTTTGGAAGGCTTTGACTGGGTGGGCTGCGAACTCACCGAGGACTATTGGCCGATTATTGAGGCACGAGTGGCGTGGGCTGAAAAAGAGCGCAACGCACAAAACGAACAAACCCCTGAAGCAACTCAACCTACCCTGTTTGGAGAATAACTATGAAGTGGTCACTTTGCATCATCGCCCGCGACAACGAAGCCATCATCGGGCAGACCCTCAAAGGGGTGAAGTCCTTCATTGACGAAATCATCGTCGTAGACACCGGCTCGCTGGACAAGACGAAAGAGGTTGCTGAAAGTTATGGGGCAATCACTTACGACTTTGAGTGGATTGACGACTTCGCTGCTGCCAGAAACTTCGCCTTTTCCAAAGCAACAGGTGATTGGATTATGTGGCTAGACACAGGGGACATTGTGACCCCTGAAAGTGGTGAAAAGTGGAAGTGGCTCAAATCAACCAATGTCATCAACGAGCGGCCACAAAACGAAACGATGATTTGGGCTGAAATGAACCGTTGCATCGAGCCGCAAACGGGTCGGGTCACATTTCACTACCCTGTCCCCCGCCTCGTCTACCGCCACGACAACCCGGTATGGGAAGGTGCTGTTCACGAAGTTGTCAGAACCGAAAATGGCGTTTCTTGGTACTTTGCTGATGGCTACATCAACGACCCCTTCGGCTACAACCAAAAAGCCACTGACCGCAACATCAAAATCCTGCAACGCCTTTTGGATAACGGTGATACCTCAACCCGCACCGCCTACTACTACGCCAACGAACTCCGAGATTTGGAACGCAACGAGGAAGCAATCGAGGCATATCACCACTTCCTTCAGATGAAGCACTTCACTTGGGAGTATTACGAGGCTCTGCTTTCACTATCCAAGTGCCACGTTCGTCTGAAGCAAGAGATGGAGGCTTCAGGCTTCCTCCTTCAGGCAATGCACTACGCCCCAGACCGAGCCGAAGCGTGGGTGCTGATGGGCGACCTCTTTTACGAGTCCCAAGCCTTTGCTAAGGCTCTGCCCTTCTACCGAGCCTGCATCGGTGCTGTTCCGACGACTGACGGTGCGCCGGTTTTCTACCCCGCCTACCAACACTTGCCTTTGGAGCGGATGGGTTTCTGCCACTTGGGGATGGATGATGTGAAATCCGCCGTTGCAGCGTTCCACGAGGGAGCCAAGAAAGCGGCCACGCCTCACGACGCAAAAATGCTCAAAGATTTCGCTAAAAAACTTCGGGCTTCCATCAACTCCTAGAGCGGGGTTTAGTTGGTGAAATCCCCTTTGGGAAAAAAATCGCCTACGGCTTTTTCCGAAGCCAGACTTGGTTATTCACCGCCATCATTGCGTAGTGGAGGCCGTACACCGTCATAAATGCGTCAATCGCAGGCTTTGGGTCAAGCAAGGGGTCAAGACCAAGTGACCAAGTGTAATCATCAAACGCCATAATGCCGTTTGGCTTCAGATGCCGGTCTGCATCAACCGCATCTTTCAGCACTCCCTCGGCGGTGTGGTCGCCGTCAATGTAGATGAAGTCGTATTGGGTGTCGCAAGTGCGAAAGAAATCACCTGAGAACCCCTTGTGCTTGCGTACCTGCCCCGTAGCCAGCCATCGGGACATTCTCTCGTCATATGCTGTTTCGACGCTTCCAAAGTCCATCTGGTGATGTGCAGGCTCATCGCTGCCTTCCCAAGTGTCCACATCGTCAAGGAAACTGTCGGGGTTTTTCAGTAGGTTCTTTGCCATCCACTCGCTTGCGTGTCCAGCGAAAGTTCCGATTTGGAGACAAGACAGTGGTTTGCTGACATCCAAAGGGAGAAGGGCGAACATCGTGAAGTTATTTTTTGCGGTTTGCTCAAACCAGTTGGGGAAGTTGTCGGCCATAGTGAAATCCTAGCGACTGTAGGGGAGTGTGTGTTGGGATGATGGTGATAGAGGGGGGTTTAGTTGGATGAAAGTTTTGGAAAGATGTGTGGGGTGGTGTCCAGCCAGCCATTTCACTAAAACCGCTTGAAATATCTGAGCGGCGGCGGGTCGTCGGTGGCGGCGGCGGTCTGCTCCCTCCCCCCTACCCTCCCCCCTACCCCTGTGCATAAGTCGTGCATTGTCCGTGCGTGGGCGTGAGTTTTGGATGCGTGTCGAGGATGTATCGAGCGATGGCGGGATGCGATGGGCGGGCGATGCCCGTTGGCATAGGGGGGGGCGTGTGCCGCTCGCGAGCGCGCCGATGTTGGGGCGTAGGGCAGCAGGGCTAGGGGGTTGGGCGTTCCCTATGGGCGGGGGGCGTGTGCGTGTTTTGGATTAGGGCCGGCAAGCGGCGGGGGGCCTGTCGTTGGCTTGCCGTTCCAAAACTCGGAGGGTGGGGGGGTGCATCGAGGCCGTGTGCCTGCACGCTCGCATAAATACACACCAGATAGAGGTCGGCAGCGCAAGCCTACGGGGGGCTACTCGGTGGGCGGGTGG